CGCAGATCGTCGTCAACTCCCGTGACAATCTTCACAGGAAGGAAAAACAGATGATAGGTATCAAAGTCGCATACCGTATAGCCGATTAGTTCCTGATGCCTATTGCCTTTGTCATCCTCTACATTGGCAAACTCCACCCACTCGTTATCGGTCTTTCCCTTGACCTGCTCGATGAGGTTTGCTGCATCCTTGTATGGGTTCCCACTATGCTCAACTTCCACATCACTGCCAAGGACGTGAAGAAACTCCTGTACCTGCCCTTCGATAGCAGGCAAGTCGATATCTTCACACCTTGCAGTGACAGTACAGAGGTCATAGCCTGACAGGTTCTCGAACTGGAAGTTCAGAAAATCAGAGCACACCCCTTTTCGGGTAGAACGCCCCTTCTCTCTTCTCTGCTCTCTTCCAGACACAACACCCGACCTATTGCTTGATGGAACTGCCATAACTCTGTAATTTTGTCCTTCTTGTCTCGTTTCTTCTTCATCCCTTGGTGCCTACTGTTGTCTTGAACTCATAGACGGCCTCGTCATTCTCCATTTTCGGGCCATGGACGTTACTCGTCGTGAGCTCTGGGTACTGGTTGCTGTAGAAGTTCATCACCTCTTCAGGTGTCATATCAGGGTTGGGGTCAGAGAGTTTCTGGCCATTGTGCTTGAAAACACGCTTGTACTCTTTTACATGAAGTGCCATAATCGTAATTTTTTAAGGGTTATTCTTCTTCCGTTGTCTCACTCTCGTCTGCCGTTTCCTCGGCTGGTTTCTCGGCTGGTTTCTCGGCTGCTGCAGATTTGGTGTTGCCGTTGAGCTTGACGTTCTTCCCGTCACTCTTGTCTTCCTTGGCTGCTCCGAACATCGTGCCCTCACCCAGAACCTCTTGGATTTTCTTACGCATGGCGTCAATCTTCGTCTGGCCACCATTCACCTTGTCAGCAATCTTCTCAGCATTGTTGAGACAGGTGATAGCATCCTTGAACTTGTCTTCGCCGTAGTTCTTCTCGGCCAGTGCCAGCCAGTCAGAGAAAGTGCTGCTAACCTTCTTCTGCTCTTCCTTGGCCTTCTTCTCCATTTCAGATGCGGCCTTGGCTGCTATCGTGGACTGCTCGAAGTCCTTGATGTTAGACAGGAGCCCGTTGGCTCTGGCAATAGGACGCAGCGCAGTATCGAGGAAGCTCTCGTCTATTTCCTCTGGCGTTCCCGTCATGCAGATGGGGATGAACTTGTTCTTGGCTGCATCCTTGACCAGACTGTTGCCAGGCAGGACACTCACCGTCATTCCGTTCTCACTCTTGGCCACCGTCATAACCACGGTACTGCCTGCTTCCATACTCTCGGATAGTTTCTTGAATAATTCCATAATGTTTTGAATTGTGGCCAGTGGTTGGCTGGCCGTTACCTTTGTTTTATCTTATTTGCATTGAATTAGTCGGCATCGAAGAACGTGAACACACGTACCATCGGGGCTCCGCTTACCTTGTGGTTCTCACCAGTGAGCACATGATAGACACGTACTCTGTTTCCGTGAACACTCTGCTCTGTTCTTACAAACTGCATTTCTGGATGCTCAGGGTGAGAATATGCACGAAGATTACGAGACTCACCGTTATAACTCTTACCGTCCCAACCACTGAAAGTAATGTTTATCATCTTTTTCGTTGCTACGAAATTGTCTTTGCTAAACGTTGCCATAATTTTGAAGTTTTGAATGTTTGTTATTTATCTTATTTGCTATTACAAAGATACAAAGTTTTTATCAAATATGCAAATATTTCAGCAAGTTTTTTCGGAAAAATCACAAGTTTTTTTCATCTTCTGAAGGTTCCTCATCCCTGAACTCTTCTGGTATCTCTATGTCGAACAGCTTGGCCACAGTCAGTAGCTTTCCCTGATTGACCTGTTCCTGAACCCAGTCAAGTCCCACAGCGTTCTTCTTGCTTTCCTCAGCTTCACGCTCGGCCTTGACCTTTTGCTCTTCCTCATACAGCCTATCATAGTCATGCCTCCTGTCATCCATGAAGGATCGGAACGACTTGATTATTCGCATGGGGTCAACGGAACCATAGAAGTCCTCATACATTCCCGTCCTGAGCCTGGCGCAGAACAGCACGAACTCCAGCATGGTAGTAGTGGGGTAGTCTGCAAGTATCTGCTGGCAGAGAGCCGTCATCTGCCAGTCGCTCATCTTGTCTCGGACATTGGTAAAGGCGCTTACGGCAATCAACTGGCCACGCATCCATGATATCGCAGTGTTCTCGACTTTATTCATCTGCTTGTCAACGAAAGCCGGAAAAGCCTCAGACAGTACGCACAGCATAGGTGACTCCACCTTGGCACAGCTATCCACAGTAGGACAGGCTCCCATGATGATTATTTGCAAGTCGATTGGGTACTCTGCCGTTATCTTGGACGGCTTGTAAGCCTTACGCAACGCTTTGGCCGCTTCACTCACCGCCGTTATAGTAGTATTCATCTGCCTTTGCGATGTCATTGATAACAGCTGCTGACTGACCAGCGAGGACGCTTTCACCGTCTCCCCTCGTACTAACTTTTTGTCTTGCTCCATTTCCGTTTGTTTTATTAGCCTTGGCCTGAGCCACGATAGTATTATATTTGTTTACGATTAAGTCCAAAGACAGGTTCTTCAATATCCAGTCATCCGTTATGCTCTGCAGAAGTGCAGAGAAAGCGCTTACCACCGAATCGTCATCCACAGACATATTACGTGCCCGTCTGCTGGAGATGATTTTATTCAGTATAGCCTTCATAACGCCTCCGTCCTTAGAACTCCATACATAATCGACTTCATACAGTTCCTTGAAAAAGGCCTCATATACCTTGCGCCCCTTGGTGACGATGGTATAGTCCTCTGGCTTTTTTCTCTTGGGACTCTTCTTGATTTCCGTCCCTGCTCCTGCATCCCCGTCAGGGTGTGCAGGAGAAATATTATTATTCTTTACTTCTTTACTTCTTATGATATGGTCACTTGGCTGGTCACTCTGTTGGTCGTTTGGCTGGTCGTTCTGCTGGTCGCTTTGTTTCTCCTTTGGTTGATAATCGTCATATTTACAGATAGTTACTATACTAAATCTGTTGGTCGTTTCGATTTCAATTTCACCCGATGCAACCATACGTGCAAGACAAGTCCTGATTGTGCGCTCAGAAATGCCAGTCTCAGCACTTATTTTTGGCCTGCTGATGACCACCTGACCACGCTTGACCTGCCTTCCTTGCCACGTCTTATCTATCGGTGACGCCTTGATAAGAAGGTGTATGAACAGATGAACCATTTCAGAATGGTTATACCACTCCCATTCTGTCAGTTTCCGATATATCTTTAGCCAGCCTTCACCCATATTATTTCTTCTTGACCTCACGCTGGTATTCACCACGGAGGTACTTTGTTACTATTTCCTTAAATTCTTCCAGTGACTTGCAGACAACATAGAGATTGCCGTATTTCTCACAGTTCCGCTGCCATTCCTTCTGCTCTGGGCTCTGATAGCCTCCAGGCTTCTTCATTTCAATATACAGAGCCCCATAACCACAGCGAGGGATGCACAGACAAAGGTCTGCCACCCCCTTGCGTATTCCCTCCCTCTTCATCCTCGCACCCATCTTCCCGAGACGGACGCCCTCATTGGGAATGTGGAAGAGCATACCTTCCTGCCATAGAACAGGGTACTGTGCCGCAAACCATTGGAGGCAGTCCTGCTGGATTTCGCTCTCTGTCTGGCCGTTCTCCTTCATGACCCACGCAGGAACACTTGTCTTATCCTTACCTGCCACAATAGCTGCAAGCAACCTCTTGTTGAATGATTGTTTTGATGATTTCGTAGCCATTAGAAATATTCGTTTGTCAGTGGTTTCCACTCTCCGTTTACCCATCCATTGATGACATATATACCTGGCTTCGGCTCACACAGGCGAAGATGCTCCACGTAACCGAAACGCTCGATATTGCCTCCGAGGTCAACCACCCAACCTCTCTTCCCTGGGAACGGCCTTATTATGCGCCCAACACACTGATACCACTTGGCAAGCGACATCGTGGGACAGGCCATTACAATAGTGTCAAGCTCTGGATAGTCAAATCCTGTTGTCAGGACTCCGACATTTGCAAGTACCTTGATCGCTCCGCTCTTGAAGTCCTCGATTATCCTTTTACGCTCCTTCGGCTTGGTCTCTCCAGTCAGGACCGCACTGCCAGGAATGGCACGGCAGAGGGCTTCACTCTCTGCAATGAATCTGGTGAATACCAGTATGCCCCTTCTTGGCACTCCGTCCTTCGGATTGAGCAACCGCTTTACGATGGACGCAAGCTGCTGATTCAGCGAACACCTCTCGTACTCAGCAAACAAAGACCTCTCATCATAGTCTCTGCCAGTGCTGTTCTTCCGAACGTTGGCCGGATTGATTACGTTTATCGGGAAATATCGGAGCTGGGCAAGGTAGCCCTGCTGCAGAAGCGTGTCTATACCGATATTGTATAGTATTCTACTGAAGATACGGGGTCGTGTCCGAGTCAGGAACTTCAGGATGCACCTGTTGGCTGGCACGGCTCCGTTCTTCGGGATTCCGTACTCATCGAAATAGTCTTCATCCTTGAAGGAACCGTTAGGCTTGTATTTCCCGTCAACCTCAATACCTTGGGAAGCGTACAGCCTGTATGGAGTCGCTGTCAGGCCCAGAACCTTTCGAGGAACCTTCTCGATGAAATCCTTATACTGGCCACCTTCCGAATTGACCTCATGGCACTCGTCGATGATGACGGCTGCAAACTCATCGAACAGTTCCAGATGATTGATGACGCTCTTGATGGTGGCATAGGTGATTCTGCCGATGTTCTTCTTTTTCATGGAAGCCGAATAGACCTCTGCAGTCTCTCCATAGCTCTGCAGCTTTGCCAAATTCTGCTCGAGAATCTCCTTCGATGGCTGAAGGACAATGACGCTTCCGTTTAGCTGTCTGGCAATATCAGCAATCAGGAGCGACTTACCGCTGCCCGTTGGGGCAACGATAATGCCGTTCCCTTTAGCCTTCGATCGGAAGAAATCTACCGCTATATCGCTGGCCTGCTGTTGATAGTCTCTGAGGACGAACTTACTCACCAGCTGCCTTCATTTTGCCGTCAACGACGTCATCATCAGACTTCTTTTTGTACTCGAAAACGTCCATCAGCGTAGTCTCGGCCATAGACGCTATCACATAGTCAATCATGGTTCCTCCCATGACTTCATCAATGTGCTTCACGGCCTGACCAAACGAGCCTGCCTGAATTAGATAATAAACGTTTGAACGCTTCTCCCTGTCAGTTTTCTCGTCAATGGTGATGAACTGGAGCTTGGCCTTATACCACTTGTCGTCGTTCTCATTGTCTGAGAAGAATATCTCCTTGTAGGATGCCGGAACAATACCCTTGACCTCAAACTCGCCACTGATGTACGCTGACATTTCCTCGGTGATGCGCTCTTCTGCCTCTGTATGGCTCAGGGCGTCAACAGTGTACTTCTCGGTAATCTTCTTTTGTAAGCCATCCTCCATGACTTTCTCATAGCGGATTTTGACTTCAAACCATTCTGCTGTTCTACTTCTCATAATGCTTTTGATTTTTAATTTGTGAATAACTATTTAAACTTGAACTCGTCAACGAACTCATAGAAAGTATCGTTGTCATCTTCATCATCAGGAAGGGGAAGGTTTACTCCCCATTCCGTAAGCGCATCGGCGTGTATCTGGTTCATGAAGTGCTTCATGGCCTCAGTACTCAGGTCGCTGGTACCATGCTTGTATGGCGGTATGAACAGCGAGACGTAATGGTCGTGCCACACCTTCCTTGGCGTACCTGACCAGTATTCCAGCTGGGCCATCCACATCCAGAACAGCCGATTCTGCGACATGGTACGGGCAAAGCCCTGCTTCTCGATTAGGATAACGTACTTTCCACAAGGCAGTGCGTCAACCGCTTCGACAAGCGAGGAACTTAGCTTCGTACTTCCGAAGGGGCTCTTTTCAAGTCTGATCACCTTTCCCATCAGAACGGCAAGTCATCGTTTTGGTCTGCCTCCATTGTCGGAGCTTCCATCGTTGATGCCTGGTTGCTGCTTGGTATAGCAACGGACTTGAAGTTTCCAAGGTACACTTTGTTACGTGCCTCCAGCTCTTGCGGAGTATGTGCGTTTATCCACTCCTTGCTTGTGGCAAGTTTGGCATAGCACACGTTACCCCATTGGTCTGGCTCACGCTTCTCCATGATTTCAATCCCAAGGGCATAGAGCTTCGAGATAGTAATCTCACCCGTCTGCTCGTTGGTCTTTTCCTCAACCTTCACATAGATATCATTCTCTTCAATGGGGATGACCAGACACTTCTTTGTGGCTGTTTTCCCCTTGACGTTCATGACCCCTACATTCTCCAAACGGCCCAGATTCACTGAGCCAACTAACTTACTGTCTGCCATATTATACCTTTCTATAGTTGAATATCTTTTCGTCTGTAATCAAGTCCTTATGATTCAGAAGGAAACCGATGAACCTCTCGCACATATCCCTGAGTCTCGGGACGTCCCTCTCAGCCTTGAACACGTACAGCTCCGTGAACGTTTCCCTGAAGTTCGTGACGTTATACTCGAAGTTGCTGATTTCGATTCCATTCTGCTGAAGAGTGAACGGATAGACGATATGCTGCCAGTGCTTCCGATAGGAACCAGCAGAATAGCTCTTAGCCGTCTTCATGTCATGGATGCTGAACGGAAGCAGATAGTCGATGAACCCGTACAGCTCGACGTTTCCATAACAGGTATCAAGGACGCCTTTCGTGAAGTACTGCTTCATGGCACCCTCATAGTAATTGACAAACTCCTTAACGACAGGAAGGGAAAACGACCTCTGGTTGATTAATGTCTCGGATGGCTGGCCGTCATCATCAACCTTTATCTCCCTCTCGCTTATGGTGATGAGCTGCTTCTCATCATCAGTCTGCAAGAGGAACTGGCCGTTATCCGTTTTCCCGTCAAGTAGCATATCCACGATGTTGTTGAACGCCGTACCCTTCTCAACCGCATCATTCGTGAATGGCACACGGTTGATTCGGTTGATAATCTCGACGAACTGCTTGTCTGCATACTCGTCGTAGGTCATCTTCGGGTCGTCTGAGTGCCCCCAGAACTTCTCCCACAGCTCGTCTGTGTCGAGATAGTTCTGGAAGGCGTCCAGCAACGTAGCATAGAAGCAGAAATTACTTTCCTGCTTTTGCTCCTTTGGTCTGTTTTCCTGATTGTGGCTCATCTGCTGGCTTGTTTCCGTTAGCTGGTTTCTCTTCCTGCTTCTGCTCCGGAGCCTCTGCTGGTGCAGGCTGCTCAGAAGGAAGCTCGTACTCCTTCTTATCCTTGTTGTACACGAAGCCAAGTTTGCTCATTCTGGCCAAGAACTTCTGACGTGCTACGGCAAGCGAGTTTCCGATATGGTCATAGCCTGTCTTCACGTTATCCTTGTAGTTGTTGGCACCCTCGATACAGTCGATCGTCTCGATGTCTGCATCTATCTGCTCCATGAGCTTCGTGTATGCCTCACCTTCAGTAGAACGCTCAATCAGACGGGCACGGTAAGCCTTGAAAACCTTCTCTTCAAGGAAGTTGTTTATGCCGACCACGTTCCCGTCCTTATCCTTCAGGTTGGGCAATTCCACTACCGACGGCATATTACAGGTATTCTTTCCCTCTGATTCAGAAGTCGGGTCAAAGGTGATGGTGCGCTTGCGGTCATCTGCAACCAGATAGCCGATAAGGTCAAGCTCTGTAGCAAGGCTGTCGTAATTGGAGCCTCCGAACAGTGGGACATACCTCGTAACGTCACCGTTCTTCTCCGTCTGACGGTGGGCTACAAAGATGACGTTCTTCTTCTTTGTGTCGATGAGCTTCAGAAGGTCACTGAACTCACGCTTGCGCTGTCCGAAGCCCTCCAGAGTGAGTGAGCCGTTACGCTTGGCCATCTTCGGGTACTGCTTGATGATGTACTCGGCCATAGCGTCCAGCAGCTTGCCGCCTGTGTCGATTACCAGTGTCTCGTAGTCGGACAGGTCTTCGTTGTTCAACAGGTCAAGAATGTCCTCGTACTTCTCGGCCTGAACGGTGTCCTTGATAAACTCATAGTCCACACGATTGATACCGCCGTCAAAGTCAACGAGCAGAGGTTTGGGCGCACTGAGCGCCAACGTGGTCTTACCCATACCAGGCTGACCGTAAATCAACATCTTCAAACGGACGTTTACGTCCAGTTCGTTCTTTTTCTTGATTAAACCCATAATGTAATATCGTTAAAATGTTAAACAAATATTGTATCTTTGATAAGTTTCTGCAACCATCGCATTTTTTCTAATCTCAGGTCGTTTTTTCTACGATTCAGACCATCCTCAGACACCCTGAAAGTCATTTTTAGAAAGTTTAACTTTTAGGTGCTCAGCGGCTTTACGTTCCTTAGAATATCGCTGGCGGCGAACTTCCATCTGGTGTTTGCTGCTCCAAACGGCTTGTCGTACCTGACCTTTTCCTCAAGCATCAGCCTCTCCAGTCTCTTTTTGCCTCCTACGAGTTTCACGGCCACAGCCCAAGAGAAAGTCATGTCCTCCGTTCTCTCGATGATTGACTGGTACTTCTGGGCCATGACGGCCATTCCGCTAACGTTCTGCATCTTCAATCCTCATTTCCATTTCCACCTCGACCCTGCGACCACGACGGTACACGTCCTTGTTCTCTACAATGGTGATGTGCAGCAGCATGAGCAATGTGAGCAATGCAGCCAGGCCCATGCGCCTAACCTCCTTTGCATCCCAAGCCTTGCCGACATACCGTGACACCATATACAGCACAAGCTCATGCGTAGAGGCGATAGACAGTTTCTTGTAGATATGCTTCTTGTGCGTCCTGACAGTCCAGATCGGCTTGTCAAGGACATCGGCAATCTCCTTGTCTGTCAGCCCGTGGCAATACTGCTCGGCTACGCAAACCTCGGTGTCGCTCAGTTCCTTCATCAGCGGATTCTCGTTACCTCTACCTGAAACTTGCTCAGGTTGTCCTTCACTTCACAGTCCCAGTTGTTTCTGATAAGCTCCCTGCGTAGCTTGTTGACAACCGTGATAACTGAACTTCTCTGCTCGATGGGGAAAACGGCCTTGCCGCCGATGCCAATCTTGCGAAGTTCCCCAGAGATGGGTTTCTTCTTTACTTCTGTCATTCGATTCATCTTTTTAATTTTGTTCCCCCGTGAGGGGGAGGTTTCTACTTCCTAACAGAAATGATAACCTTCATTGTCATTTTGTTATTTTTAGGTATATATCAAATTTGCATAGGAACGGAAAAATGCTTATCTTTGCCGTTGTTATCGTTATTTTCTGTTGCAAAGATACAAAAAGTTTATCAAATACGCAAACTTTTCTTATCTTTTTTACGGGAAATACTAAAAAAATATCTGAGCACTCCGTGACGGACTGCCAAAAAGGGTTATTCACATTATTATATATATAGGTATGAAAGAAAGCGAATACGCACAGAACAACGTCGATGCCAAAGTCATCATAGCACAAGTGCTCGACACCCTGCAGATGAACGCTCCAGCGTTCTCCACTGCAACAGGCATAGCATACCAGCGTATCTATGACCTCCAGCGTGGCCGTACCAAGAAGTTCAATCCTGGTGTGGTGAACATGATTGTGGCTGCTTTCCCACAAGTCCGCAAGGAGTTCCTCTATACTGGAGAGGGACCAGTACTCTCTTCTGACATTCCTGCAGACCTCATCCAGAACCCCGTAGCCGGAGGCGAAGCCACTGCCATTCTCTCGAAGGCCATGCAGATGCAAAGCGACCTCATGGAGAAGGCCGAACGCCTTCTGGCCAAAGAAGCGGAGCTGAACAAGAGGGAAATCGAGCTGATGAGAAGGGAACATGAACTTGACCTTCTTCGTGCCAAACTCGGTGCGGAGGACTTCGTTCCTGAAAAGAAAGACGCTGTTTAATCTTAGAACTTCCAAGAAGGGTATGACTGAACTCGTAAGACAATGCTGTGAGAAATGGGATAAAGACAGATGCCGTCTTTCTTCCCAAGTCGAAGGATGGGGATGCAGGCTAATGGTCTGCCTTCCAGACACCATGCCCCATACCGACAAGGCCAAGGGCAAGCTCTTCCATAAGGTTTACACCTATGCTGAGAAATGCGGTGTTCTGGAGTGTCCTTATTTCAGGGAAGCTATCATTGACGAAGTGATTGATAGCCCCCAGAGACTGGCAGAATTGGTGTCGATGGCAAGACGCACACGAACCGATTTGTTGTCCGAGAATTTTGATAAGATTTGTAAATGATTGATAATAAGCATACTAAATAAATATGGCAAACTTAGTAGCCAAAGTGAGGTTGGAGAATTGATAAGGTTTCTGGTTTATGGGAAACTGCCGAAAATAAAGAGGTTCCAGAGTTTTTAACTCAATAGAAATATATCAAAAAAACGTTGTCCGACAGTTGTCCGAGCCCATTTTTAAGCTACAGACGAACCGTTTTGTTGTCCGACAATTTTAGGGAAATTCAGATATGAAGCTCAAACCGACAATACTTCCAGCCAAGGTGCTCTCCGATGGGACACACCGAATCAGGATTGCCATGTCTCATCGAGGAACCACTCGCTACTTCATGACACGCTTTAAGGTGAACACGCCAGGCTGTTTGGTCGGTGGTAGCGTCTCTGGAATCCCCAATGCCTCATACATAAACCAGCAGCTACTCAAACAGATGTCTGATATATATAAAGCCTTCGACCAGATAGAGGACACAGACTACCTTACCTGTTCACAGTTGCTTGACATGATAGAGGAAAGGATTAAGGGTGAAAGGCCTATTACCTTGCATGAAGCCTTCCAGCTTTACAGACAGAACAAACTCCGTTCCACCTCTGACTCCACCATCCGCATCCTCAATACGGCCATTGCTGCTATTGAACCGTTCTTTCCGGAGGACTATGCCTTGAAGCGTCTGGATGCCATGAAGCTATTTGAGCTGAGAGACTACCTGACAAAGAAAGGACTGAACTCCACGACCCAGCTCATGTACCTTGGCTATCTCCGTGGTGCCGTCGCCTTCGCTGTCAGATACAAGAAGGTTCAGTATGATGTCATGCCATTCCGAGACTTCGATATGCCGAAGAACAAGATTCGTAACGTTGGCCTGACCATAGAGCAGCTACGCACTATAAGAGACAAGGAGTTTGAGGGACGCTACAAGGAGCAGATGACATTTTCCCGTGACCTCTTCATGCTGTCCTTCTACCTGTGCGGCATGAATCTCGTAGATATCATGCGCCTTGATTTCTCAAAGCCGTCCATCCGCTTCCTGAGACAAAAGACCATGAACTACAGACCTGAAGAGCAATCCACCGAGTTCACCATACAGCCAGAAGCACGGGAGCTTATAGACCGTCTGATCGTCAGAGGACAGATTCAGTACAAGCATAAGGGTAGGACATATTGCTCCTTGACCAGAACCCTGAACCGTCACTTGAAGGACGTGGCCAAAGCCTGCGATATTGACAGTCGGCTAATCTACTACTCAGCAAGAAAGACCTTCGCCCAGCTTGCCAATGAGCTGATGATTAAGGAAAGTGTCATTGAGTTTTGTATCGGTGACTCCACATCGACAGGGAGTAAGACCATCGGCAACTATATACACGTAAGTAAAAGGATGGCTGATGCAGCCATCCGTAAGGTGTTCGACGCCGTTGCTTCTGACAAGACAATGGACGAACTGATTGATGAAATGGGATTTTGATTACAGGAGGATAGTCACCAAGGCCAGAAGTCCAAGTATCACAAGTATTGCCAGCACCCACCAATGCCAACAGTACTTCTTACCTTTCCGTAACATAATCTCTTCCTGAGAATAAGGGCCTACGGCCTTACCAAGTTCCCCTAATGCCTCACCCGTAACCTTCATTTGCTCTACTGTTGCTCCCGAGGCTGAAGCCATCTTTGATAGGGCTTCGTTTATCTTTAGAAATTCCTTGAATGGAGATTCTTCAGCCAAACTGGCCTTGAAATTTTCGATTGCTCTGCGCAATTCCCTGCTTCGGCCTACCATAGTATTCTCATCTGCATACTTCCAGCATTGCCAGATGTCGAAATCTTCACCGCCCCCATAACCAGAGATGAGTGATATGCAGTCATTCTCCTTATCATAGTAAGCAGCTTCAATCCTATAGCCTCCGACAATCTCACAGGCCACTAAGATTATCGACTCATCTTCTGGCTTCTCTACAGTACTGCGCCAATTCCCTGTTAGTTCTTTCGTATTCATGGGTGCAAATTTACAAATTATTTTGTTTCCTGCAACTTTTTAATTGTGATTTCTCGACATTCTACCGTCTATTGTTACGTCTTGCGTCCTTCTGTTGGCGACGCTTGGCCTTTTTCTTCTTAGCCATGTTCCTTGCCTCTTGCTGATGGCTACGCCCCTTAGAACTGCTGCATATATTTACCAATGGTGGAACAGGCTTATCTTCCAGAGCGACATCTTTCAGCTTATCTTTCATTTCCAAAAGTTCATCTTTCGGAAACGGAAACTGCATGGCATCGCTTACGATACAGATTCCATATTTCTGTTCCAGATTCTTTAGGTGCACAGGCCCCAATACATCATACTGCTCTTTTCCAATTATCACAAATGGCCTCTTATTGCGGAGCGTCTCAATATCTATCTGCGGAACATCAACGGCTTCCCTCAACTCTAAGCAGTCTGCTTCTGATGCCAGCAAAGCCTTCGCACAAGCGCCTCCTACTCCACCCATACCAAACAGGGCTATTTTATTCTTTCCTGGCATATTTCTATCTGTTTATTGTTCTCATCGTAGTATTTCACTTCTGCACCGTCATTGATACGGGCCTGAAGCCTTGACTTGTATTCCTCTTCCGTGTCGCTCTCATTCGTGCAACAATAGTCGTAAGGAGAATATCTATCCATCTGGTCACTGAGCTTTTCTATCTCAGACACCTTGCGCTTACCATAGGCGGCGACATGGTTTTTGCCACCTTCATCCCACTCTTCTGTGAAGAGCCACTTATATCTTCTGCTCATACCTCTTTTATTATAAGTCCAACTTGTAACCGTAATCACGCATGGCATCCTGAACGGCCTGCGGAAGCTCGAAGCAACCGTCATAGCCCTCTACAGTGCTGCCCTCCAGCTCGTAGCCCCCACTCATGTAGGTTTCCTCATCGTCTGGGTCTTTCTGATATTCCCAAGACTCATCCTCTGGCCACAGGCAAACCCACTCGCCGTTATCGAACCTGTATTCGTGGCCACCATACTCTGTTTTCTTCTCGATAATCTTCATAGCTCTTACCTTATTGCTTCTCAACCCAAGGATTCCTCCCCTCGTTGATGTCGTCGATAATTCTCTTTGTGATGTAGTCCTCAGTGTCTAACGCCTGCTTGGGACAGTAGAACTTCTCCAGTTCCTCCCGAGAGACAACCAGCAGCATCATCATCCGATGATTGTCAATGGCAATATTCCAGTTGGCGCCGCTCATCCAGTTCAGATCGTGCACCTCTGTATTCAGGATAACGTAGTCAAGGACCTTGTTCCTCACTCGCTCTTCAGGATTCACCCTGTCAATGTTGTACCAGCTCCGAACACACCAGACTGGCGTGCTGTGATAGACCATGCGCTTATAGCTGTGAGTCACCTCCTGTACCTCGCCCACCATGAAGGCGAGCTGAATTTCTGAATCGGGTTTGATACCCAGCTTCTGCAGATACTCATGTGTCGTCATATCATTACCTCCTATCTTTAGTACATCTTCTGGACGTGGACGTTACGCCCCCATGAGCTGATGTAAGTAAACCACTTCTCCCTTGGCTCACAGGCGAGCTGGGACTTGTTCTTCTTTCCCTCGTAGTAGGCATCGGCCTTCTCCTTGGTATTGAACTTTTTGCGCTCTGTCCTTCCAGAACCGCTGTATTGAATCAATATCACAAACACGTCCTTCTTAGCTTTCGGTTGGGTAGTTGACCCGAACTGGATTTCCTCGAAACCGTAGTCGTCTGTGTAATAGAACTTGCCGTCCATTTCGATGACGTCTGAGACAGACAGGCTGTGGCCCTTGTAGCCTTCCGGCTTCTGGCCGACGTTTAGCAGATGGAAAACGCCTTCGAGAGTAGCATCTGCATCACCTTTGTCCTCGACTTCACCCTGCCATACGATGGTGTAGTTGTCACGGGTAACTTTCAGACCCATCTTGTGAACCAGGTCTAAGCTACTGAACATGAGATAATGGGCATTGGGAGCCTCGTCGTTCACTTGGTAAACTGTAATCTTCTTCATAATTTCTAAGTTTTGAATGTGAGTACTTGTCTTATTTGCTATTACAAAGATACAAAGAATTTATCAAATATGCAAACTTTTGGCCAAGTTTTTTCGTGAAATCTGCAAAAAAGTTTGGAGGCCGGAGCCTCCAGAACTATGACCATGCCTTGTCGATGCGCTGTTCCATCCAGCTGATGAGTGCCTGGCCATCCTTCAATGCCTTTGCTGGCACCTTCATCTTACGGGTGTGCTCACCTGTAATACGAACCTGATCGTCAAAGAAACAGATGTCAACGACCTTCTCCTTACACAGGCTCATAATGCGGCTGCACTCAGCCATCGTCTTGCCCTCGATGAGAGGGCAGATGACAGAACTGGTGTATATTCTCAGTGACTCCATAGCGTACCTCCTTCCTTATGCTGCCTTCAGGTATTTACGGATTTCGTAGAGGACTGTGCTCAGTCTGCTGGCTCTGCCGTACTCAGTGAGGGGGATGCCAGCCTTCTGCACGTTCTTGACCTCGGTAATGGTCATCACCATGTCGGCGAAATGCACCTCTTTCCAGTAGTAGTCCTTTGGGGCATACTTCTCGAGTATTCTCCAGAGCTTGGACTTGAGGGCTTCCTGCTCTTCCCTGGCTTTGGTCTCTGCCTTGGCCTTGGCGACACGGTTCTGGTTCATCTTCACCCACAACTTGCAGAACTCGTCTTTGTCGAGGTCTGAATTGTTATACACTTCGTTTATGTGCCAGTACTCGGCTTCTGGAACCGTCATCTGGACTCTTGCTTCAAATTCTGACTGTAACATAATCACTAAGTTTTGAATGTTATACTTATCTTATTTGCTACTTCAAAGGTACAAAAAGTTTATCAAATATGCAAGTTTTTAGGCAAGAAAGTTTGGCGAAAATGCAAAAAAAATGGCCCACCGCCACACAGGGGACGATGAGCCGAGCAAACATTTACAATTCAAAACTCAGATGATATCTGTGTCTCTTTATCTTGGTTTAACAGTTGTTCCACTATCTTCGTGGCCAGTCCGACCACCTTTGCCACTTGTTCCTGGGAATACCATTCGTGACACTCTCCCAGTGTGCGTATCAGGTCAAGCAGTACCTTCTTCTTTGCATGGCATGAAGCGGACTCCAGCAGAAAATCTACATCACTGTCCTTTCCGGCGAACGTCAGCTTGATTAGCTGTGTCTCGAAAGTGCCGTACCCACACTGGTCTGCCTCTCTGTTGAGCTGCTTGTAAGAACTCCGTGCCATACCTTATTATATAATGGGAGGCAGCGGTATTGCCACCGCCTCCCCTGATTGATCACTCTGCGACGTTGGTACCATCGGCAGGCTCATTGACTACGCCAGGCTCCAGCTTGCCGTTCAGTTTGTCGATATCGGTCTGCAACTTGACACGCTGGGCCTCGTACTTCTTGGCCACCTCATCCTCAATCTCCTTGGATGCCGTCTGGTCACTCTCGGCCAACAGTGCCACCAGCAGACCTGCAAGGTCATGGGAGTAGCATACGCTCTTCTCGCTGAGCGCCTGCTTGATGAACTCTCGCTTGATGGCATTGCGGTTTTCCTCAATGACCTTGGCACACTTCTCGAAGCAGTCAGGGGTGTTGCTCCATTCCAGACCGATAGACTTCTTGAACTCATAGGACAGACGCTTCACAAGCAGAGCGTGGAAGATACGCTGTTCCTCTCCAGAGAGGGCCGTGTTCTGCTTGGAATAGTCGGAGCTCTCCAGAGCCTCACGCTTCTTCTCTACAAGCTCTTCCTGTTCCTTCTCTTCGGTCTTGAGCAATGCGTCCTTGAGCTTGGTCACCTGTTCCTTCTGACGGTCACTGTCGGCAATGGCCGTGCTGTCCTCAGCCTCCTTCGGGATAGAGTATGCGTACTTGAACTGACCACTGAGGTTCCCATGGAAGCAAATCTCATACACCTTCTGAACGTTTCCGTCCTCGATGTTGCTGTCGAAGATGGCCTTGACGTGGCGGTAGGCCTGCATACGCTTCTCATAGAACTCTTCATCGGTGAAGTTGGCCTTCTCTGGCTCCTTGGGGAGCTGCACGTAACTGCGGTTGGTCATATCCACCAGCTCCAGTCCGTACTCCTTCGCTGCCTTCACGATATCATCGTCAATGCTGCCCTGATAGACGATAGGCATATCAAGGGACTTGGCCGTGCGGAAGATGTACTCCCGTGTCTTTTTCCTGAAGCAAGTAGCATCCATACAACGGGGACGGGCACTGTCCTTGTAGCTCTCTGGCTTGTTCTTGGTGTTGAACGGACAGCCCTCACAGTCCTTGTTGCAGCTGAACGTTCCGTCTGTCTGTGAGAATGGAGCCGTGTCAAGGAAGTTCATGACGTGCTCATCAATCATGTCGTGGAGGATTTCGAGCTTCAGAATCTTCTGTGGCCAACGGGCAATGCTGGCCTCGTTGAAGCAGTCACGGAAGAGTACCTGCTGCTGTTCCTGAGTCAGCTTGCAGATTTCCAGAAGGTGTACGAGGTACAGGGTGCCGTTGCGCATCAGGTTCTCGAACTCTGGGATGATGCTGTTCAACTGAATACGGCTGGTCACGAAGCTCGATGACTTGCCCAGCATCTTAGCAATCTCGGCAATCTTCATGGTGCCCTCGGTGTAGAGCTTATGGAAGGCTGCTGCCTCTTCCATCGGGTCAACGTCCTTGCGCTGAAGGTTCTCGATAATCATGGCAGCGAAAGCGTGTTTGTCATCCAGCTCTCTCACCACACACTGGATTTCCTCCAGTCCTGCAATGGCCGTTGCACGGAAGCGACGCTCACCGCATACGATTTCAAACTTGTGGTCACTGCCCTTTGGGAGCTTGCGCACTGTGATAGGTTGGATCAGACCGTTCTCCTTAATGTTCTCGGCCAGTTCGTTCAATGCCTCCTGGTCGAAGGTCTTACGAGGGTTAAGTGAACTCGGACAGATGTCTGTCAATGGAATGTTTCTTACTTGCATAGTTGTAACGTTTTGAATTGTGAATAACTTGTTTTATTTGTCGGAGGTCAGATGGCCCAGGCCAGTTCGGTCTTGGTCTCTTTCTTCCATGAATTGAATACGTAGTCGTTGATGAAGTTCTCATAGGACAGGGTCTTGATATCCCCAAACTCCTGCTCTATGTCAATATCAGCCTCTTCATAATTGCACGGCATGATTAGACCTTCCAGCTGCTCTGCCGTGAACTTCACGGCGTGTCCTCTGTCAAGAGCAAAGAACGTGACCTTTCTCGGATTGCTACCAGTGAGGATGGTGGCCAGCAGACGGAAGAGGTTTCGGATATTGAAGCCTACATCGTTGATGATAACCTTGTCGTTCTGGTTCGATGACAGTTTCTTCATGTGGTAGGCACAGGCGTTCTTCAACTGCACGAAGTCAATCTGGAACGGGGTGCCTTCATTGCCCTTGCTCGGCATGACGCTATCCACATTCGGATAACGGCCCTCGATTTCACCACCGTCAATGTTGATGGTCTTGTCGGCCAGTTTCTCACTGCCTTCCTTGAAGATGACGAGCACCTTCCCGTCGGAAGCGTAACAGCGTTCCTTCTCGAAATGCACACCACCCATGATAGGACGCATTTCGTCCTTTGCGCAGATGTTTGCGAACATCGCTTTGATAATCTTCTTGTTCATTTTACTTGAATTATTATGTTTAACAATATGCCATAGCCATCTGGCGGCTCTCAGCTTCTTCTTTCTCCAGCTTCTCGCACTGACGGTAGAAATCGTAGTTCTCGATGTAGCTGATGCAGCTCTCATACAGGGAGAAAGCCTTGCGGTATTCGTCTCTGGCGGTTTCCAGAGCCTCAAAGTTCACGGCGCTTGGCTCTTCTTGGTAATCGACCTCGCAGCCCTGAAGGTTCTGCTCTGCCACCTTGACCTGTGCTTTAAGCACTTCGGCCTGCTTCTTGATGCTGTTCAATGACTTCATAATCTCTAAGTTTTGAATGTTAATACTTATCTTATTTGCTACTTCAAAGGTACGAAAAGTTTATCAAATATGCAAATTTTTGACCATGTTTTTTTGGGAAATTTGCAAGTTTTTTTAGTGATTATCAGTCCTCCAGACTCTCCTTGAACTTCTGGTTCTGCTCGACGGCCACCTTGAAGTTCTTCAGCAGGGTAAGGAGCCCGTACTGAAGCTCCCTGTCCGTGCTGATGGTTTCGCACAGCTTCTTGACGTTGGGAAAGAAGTCTGGGTCGCATCGACAGGCGCACTTGTATGAGGAACTGAATAGTCTGTACAGTTCCTCATATTCGTGCTTCTCCTTTGCCAGTACGCCCAGAAACTCTATCTTGGCCATTCCTAAGCGGTGATAAGGTCGTAGGCCTGCTGCACCTTCTTGGCAGCGTTGCCCTGCATGATGCTGTCAAACTTGCTCTCGTCATTACGGAAACGTGCCTCGTTTTGGTAGTATGACGTTATGCCGTTGATGACCCACATTCCAGTACCACGCTCTCCGTACTCCTGACCGATACCACTTTCCACCGTACCACGTACCTTGTCTATGAGGTTACGGCCAATGGCTGTGATATCCTGATGATGAACGTCGCCCGTTGCTCTATAGACCTCCAGATTCTTCTCAGACAGCAGGACTTCCGCAAGGATTGAGTCAAGCTGCTTCTCCGATATCTTGATGTTCTGCAGATGCTCGAAGTGTTGCTCCATCGACTTCTTATAGATGTTATACATATTCAGGGCCTTGTAGGCAAACTCAGCGTTCTCCTTGTTGGCCAGATCGAGACGGTTCATGATTCCGGAGGAATGACGAAGCGACAGCTTGCCGACATTGTGCGACATGGCGAAGTTAAGAGTGTTGTTACATACCACACGGGTAGGAGTCACCAGACAATTCACAGCACCCGTGCCGTCATGGCTGGTGGTGAATACCACATACATTTCCACGATGTCCTCTCCCTTGTTGTCGAGACGAATCTGCTCAGGGAACTTGGCGGTGATGAAAACACGCTCACCCTGACCAAGAACACCAGCCGTCTCGATGACAGGGACGTGACTGTTACCCATTTCACCCGTGCAGATGGTGTCGATGAACTTGAAGGCGTCGGCGTTCTGGACTACGCCGTACTGGTCTGATACCACACCCAGCGCCTTCGTCTTATCCATGCGCATAGTCGCCTTGCGCTTTGGGATGACGAGAGACAGCAGCAGGTCTGGGTCAATCTTCTCGCCCTTCGCCATCAAATCCTGAATCTCAGGTGACATTGCTATCACGGGCTGAAGCTCTACCTGATAGTCGGCATGAGACAGCTCAAGAGCCTGCTCTACCGTCATCGGTCCGTCAAATACCTGGCCGAGATTGTGCCATGCACGCTCCTGCCTTCCGTTCTCTACATAGCTGGCTACTCCAGCATTGATTTCCAAATTATGTGCCATAATAGTTTTGAATTGTGGCCACTGGTTAGATGGCCGTTACCTTGTATTTATCTTATTTGCTATTACAAAGGTAGGTAAATTTTATCAAATATGCAAATATTTCGGGAGAAAGTTTTACCAAAAACACAAAAAAATAGCACCCGTTGGGAGTGCTATTTGGGAGAGTAGCCTTTGCGTGGCTTCCTGGGTCTGTGCATACCATAAAGCCCCCTGAGTTTCTTCCACCAGTGTTCCGTGAATGGAGCACGGGAACGTAGTGACACCTGCTGCCCCCTGTGCGTCCAGAACGATATGATTGTCACACCGTCCGCCGTATGAATCCATACGCCGAAACGGGCTGTCATCGTTTTCTTCTTTGGTGTTATAAACTCACATCGACTCATGGCATGACCTCAATATTACGTTCCTTCATCTGAGCAGCCACATAGCGACGCACGTCCCTGAGAAGGGCGTCTGTCGTTTCCTCAGAGGCAAGCATGGCCTTGTAGTTCTCAGTGTTCTTTTGCTGTCTGAAAGCATTCTGCTTCTTGCGGCAATCCCTCATCTGGTCGATAAGGGCCAACAGCGTTGTGCCATATTCTTTAGTCTTCATTAGGTCTGGTATTTATACTAAATTCCCCTCACCCGTCTGCTGTGGGCGAGGGGACGTAACTTCAGGAAGTTGGCTAACTATCCTTCCTTCGTTGTCGGTACTTGGTGAATACCCAGTAGGCGAGTACCGCCATCAGGATGCAGAAAGCAAGTCCATATAGCACCTGAGATAGATATGCGAACTGCTTGGTTTCAGTCATGGACGTGTCTTTCTCTGTTTTACTTTTCAAATCACTCTCAGCAGACTCTTCCTTCGTGGCAGAATTTGTAGATGTTGACGAGGACTGAGATTTGTCCTCGGTATTGTTCTTCTCTTCTGAACCTTTCGTGCTGCGTTTACCATGACGCGTCTTACTGGTAACGGTTTCCTCCTTGAGGATAGGCGCAACACCATTGCTGTCAGCCTTGCTGGTGTCATACCATGTGGTGTGAGTGACAGTAACGGTCTCGGTACTGTCATCGACTTGCTCCTGTGTGGTTGACACCTGAGTCTGTGACGATTCAGATGTGGCGGAAGTCACGGTCTGGCTGTTCTCCGTGCTGGAAGAGGTCACGGTAGAAGTCTGGCTGATATCCTCCTTCACTGCCTTCTGAACGCTCCCACATGAAGTAAGGAGCAAAAGGCAAACAATCAATCTTACAACTTGTTTCATGCGATTACTTCTTTAGCGTTTTCGTAGTACTGCTTGCGCTGGTCGAAGCCGTTAAGGCCTCCGTTCACACGCTTTGTTACAGCTCTGATGTCATCCTTGTCTGCAAGGGCAAGACAACCACTGGTTTTGAAGAACCAACAGGCAACAAGGACGGCATAGTAGTCGTTGGTACTGAGAACTTCGGGATTCTTCAGGACATCTGGAGCCTTGGCGATGTTCTCATGCAGATACTTGTTGAACTTACGGTAGTTCGCAGTGCCCGTGAGCTGGATAAGCCCACGGCCTTTATACTTCTGCCCATCACCGTCAGCCTGTGGAGTGTTACCAAGAGCAACTGCCAGTTTTCCCGTATCGTAAGCCTTGCCGCTTGCAATCTCCTGGCTATAGCGAAGCTCTCCGCTCTCAAGAGCGATCTGAGCGAGAAAGTGACAAACCCTTAACTTCGTGTTGATGTCGAATCTGGGCATCAGGGCGTTAAGATGTGGCAGATACTTGTCAACGTTCTTCGATAGGGCGTTGGGCATAACCTGTTTCAGCTGCTGTTTCGTCAGTATAATCATAATCGGTGATGTTTTAAGTTATTCAATAAGGGGAATCTTCTCCCGCTTTCTATGTCCTATGAGTCAGGGCCACTCTCCAAGAGGCTTACCAAGATATCCGTCAAATGCAGGATTCTTTGTTCTTACCTCTCCAGTGACGGCATCGACATAAATCTGCTGTACTCGGTTACCAAAGATGTACTGAGCGTTGCATGGGGTAGGTCCTACAGGTTTTCGCAATATGCAATTTCTACTTTTGGGCTTGACCACGTTCGCCTTCATCATACGCTCAAACGCCTTCTCGAATGTAATTGGCATCGGTTTGTCGTTCAAAGGCTCGTTCTCAAGATAGAAAGCGTGCTCATATATACTGACCTCAGTTCCATTTCCTGTTGTTAGGAACATCAGCACATTAGTATCTGCACCGTTGCCTTTTTCAATAATCTGCTGGAATACATTGTTGACAGATAGAATCTTTCCGTCACAATTCTCTGAGTCAAGGAAGTCACATAGCTTGATATCACTCTCGAAGAACCTGTAGCTTGCTCCTTTCGCAATAGTGTACATTGCCTGTCGGTCTGTGGCAATGATATTCTCCACTGATGCCGTAATGTCAGGAACTACACCGTCATAGTCCTCTGCGACAACAGACACAACGGAATCGGCCTGTGCAACCGAATCCACTTTCTCAATCCCGTCAACCTGCTTTTTCTTCTCGGACTGGCAGGAAGAGCAGCCCGTGGCCATGATGCTGACTATCGCCAACAAAAAGCCGAGGATGAAAAACTTCTTCATAGCTCACTTATTATGAGTTTGTCTTCAAGTATTCAAGAATCTTCTCCACGGAATCAAGGGCTTCCCACGTAAACAGAGCTACGTTGTAGGACACTCCTTCGATGGTCTTGGTCACGCACGTCTGTTCTCGACCTACATGACCGTAGGCAGCTGTCTCTTCATAGATAGGCTGTCTCAGTGACAGTTGGCACTCGATGGCCTTTGGTCTCAGGTCGAAAATCTCCCTGATGATTCCGGCTATCTCCGCATCGGTCTTGTTGACCTTACAGGTGCCGAAGGTCTGGACGTTCACGCTTACTGGCTCCGCTATGCCAATGGCGTAGCTCAGCTGTACCAGCATTTCCTTGGCAACTCCAGCAGCTACCATGTTCTTCGCAATGTAACGTGCCATGTAAGCAGCAGAGCGGTCAACCTTGCTGGGGTCTTTCCCTGAGAAAGCGCCACCGCCATGTGCGCCCTTGCCTCCGTATGTATCTACGATAATCTTACGGCCTGTCAGACCTGTGTCACCATGAGGGCCACCGATGACAAACTTTCCAGTCGGATTCACCAGCAGCTTCGTGTTCTTGTCGAAGAGTGCCAGGATTTCATCAGAGCTGATACGCTCCTTCACCCTTGGCAGTACATAGTTCTCGATATCGTAGGTGATAAGGTCTCGCATTTCCGCATCTGCTTCGTCTGGCAGATTGCAGTTGTCTGGCGTAATAAACTCGTCATGCTGGGTGGAAACTACAATCGTGTCGATATGAACGGCTTTTCCGTTCTCGTCATATTCAACCGTTACTTGACTCTTTGCGTCTGGACGTAGGTACATCATGCAGACGTGCTCCCTGCGGATAGCAGCCAGCTCTTTCACGATGAGGTTGGCCAAGTAAATAGGCAAAGGCATGAAAGCCTCTGTCTCGTCTGTCGCATATCCGAACATCATGCCCTGATCGCCTGCGCCCTGATTCATGGGTTCATGGCGCTCGACACCCCTACGAATGTCGGCACTCTGTTCGTGCATGAGGTTAATGACTCCACAGCTCTCGCCGTCAAATTTCAACTCTGGCCTGTCATAGCCAATACGCTTGATGGTGTTCCTCACTACCTCCTGAACATCAACTTTTGCTGCAGACTTGATTTCTCCAGCTACGATGACCTGGCCAGTGGTGACCATCGTCTCACACGCCACCTTCGATGACGGGTCTTTCGCAATGTGCGCATCGAGGATAGCGTCAGAAATCTGGTCGGCCACCTTGTCGGGGTGGCCTTCTGATACTGCCTCAGATGTAAATAAACTGTGCTTTGAAAACATATTTTGGGTTTTATAATTCTTCGTTTTCCCTGTAGCTTGGCTTGTGCCTTGGACGCTTGCGCTTCTGGTCTGGGTCACGCAATTCCCCAAGCTCTACGTCAAAATGCCTTTCGGTCTTGTCAATAAGGAGTTTCTTGAGCATCTTCCAGAAACGCCCGTCACTGTCATCTTCCCGACATGAAGCCTCGTTTTCCAGAATACTTAATATCTGCTCAAAAGCAATCACTCCGGCCACAATATAGCTCAAAGGAATCTCCACATGAATGAATATCCAGTGTTCGACGATGAAGGCAAGAATGATGAGCCAGAGACGTTTCGGAATGGTCTGCCTGACAACCTTTCCGAAAGCAAAACTTGTGAACTTGGCTTCATCCCTCTTTACCTTACTCGGATATTTCCTATGCACTCTCTTGTCAAGTTGGTATGCCGTCCAAGCATCACTGACAATCAAAACTATCACAGCTCCCATGAGGGGGAATGTCGGCTGGAACTCCCCGATGAACCACCCGAAGATTCCTCCGAGTACAGCCCATACGACTTTCCAAGTCTGGCACCAGTTAATTATATTCAAAATCCAGTTCACTATCTTTCTGCTTTGTTTTCGACAAAGTTAGTGATAATCTGCTACTCTTTGCCGTAGGCTATAGAAAGTTTTAGTGAACTTGGAAGTGCAGGGTATATCCATGAAACACACCAAAAAGAATGTCGTGGCCACCATTACAGGCTACCACGATTCCGATTATTCCGCTTTCCGTTCCACCGCCCTGAAATTCAGGGCTGCATACAATTCGATGAACCGTTTTCCAGCATATTCCGCTCTCGCTTTGTCCGAGAAGGCCAACCGAGCGCCGATGCGCGTCCTCGAGATCGAGAAGTCGTCATTCGAGATCGAGCACGCAAGACCGCAAACAGCGCCACTATTCGCGCCACCCCCAACGAGCAGAACCTTCGCACGTTGTTCTTCGCTCATAGCGTCTATCTCAGCCTGAGTGTAGAGACGGAACCAAGGGAACCAACGGTATTCACCCTCCACGAATTTAGGCATCCAACCGTCATTTATAGCAGCTACGATGATACGCAACTTAATGAAGGCAATGATGTCCTGATTGAACTTGTTTTCGGTGTAAGCCTTCTCCACATGGTTCTCCAGATGATAGTAGGCATAAAGCATGGCACTATACACATTGTCCTTGCCCTCATTGAAACCCTCTTGCTTCTCTGACAGTTCCGTGACCTTCTCCAGAGCGTCCTCAAAAGTGCGGATCGCCTCGTAGGTACCACAGTCCTCAAACTCCAGCTCTTCACTGTTCCATCGTCTGCCGTTCTTGGCAAGTGCCTTGATAAGCGCCTCTGTTTCCTCATCAGTGGCAGGACGTAAAACCTTGTCGGCATTCCAGTACTCTTCCTCAGCCTGTAGTATCCCTTCGCCATTGACATGAGCATAGCAGATAATCTTGTCGTTGGAACCATTGTACCATTCTTTGAAGATACCGACAAACGGATTCTCTTCGCAGGTGTCATCACCAAAGGCGACAAAACAGCCTGCCTCTGGATTGAACACTTCGGCTTCAGGAGCCGTTATCTGTGCGGACACACCGCACTCTTTCATGAGCTCAACCAATCTTTTGGTGAACACTTCCGCCTGACCATCAGGCAGACTTAATAAGATACTCTTCATAACGTTTGATTTGAATTATTTGTTTTTGTTGAATCCCAATACTCTCCGAGCTTCCTGACAATCTCCTTCACCACATCAAGATGACTATCATCAAGCCATGTAGCTGCCACTTGGTATGTGACATTGAACTCTGGCCTAAGCTCTATCTCCCTGAACTCATGGGATGACAGTCTGCCTTCAGTGGGTTTCAGACCTTTTTCGTGAAGCTCACACAATCCATCATGATACAGGACACACCACCCGAAACGTTCCTTTATCTGCACCATCGGAATGATTTTGTCCGTCATCCTGTGCGTAACACCAGCAGCCCACTCCGTGAAACACAGACTCCAGGCGTACCCTGCATCAATAAGGGCAAGGATATCGTGAGGCGTTCCGAGGCATGGCGTATGGCATTGAGCCTTGCACCGTTCACAACAGCACTGGACTGGCATCTTACCAGTCTGGCATGATATCTTGGCAAATAGTTCCTCTCTCTTCATCACAGAATCATGATTTCCTCTTCACCACGTCTGCTGATGTAGGCGAAGATATCCTTACGTTCAACGACACGGGACTTGATGACACGGCCCTTCGCCTTGGCATAGCCCTCGCACCAATCCTTGTCAGTAGTCCATGATATGCCTGGGTCACCGCCTTCTGCAAGTCCTTCAGGGCTGTCGTAGTATGGGTCGTATGCCCGATAGACGGTAAGAGGGAACTCCATGTTCTCCAGAGCCTCTGCATCCTCCACGGTCATAAACCATCCCTTGCAGGGACGTGCCGACTTGAAGTAAGGCCGAAACTCATTTGACGTTTCTGTGCTTCCGGCCACTACCCATACCGTGCGCATCAACTCCCAGTAACGGGGATTCGACAACAGCTTGGCCTTGCGGAAGAAGATATCCTTGACTTTCTGGATATCATTCTCCACCTCATAGGCCCTGATTAACTGAGCGGCAATCTTCCCGTCTCTGGCCAGCTGCTTCTCAGGCAGGGCAGGGATGCGCCTCGTCATCGGCCTTCGCTCATTCTCAGCCAGTATGTAAGCCATATCACTTCCCTTTCTTCTGTTCTTCCTCTGCTTCCTTCTTGGCCTGCTCGATAGCAGTACGATGGATCGCCGTGCCTATGATGTCTCGCAGAACAGCCCTCTCGCCGCTTGGCAGTGTCGATGTCTTGTTCTGGAGTTTCGGCATTTCAGTAAGAATATACTCCTTGGTCATCCTTCCACTGTCGATTAGCTTCAGCAACGGATTGGATTTCACCTTGCCTAACGAGGCACGTTTAGCACTCACCCTCAACAGAAGGTTCTTAATCTCAGACTCCAGCACTTCTGCAAAGTGCTCTCCATTGATTTTCAATTTCTTTTCTTCCATAATAAAATGCTATTGATTGTTTTTACTCCAGTTTTGTTCGCTGATTTCCTTTTCCATAGCCTCACGGAACTTGTCATATACACCGTGCTTCTTGAATATCTTGTATAGGTTAATCATGGTCATTTCCATTCCGTACCTCATACCGAACTTCATACCCATAGCATAGGCACCTAAACGCCCGACGGTCACACCAAGCACAAATGACAGAATGACAATTCCCGTAGTACTCATAAACTGCATGACGTTACTCATTTCAATTCTGCCTGCTTTATTCTCCTGAACAGGTATGTATAACGAGTCCTCAACACCATTGGAGCCTCTGGGTACACACCAAGATAGTCATGGTAAGACTCAGGAATGACATTCACCAGAACCCAGCCCTTGTCATCCATCTGCTGGAGCTCTTCATCAGTAAGCATACGGTCCTGCTTGCTGGTGTAGTAAGCACCTTCCGATGGGGGATTCAGTTTTGGCTTCCTCTCCTGCACATCATTCTCTTCTGTGTTCTGCTCTACTGCTTTTCCAGCCCAGAAAAACGCTGCAATGACAACCCCGAAGAATATGGCTACCAGCGCAACAATTACAATTACTCCTACAATTTCCATAGTTCCTATTTTTACTTGTTTTCTGATTCAATGAATTCAGGACTCCAGTCCTTCCCTTCTCCGATATCTACCCCGACATAATACCGACTCTCGATAACGTTCATGTCGATATAGGTATCACCCATAAAGATAGTATAGACAATCCGCCCGTTTGGTTTGTCGCCTGGTTTGCTCTTCTCATATGGGCGCCTCCAATTCGGCTCGTTGATATCCGTGAACCTCTGAGCCAGCTCGTCAGCTGTCGTATGGTTCTCCACCCAAGGCATGGCCATAAGGTCAAGGTCGTGTACCAGTGAGCCGTGTATGGCAATAGCCCAGCCGCACTCGGCGGCAATCTTTCTCAGCTCTGGAAGCCAGAACACCCAGAACGTTGCATTATTGTCTTTCAGTTTCTTTAAGTCAAACATCTTTCTGTCCTCCATTACCAAATAAAGATTCCACCTAAAACAAGCGCTACAAGGATGGCAACAACGAGAATAGCGCAGCCAATAGCACCACTGACAGCACCGCCAATACCTTCATTACGTTCTCTTAGATATGGATATGCCACACATATCCCGATTATCACAACTGCGGCTATCAAAAGCCACGACCAATGTAAATGAATGTCAATCATACTTCATCCTCCTTCAATAAATAATCTTTCAGTGGCATTAGCAACTGCCTGGCCGTTTTCAGTTTGTCCTCTGGAATGTCACAGTCCTCAATGCTGTATAGTAGAATGTACGACTGCGGTACACCAAGTGCTTCCTGCAACCGCTTCATTGTTTCCATTGGCGGTTGTGAGCGGTTCTTCTCTATTGCCACGATGGCGTTCTGCGACATGCCGCAGCGCCCTGCCAGTTCCTTTTGTATCATCTTCCGTGCCTTACGGATAGTGACGATTGCTTGTCCGATGTTCATATAGTTATATTCCTTTATATTATTTCAATACCAGTCTGAGTGCGAATAACGCATCACCTTTACTTACCCCCCCCACTACGGAGTCATAGACTTTCTCCAGAGCACGGGGATTGATCGTCTTGATTCGATTCATTTCAGGGACGGTCAGTTTATGTCCTGCCAGCGTCGCAATTTTGAACACCATCGCCGTGCGGCTCAGTCCATTTCCGAGAAATACTTTCTTTGCCATATATCTTAGTCTTTACTTATCTTCAAACCATTTCTCAACCTTCATCTTTCCACGCTTGTCGATGACCAGCTCTCCAGCATCATAGAAATACTCGTCGGTATCAGCACGAAGGATTCTGCAGAGTGCCTTATCGCCATCCTGACAGCAATTGTCTCTCAGCTCGCACACCTCGCACGGACAGCGCAGGGCACCGTTATCCTTGTATTTCTTCTCGTTTGTCAGACGGTACACATGACCAAAGATGACGATGAAGTTATAGCCGTTCCAGTCGGCATTTATCTTGTCGATGTACTCCTGCTGTGTCGGTCCGATACCGCCAGTCATGAACGCTGCTAAGTCAGCAGCCGTCTTTCCGAGCTCATCGGCCATTTCCTGAAGCACCTCCGTTGTGGTCTTTTGATTCTTCTTTGCCATAGGTCAGGACTCTAAAAATATATTCGATGTTTACATAATGGGCAAGTGATGTATCTTGGTGCGCTATTCCAATCTTCAGGCCTTACACAATCTACCTCAATATCATTGGAATTGTATTCGAGATTTGCACCACAATGCTTGCAAGAAACCCTTCCTGATAACACTTTCATCGGTCAGTCCTCCTTGTTATATTTCACTCCAAAGCACCAACGAAGCATACAGCGACGGAACCAGCCAATGTGTTTGAATACTTGGATGCGCGTCTTTGACTCTTCATGTTCAAGGTAGCCGATAGGCTTCGGCGGTGTCTGCACCTTGTAACCATCCAAGTCGGAGGCCTTGACACTCATCTGGCGCACGGCTGTTAGCCTTGTGGTGATGTTCTCTGACACAGGCTCTGTAAGCACGTAGCGGTCGAAGCGGTCTTTGCGGCGGACGAAAATCTCCCTGTCGTTCAACTTAGATACGGGAGTATTGCTATCCGTTCGCTTGACACAGGTATCCAGACACGAATAACGGTCGTCCTCGGGGTCGAGCCCCTGCAACTCCTTGTAGATGTTCACCTGCTGACGGCCACCCTCGAAGTTGAACTCCATCAGCCAACCGCGCAACAGTCCCCGCAGGCACGACTTGTGCGACTGGGGCATATCCTCGCTGCTGGTGGTATTGGTAAGCACGAGGTTCCAATAACTTTCCTTCTCGTTAATATCTACTTCCCAGCCGAGTGCTCTCAGTACGTCGGCTGCAATCATGTAAATCAGTCTCATTGTTTCGTTGTTTTTATAAAATTAGCCTTTATTCCTCCGCCCAGCATCTGATCGCTCCACGTTGAAAGTTCTATCGGAGTTGGCGTGTACTCCAACTCCACCGCCTCGTGCTTGGCGAGCACCACCTGCCCTGGCTTGTAGAGCTGGGCTATCGGCAGTTCGTCGATGTGAACGTACTTCACAATCTTCCAACCGACTCGCTGGGCTATCTTCTCAATGGTGTCACGGCTGTCGGTAGAGCGGCAGTAGCACACTATTTCCGTTCCCGCAGGCCAGTCGGGTAGTTGGAAAGCCTTCTTTTCGTATTCCTCGCTGAAGAAGCGTGAAATCTCATCGTGGGTCATCATGGGGTCAGTCCTCCTTCTCGCTATATTTCATTCTGTCGATAGCTGCTGCTAACAAAGCTGCAGCTCGTACTAAATCTCGTAGAGTACCCTTTGGCTTAAAATACTTTGCATCCCATGGCCATCTAAATCTCAGCTTATCTACAGTAAGTGGAACTCCAGACATAGCACTTTCACAGTACCCTATAGCTGCAAGAATGAAGTCACTGACCTTCTCTTTGCTGTCATGCTCTCGGTCATAGCCCTCTGCTGTAATTTGCCTCTCACGCTCAATGGCAATCAGCCTTGCCCCACGACTCATATGTGGTGGAGGTACGCCTGGAGGCATTATCTTACAACCCATGCGCTTTACTATCAACCATACAGACTCGTCATCATAGCAAAGTGACTTCATGGCGTCACGCATACGCCCAATGATTTCTGCCGTAACACGTACTCTCATTTCTTTGTAAGTGCTTGTTCCAAACAGGAATCCGATAACTCCACCAAGTAGAGCACAACACACACACATGATAATCATTCCTATTTCCATAGCTGCTACTTTTTACGTTTCTTCGACTCAGGATGACGATTCGCATAAATCTTCATGGCCGTCTTTTTGTTGCTGGCCATAATCTTCTCACCCTTGATGATAAACTCATGCTCAGTCAGATCGACAGGATTCAGAGCATGGGCACGTCTCTTCATTTCCTCGTCACTCAACTTGCGACGCTCTGGATAGTCCGTCATAAACGGAGAATTGCCACCAGCTGCAGCAACCATCATTGCCGCCAGCATAAGGATTCCATTTCTGCCTCTCATACTCAGTCAGGATTTAGTATTTGCCACAAACCTTGTCATAGATAGCATGACACAGGATGATATCATAGGAGGCATCATGCAGCTTGTCTGCCTCTACCTCTACACCCAGAGCCTTTGCAACGGTGGCCTGCTTGAAGTCAACCATTTCCTTCCGCTTATCCATCAGGAACGGAGTGGCCAGTACCATACAGTCGCAAGAGTTGGACCAGAAATAAGAACCGAAATACTTCTCCCCACAATCCAAGAAGAACTGACGGAAGAACTGGTTGTCGAAATGGGCATTGTTATAGCCCACAAGGAAGAACTTGTCGAACTTGTCGAACTTGTTCACATACTTGTCAAGCATGGCCTTGAGCTTGGGGAACACCTCACGCATTGAGGGGTAGGCCTCCAGCTGCTCCTTGGTGACGTTACCGACCTGCAGGGCCACAGGGTCATACTCTGCACCATCTTTCGGACGTACCTTGAAGTCGAAGTTCTCCTTCACCTCGCCATTGATGATGACTCTACCTGAAATCTGGTGGACGCCGTGCTTCACGACATCAGTACCAGTAGTCTCTAAATCGAACAGTAAAAGTTTCATACTTACTTATTTTAATTGTGATACATATTTAATCTTCTAACCATATATCCAGCATTTATAATCTCTTTTCGTTTGGTTCCCGAATGGAAAGTTGCTTTTTCAGGTGACGTATGGCCTTAAACATCGTTGCACCCCTTCCCACGCACCACCACGCATCCGCTTCCTCTGAGTAATAGCCTGCAAGCCAGATATACTTGCCAGGATTCTCACTATCAGGATAGGTGCCTGTACGGAACGTGTAGATAGTCCCGTCATCCGTGTCCTCGATTGCAGGGTGAAGCGAATTGACGATATCTGCCAGCCTCTTAAAATTCAATTCTTCCATCTTTCTTCTCCTTATTCAGTTTCTCTTGCATATCCCAATAGCGCAGCGACATCAGACGTCCTACAATCTCACGTTCTTCAAGGAAGAGCTTTCGGCCACCTCGATACGGGTAGCCTCCTTCTTTTTTGATCGCACCATGCTCATCGTAAACGAGCAAGGCTGGGTCATGGTAGTAATCTGTATTGTATAGCTGCTTGATTTTGTCTTCATTCTCCTTGAAGAGCTCCAAGGACTTCACAACGATGGACTCAGGCAGACAATAGTAGAACTTATATACACGCTCATCCTTGTGGAACACGTCTTTCTTGAAGTCCGCCTTTAGGTCTGTAAACGAGCGTTTTATCTCCACTTCGGTCAAGTAGCCGGACTTGGTGATAACACAGAAATCTGCCTCATGGTTGAGCAATCCCCAAGACAGGTTTGGAAGCATAACGTCATTGCGCTTGTTCCACAAACCGCTGTTCCGTAGGGCCAGCTCGATTTCCTTTACTGTCAGTTTCGTGTCTGCCATAACTATACTATCTTTTCACCGCCTACCACCTCTTTGAAGATGACACTCAGCTTGTCATTACGGTATTCAGGACAGCACTCTACCAGAGTACAGCCGTCACAGGCGTCATCGTGGAAGTCACACCCTTCACACTCCCTGCCGTCTTCATTGTTCGCTTCTGGACTTTTGACAGCTGTGTAAACCTTACCATTACACTTATAGAAACCACCGATAGGCACATCTTCACGTTTCCTGTTCGGAGCTGCCTCTTGCTTCGGCTCTGGATTCTGCATCTTCTCGAGAAGAGCGTCTGCATACCTCAGTGCCTTTTCAGCTATTTCCTTTTCGTCTTTGTCATGTAGGACAGACCTTGAAAGAATACCCTGCAAGGCCATAACTGCCAACTGGAAGCGTTTGTCATCAAGCCCTGTCAGTTCCTCAAAGTCCCAATAGTAATTCAGATGCTCATCGACGTGCTCAATACCTTTACTGTCGATAAAGCTAACCTTGTCACCCTCACGCCTTGTAGTCGTACCCACGTAGCTGATGATGGCGACAACCTCACCTGTCTTTCTTAACCTGAACCTTCTCATGACTAACTCCCTTTCCTCTCTGTCAGTTCTGCGTTCGCAATACCCTTTCCGAATATCTGGAGCATTTGACGTGGGCTTACACCGAACAACGGCGCAATGGTCGTCAGGATATTCCCAGTGGCCATGCCCAGTACGTCCAGCGTCTCGTCTGGCTCGACACCCAGATTCTTGCAGGTGTTGATGATTGCCTGAGTCAGCTGCTCTGCCTTTTCCTCCTTACTCATCGTCGCCTCCTTCCTCTTCCTTACGTTCCTTTCTCAGAACATGAACGAAGGAATAAGCCATGATTCCGAAAAACACACAGTTTGCTGTTCCAGCAGCGTTCCTTGTCTCCATACCATATATAGCTCCAGCTATGCACATAAGCAGAAGAACTTCTGCCAATAACGTAGGTATGATATTACACAATTTTACCATAATTAGAATGTTTTGAAATCGTTTATCTTATTTGCTACGACAAAGGTACAAATAATTTATCAAATATGCAAATAATTTAGGGGAAATTTTTATCAAATATACAAAAATAAGTCGCACGACCCATCACGGGTGGTACGACTCTGAGTTATTCACGATTCTTTTTCCGTATGAAAGAAAAAGTTTTCAGTTCACTTTCCCCAACGCTTTGAGGATAACAAACTACTAAAAAACTAACTACTAACTATTACCTATATAATAATACACCTATTGAATCTTTTCTTCTGGAGCACCCTCATCCTGATTGCAGTCCAGCATTTCCTCGATAGCGTCCATTAGATTCGCCGGAAGATGTTGGCTGTACTCCCTGATAAGAGCACACTCTACTGGAGTAAACTCTGTCTCATCATCTGCATTGAATATCTTTGTGGCAACAGCACGGGCCAATACACCCGTTTCCTCTGTATAGATGAAGTCTGCAAAAGACTTTCGGATATTCCTTATCTCTCCCTGCTTCTTGTCGATGGAAGAGAAAATCATCACTTGGTCAAAATTCAATTTCATAATCGTATCGTTTTAATTAGTCAAGATGTCCCATGATATAAGCATTGAAGTTGCTACCGTCATAGATGATGAGCAAATGACAGGTATCTCCTTCTGCCATACCCAAACCGCCAGTCATGTCCCCATTGTCATCTGGATTTCTCATGTGCGGACACTTGGCACCGTAAGATGCGCTCCTGTAACCGTATAGAGTAAATGAGCTTCCTGATGCACCTACCACATACAAATCAAAGGCAAATTTTGCCGATGTTCCAACTCCAAGGAAGTTTTGGCATACCGACAATGTAGGCAGATAGCAAGTGCCGTAAGACCCTCTCACCAGCACATACTTTCCTTTATTCGGGTCAATCACATTCAATGAGGATGAAGGCGTGAAATCGTTCAGTTGATAGCCGACGACGTGACCGTTCAGGACTCCATGACCGCTACCTGCATAAGCATAGTTTCTATCTGCATTCTTGGCAGACAGAATCATTGCATAGTTCGCACCAAGCCCCCAATAGTTATTCTGATCTTCATTTTCAAAACGAGCGACCGCACGTAAACCAGTGGCAGCAGGAAGAACATTACCACCAATACCCGCAAAGGCTTTTCGAGCATCATTCCTGAAGATAACATAAGCATCATTCGTAAACGGGTCGTTGGTCAGCCCCGTACCGCTAATCTTGAATCCAGCTATTTCTCCACTCTGTATCTTTACATTCTTGAATGTTCCAGAGTTTGCAGTCACATTTCCGTCACCATCGACCACAAAACAGTTGTTCTTTCCCTTGATTTTTGTGACAGTCAGCTTGTCGGTCTCTATTTCCTCCGCAAGCAGGAAATCAGTGGCCACGAACTTCAAGTAGTCGGCCTGCTCCCAATATGCCGTATCGCTGTACGGTTCCTTGATGGAGTAGTAGCCCTGACTCGTCGTGCGCTTCTTCATACGGAAATAGGTCTTGGCTCCAGTTGCGGACTTCCTCGCACGGACTACATGACGCACTCCAGTACCGCCGCCGTAGAAGTATGTGGTTCCGCTTGACCACTCTCCTACAAAGACGTGCTGGATATCGTCTGCCATGCGGTCATTGGTATGCTCCACCCAATCGGTGGCAATGGTATTCTTCTCCAGCTTCGGCATACAGATGTAAACCTCATTGTAAGAGGTCCCTGCAGGCAAAAGCCGGAACAGTACGGCTTGAGTAGAATATTCTGCCGCAGACGAATTATAGAACGAGTTCTTGGTCTTGAAGGTCACGGAGTGCCTTACCCAGCTTCCCGTAACGTTCCAGCTCACACCTGCGTCTGATGGAGCCGATGACTGCTTCACACCGTCAATATAGAAATCCGCACTCTGATTGACACAGCTCGGATAAATATAGGTGTTGAGCTTCGTGTATGATGTTCCCTTCACCCAGAACGAGAAGGTGTACCATTCCGAATACTCTATCTTCTTGATGCCATTCGTTCCATACTCCCAAACCTTCTGCTTCAGGACTTCCTTGTATGTCAGCTTGTCGGAACCGTAGGCGGTCTTGTCATAGTATGCGTTATGGCCCTGAGTACCATTCTTGATACCAGCCCCACTTTCGACTGTAAGGGAGTCTGGAACGTATTTCGATATAAGCTCCCAGGCTTCCATCTGTCCCTCAGAATTGAAGCCCGTATCTTCCAGAAGGTTCTCACAGATTCCCGAATCCAGTTGAGCCACCAGCGATATCTCGTAGGTCGTGCTGGTCTTTTCGTATGTCGTTACCTTCTTCTGCCACAGGTATCTCTTCTCCTTGGTCAGTCCTGAAGGTGTCGGGTAGTTGCTGTTGTTCTCGCTTATCCATCCGCTATCGGTTATCGACGGGGCAGAGAATACCATGGTGAACATTCTGTATAACGTTACTGACTTGATACCGTTACCTGTCTCACCTACCTTACCGTCCTTGTTGATAGGCACCGTCTCACGGTCTATCCATCCAGACACTCCACTCTGGTAGAGCTCTACCCACACAAAACGCTTGGATGCAGCCGTTGAATTGCTGACGGAGATAGCCGTTCCGATAGCCTTATCCGTTTCCTGTGCGTCTTCCTCATCATAGCCCCAGCTGATAGACAGACCTGTTACGGCTGACGTGTGCTTGGTAGTCGTTGCCCCTACGGTCTTTTCCGCATAGGCATGGAGGGTAATGCTGTCAGGAGAAAGCGAGTTGTCATCATTTCGGCTGAAAGAGAGGTCATCCTTGTCAAGAGCGAGCTGCCACAGCTCAGGACTGACACCGTTACTTCCTGACTTGACAGGCTTCAGCGTGAAACGACAAACCTTTGTACCTTTATCACACTTGAGAGTGATATCCGCATAGATGGCATCCGTAATCGTCTGATTGGCCTTCAAGGTTATTGTAATATCCGCCTCTTCCGTGTCTTTACCCGTCAGGGTGGTTGCAGCAGCTACCGTTGAAGGAACTGCGCTTCCGCTTGATGCGTATGTAAGGCTCACCGTCGGGTTCTCACTTAGCGTCTGGCGCTTCGTGCCATAGAACAGGTGGCCTTTCGTGCTTCTCTGCTGGGCCTCGATGACCTTTCCGCTTGCATCGGTACCGAAGAGGTCTGCCTCGTTTGATATGTCAGCCGTGAAAGCCGTCTCACCAGCCTTCGCAATCTGGTGGGCAATACAGATACCCTTCAGATTGCCACTGCTGTTCGTGCATCGGTAAGTGGCCGTGTGGCCGTTACCCGTGTCGGTGGCCTTTCCTACTACAGTAAAGAGGTCACCGATGCGAGCGTTATTCCTGATGCCACTTGTGCTGTCCCACGTCTCTTCATGGCCTACCACGCCATAGCCTGGGTCCGTGTTCCACTGTGCTTCCGTGAAGTTGTCACGCTGTACCGATGTGACGATACCGTAGCCACGTTCACTCTGCCTGACGATAGGCACCGTCTCACGGTCTATGATGTTGGAGTCTGCCACATTCGCCTTGGCTGTTGCAGAAGAAAAGACAAACTCAATACCTGCGTAGGTGTCGCTGTTCTTCACCTCGATACCGCTTGTGGTCATGTTCGTCCAGCTTCCGAACGTACCGTCCCCGTTTACCATGCGGTAATAGATGTAGTACTTGCTGTCGATGTTTGACAAGTGGCTGGCTGTCTTTCCGTTGAAGGACGTTATCGTGCCGTTCTGGTTCTTGGTGTAACCGCAATAGATGGTCTGCTTCTCTGGTATGAGCTTGTAGTCTGAATCCCTGACAAAAGGAACCTCTGTCATGGATGTCAGAAGGTCGTAGATAGCACCGCTCTTATCCGTCCTCGCAACATAGTCTGCTGAATACGACTTACCGTCATGGGTCATCTGAATGGTCTTGACATACCTCTCAGATGTCAGTGTGTGGGCCGTCGTGAACTTCCATTCTATCGTGACGAGTCCCCCGTTGTTCGTGACCGTCGGAGTGACATCACCGATTTTCAGGGAACTGGCAGACGGCAGGCCGATGTTCTCACGCACGTAGTCCGCACCTTTCATGATACGGGCTACGGTTGTGAGTGTAGTGGCATACGTCACCTTACCGTTTGCATCCACGGGAATAGAGTTCATCTGATTTGTCAGGTCAAGGACATAGGCATCCTTACCTTCCTTGAGGGCTGACACGGAAAAGGTGTTTGATATGAGTGGTTGCATCTACTACTTGTTTAGAGGTAATACATATTGGTTACTGAGCTGTGACAATGCCGACAATCTTATAGCCGTGCGAAGCCACAAAGTCATACGTGATAGTCGTCTGGCCCTTGCTGTTGCTGACGCTGACATTCGGTGTCCCTGACACTATCTCGGCCTGATTGCCGTCGTAGAACTTCACGTCGAATCTCGAATAGCCAGTGTTGATTGCCGTGCTGTCCTCCATGGTGGCTACCCACATGGTGACGGTACAGCTCTCGCCTGGTGACAGCTGGCCACTGAAGTCAGAATTGCTTCCGTTCAGCGACACATACAGATACTCTGGGTCCTGTGTGTCATCAATGGACGCAAAGGCCGACGTGACCTTGTTCGTGTAGGCGCTGTCCGTATAGAAGTCACAGCGGATGACCAGATTGTCCGTCACCTGAGCCTCAGTAATGGTGAGCTTCTTCTTACCACGGGCTGCTGTGATTTCAGAGCCAGTACCAGCATCGAACCACTTGGCAAACCATGTCGTAGGCTGCTGTCCTGCATCGTCATACAGCGTAGCCGTGATATCGACGCTCTGCCCCTTCTCGCTGATGATGGCACTCTCAGGCGACAACAGACCCAGATATCCCGTCGTTGACATCTGGGAAATCTTGATATCCACAGAACACAACGGGAAGGCTATCTGCTTTCCGTTCAGCTCCACGCTGCCCTGATAGCTGATAGTGTCGATATCGGTATTGCCCTCGCTGGCCACGTTTCCTATGATGGTCAGCTTATCCAGAGAATACGACACACCGTTCAGCTCTACAGTCGTAGTGCCAAGCTCGAACATCGGATCGCCTGCAGAGTCCTTGATTTTGCAGTTGCCGTTTGTATCGAAAATCTCCAGACCGTTATAGTACCACTTTGCGTTGTTAATCTGGTTGCGGGTCATATATACTGAGCCCTTACGGATGACTGGATAGATTGACGGACGTGTAGAGGCGTCTGCCTTCCAGTTCGGGATGGGTACACCCGTGCGAGGGTTCCAGTTCTGTGCCAGCGTTCCGTTGATACGCAAGGAGCCCTGAACGGTCACGCCTTCCTGCAGTGCAGTGATGGCAAAATGATTACTGATAGCATTCATGTCTTCGTACTTTTTAGTTTTACATTAGTTTCCAAATCAGGCACCCTATCAGAGACAGAGAGCATATAATCTCAATGACGAGTACGCCCTTACCGTCAAAGACAGACTTATCCTTCCCCGTGATGGCATAGCAGAAAATCCCCACGAACAGGAGCCATACAAGTAGCCACCACGGGCCGATGATGGCCACGCACACCTGAGAGAAAATCCCTGCAGCTATACTGAGTCCGTAGTGCGCCCTGTTGTGACTTCCAGGAACAAGAGGCATGGCTGCTGTCATGGCGAGGCATATGATGAAGATATGCGCAGCGATGGCATACCACTCGGACGGCATGGCCTCAGTAAGAGCCGGAGCCAAGAGAACCGTCACCAGTGCCAGCCATGCAGACCACACCCACTGCCATTTCTTGGGAAGGTCATAGACCAATGCGGAAACGCTGTCTGGCAGCTTCCGCAACCGCCATGTGGCCGCACCCAGATAGAGCACGACCAGCAAGGCGGATATGAGAAGATACGTCATCATAGGGCTTACTCACCGAATACGGGGTTGCTTGGATAACCGTCTGTATAGTCGTAGGCCAGCACGTCCTCGATACTCTCCATATTAGCTACGACGGACTTGTGTGCTGCAGTCTTGTCGAAGCACTCAGAAGCATAGACCTCAAGAGCTGTGAGCAATGACAGCGCATCGTCAATAGCGAGGGAGAACGGAGCTATGTCAAGCCACAGCGTCGTCTCTGTCTTACCCACGGCCTTCTCAGCATTGAGACGGGCGATAAGACCGTTACGCATTTCCTTGTCAAGCCACATCGGTACACCGTTGTAGGTGAACTGGTTCACAGCATCCGACTTGTCGTAGGCGGAAATCTTCGCAATGACCATCTGCTTAGCGTAGGCCAGAGCCTTCTCTTCGTTGCCGAAGCCCTTCATGGTTTCCATCATGACCTCAGCAGCCACGGCCTCTGACTTGTAGGCATCGAAGCCCTTGCCCTCCAGAGCTGCCTTGATATGCTCCAAGGTAAGAGGCTGTGGAACACGGATGATGTGAGCAAGGAAAATCTCCCTTGTCTCTGGCTCTTCACCCTCGGCACCATTGTTTACTACTACCGTACCTTTCTCGACGTCGAAGTTGATACGGACTACTGAGCCTTCCTGCTCGATAAGCGAAGGACGCTCGTTGAACTCAATTTTCTTAATTTCCATCTTGAACTAATTTTATGGGTTATTACTGAATCTCGTAGTCGGGCAGTCCCGTCTTGTTGATGGGCACCAGCGTACCCTTGAAGGGGAACATTCCGTTATCTTTCACGTATCTAAGCGTGTCCTGCAGCTTGGGATTGTTGGTGAAGAACTTTTTCTTCTTTCCGTATTCCTCAACCTGCACGACAGCGGAGAATTTCGGTTCGTTCTTCTTGCCGTCATACTTAGACCTTACATCAAACTCGACATCAAGGAAAGCTATCTCATGGCCTTCAAGAGACTCCATCGACACACGGGTACCTTCAAGCATCCGCTTGCCGTCGGCATCCTTCTTCTCAAAGGTGGGAACTCCCAGTTCTTTGAATGACTTCATCTTCATCACTGCACACCAGAGGTTGTAGCCGTCACAGTGCATCATCCACCCCTTGTAAGATGTGGCCACCTGATAGCGGAGCATTTCGTCCTTCAGCTGGCTCATGCGCTGCTTGAACTTGCACTTCATCTTCTTGCGAAGAAGAGTGTGGCAGAAGAAATACTGATAGCCCACGAAGTCCACCCTGCGAGTGGTGTCGATAATCTGGACTCCGATATTGTCATGAAGAGGTTGGCGCATGACCTCCCTCGCATACCACTGAACGAAATTCACGGCTCTCCAGACCTCTTTCTTCCAGCGTGACATGATAAGGATATCGTCACAGTATATCTCTATCCTGACACGGAACTTCCGCATCAGCAGGCGGCAAAGCGGACAAGTATAGGCATTGGCGATAGGCTGGATGGGATAGAGCCCGATTCCCAGCCCTTGCTCACAGGCCGTCACCACCTCCCAGAGAAGGTAACGGATTCCCTTGTTGCCGAAGATACTGCAAAGGAACTCGTAGATAAGCAGCTGGTTAATGAGGTGGTAGAACTTCACGAAGTCCAGCTTGGCATAGTACAGCCTTCCGGCGTCCTTGTTCTCGTCTATCCATCGTTCCGTCCTACGGGCTGCAAAGTGCATACCCTTCCCCTTGATACTGGCTGCAGAGTCATAGTAGTAATACTTCAGCAGCACTGGCATGATAACCTGCATGAGCGCATGATGGTCTATGTGGTCTGGGAAGTACGGCAGCTTATGCAGCAGCCTGTCCTTTCCACAGGGACAGTGGCGGACGCACTCATGGCCTGGCGACGTGTGGTAGGTTCCTTCCTTAATCATCTGCTGAAGAAGCAGGAAGTTACCATCCTTGTCTTTGTCGAACTCACGCACACCCTTATGGCCACGCTTCCCCTTGCGGGCTTCATGGTCAGCAGCTATGAGGTTCTGCATGTCGTAAACCTGCTCGATTCTCACCTTGCGGTTCTTACCTCTCAGGCGAGCCTTGCGCTTGTATGCCAGTTCGACTTCTGCCATTCGTCTTTTCTCTGCCTTGGGCTGATCGGCTTTCTATGGCCAGGCCTTCTACACTTCTCGGCTCTCAGGTGTTCGGTATATACGTACAACTGTATTGCTTACTTACGTGAGGGGACTCTGTTGGGCTTCATGCCCTCATACCCTACGCCTTTTATGTTCACTCTGTCGGGACTTACCTGTATGCCCTCCATCGAGTAGGCTCAATCGCGTGTCCTTGGATTTCTCGTTGGACAGTGTAATTCTTTTTATTTATAGTGTATAATTTCAACCGAGCGCCGATGTTCGTCCTCGAGTTCGAGAAGTCGTTATTCGAGTTCGAGTACGCAAGACCGCAATTAGCGCCATTATTCGCGTTACCCCCAACGTTCAGCAGCTCCACGATGTATCGCCTTTTCGGGCAGAATCCCGTGCCTCTCGAAGCAGCATGGGACTTTTCTCTTTCGTCTGCCCTATGTGCCTGTTCCTCCGAGACGTAGTAGAAGGTAAAAACCTCACGCAACGGCAGGCACAATGTCTTTTCTTTCTTCGTGTTCTGGAAAGCCAGACCGCTGTCATAGCCTTTTCAGCCCCAGTTTTCTTCTTAGTTCAAGCATCCTTCAAGTGATGTTTCTGCGAAACGGCTCTCTCTCCAAATGCGACTTTTTTAAATTGTTACTTTTTCTGTTTGTTATTATTCCCATTGAAAGGAAGCGGAGGGGCTTACGCCCCAATCCGTTTTCCGTTCAGCGACTTGCTGGCTCTTGGCCTATCCAGCCAAGGCCACAAGTTTTGCACCGCTCACGATTTCCGGTTCTCCGTAGAAGGCCAACCGAGCGCCGATGTGCGGCCTCGAGTCCGAGAAGTCGTTATTCGAGTACGAGCACGCAAGACCGCAAAGAGCGCCAGCACTCGCGCGACCCCCAACGCCCAGCAGCTCTCCACTATCAGCGAACCAATAGCCGTCACAGTAGTAGGTAGAAGCACCTGCACCGCTGGTACTACGTGCAATCATATCCCAATACTGGCCACACTCCATTGAGCGGATATAAGCACCGCTGGAGCCAGTGCATCCACACTCGAACTCACGGCCTGTAGCAGTGTTGCTCACGACATTGCCCTTATAGACAACAGCCTTACGTGTGGCACCGTCCATGTAGAAGCGGATGCCAGGACGGAACTCCCAGAGCTTTCCCCACAGGTCCTCGAAGCCGAAGAGCTTCACGGGGTACTGGTCGCCCAGCGTTGCGTTATTGAAGAGAACCTTACCTGAGCCGTCACCAAGAGCACGGAGCAGACCCATAGGAACGTCACGGGCAGCTTCCCATGAAGAGTGCTGGAATCCAGCACCGATTGTCTCCTGAGAATTGAGATTGCCGTAACGTGCCTGGTACAGAGCGTTAATCAGGCAGTGGAAACCATAGTTGGCCAGACCGAACTCAGAACCGAGGTTCTGTGCGCAATTCCAAAATGCGCTCATGGTCTTAGAGTGAGCAGGAGCGACATCGGGACGTGAGTGACCCTTGTTGCTTCCATCGACATACATCTCGTATGCTCCTACCCAGTGCGGAGAATCGAACACCTCACCACCGTCAACAGGAACGAGGCCACCGAAATTCAGGTGCTTGCCCTCACCCTTGAAGTTACAGTCAGGAACGTGCACCATCGTCTCGAACTTCGAGGCGTCTGCTACTTGAGTGCCGTCTGCGAAATAGTCCCAGTTTCCGCTGTTCAGCTTGGCAGCGTAAACCTTTCCGTCCTTGATAAGGAACATATAACCGCCCATCTGGGCCTGATAGAGCTCAGCAGCTCCACGGTTGTTGAGCGTGAAGGCTGGATTGCTGTTTTCCTCCAGCGTGAAATTGGTGGCTAAAGCACCGATGACCGTTGAAGGGGTCTGGGCATTACCCAGTTCCTCCGGCGTTGCCTCAAAGACGTTGCCGAGGTTGGTGACACAAAGGACTTTTGAAATCCCCTCACCAGATGCAAGTTCTGTTTTTGACTTAATCATATGAAATCTTTTTAATAGGTAAATACTTTTATTTACGTATGGCAAATGTCTGTCCGTTGGAAAGCTCTATCAGTTGTCCGTCATGAAAAGCCACCACGTCATACACGCCACGTACTCCAATCTGAGGGTCTGGGATGAACTTTCCCAGCGCGTTATTTGTCAAGAAACGCTGTGCGATTTCCACCTCCATGCCGTGCTCGTTGAGCACAACAGGAGCCGCCGTGCTTCCCTGCCTGCGTACCACCCAGCTTGTTGTGAGCCAGTGCTGCTTCTGGGCTTCCGTCATGTCGCTGTGCTTGGGCACATGGACGAAGAAGCCGAAACGCATACTTGCGTTCTCAGCAAAGATGCGGTTTCCTCCATAGCTGAATACCTCTGGCTTCAGGGCTGGCCACCTCCACGCCATTGAGACCGTCGCCTCGTTGGGCATATCTGGAGCCGTCTTGGTCTTGGTGCTTCCGATGCGGCAGCGTACCATCAGGTTCTCAATATAGTCCATATCGACAGTCAGCTTATTTGTCTTCAGTCCTCTTACATACCACAGGCAGTCAGAGTTGATGGTCTTGAACGTCTTACCGTTGTCAAGAGAATAGTCCCAGAACCACGATACCTCATTGTTTCTCAGGATAGCACCCTCACGCACCTCTGCCTCGAAGTCATAGACTGTCTGCGTAGATGTGATGGGATAGTGCTTGCGTGTCCTGTCACAAAGGAGGTTTATCTGCCAGGCATCCTTGGCTTTCAGCACGGCATTGAGTACGAGCGTGTCACTGAGAACGATTCTCTGTGAGTTACGTGGGTCGGTAAACTCCACGTCACACCGTATCGTAGCGGCTTCAAGGTGGGTGAGGTTCTTCTTCACATACAGGTCGTTCCCGACATTGTAATAGTCCCTCGACGTATCAGGGTTGTTTACCTGCTGGCCATTGACGAACCAGTAGATTTGCGGTGTGATAGTAGAGGTGTCGAGAAGGTCATCCTCATCCTGAAGGAAATAGTCGGCTTTGAGACGCAAGATACCATCCTGCTGCAGCCCGTTCTCGTCATAGACTGGATTCTTCGTGTGGTCAGGGAACCACTCCCTTGCAGACTGATAGTAGAACTGCGTGGTCGGTAATTCCCCTATTGACACGATCTTCAGCGACGTGGTGAGCGGCCTGTAGATGGTCGTAACGGATAACGGCTGTGAGTTGTTGAGCTTTCTCATAGGTCAGTCGTTATGTTGTCGGCTTATCCCTTGCTATGAGGTCGTAGTCGAGAAGTTCCTTGATTACATAGTCTATCAACTCCTTTGGAGTGATGCTCTTAGGCTGTCCGTCAGTACCGATGCACATGAGTCTTGAAATCTGTGCTGCGGTATGCGTCTGAGGACTGTTGACATTGGTAGCTGCTGCAATAGCCTCTCCCAAGTCAAAGTGCAGTTTCCACCATTCGGTATCTGTGACCGCATGGCCTTGGTTGTTTGGCTTCTTGGACTGATAGATGGCTGGGCCTACCTGCACGAAGTCCAGAATGTCGTAGGTCTGGGAATCTGAATAGGTTCCCTTGCTCAGTGCCAAAATCTTCTGTAAGTATAACATAATCTATTGCGTTTTGTATTTATTCAGATTCGTTTTGCTCTTGGGATTGGGTCGGCGCTGGTTCAAACGTCAGATACCCCGTCTCGTAGTCAACTCCGAACGTTCCGTTCACTGAGCCTACCTGTACCAAACAGCCTGTTTCAAAGTCAACCGCCAGAATCAATGCTCCTTCGTTGGCCTCTATCTGAGTGATTCGGTCACTTACAGCAGCGTTCTCCGCTTTCGTGGCATACTTCGATAAGGCGCTTTTCCAGAGCTCTTGACAGACAAGTTGAATGAAGGCCAGAAAATATGAGAATTGTGCCTTTGTCATTTCTTTGTTCTTTACGGTTCCTTACTTGAAAAAGCATAAGAAGCAAGGCAGGGGACGTTCCCCACACCTTGCCTTGGTCGAGAGATTAGTCGCCGCTCTGAGCAGGAGTCTCGGCAGCTGCGATAGCTGCTGCAACGATGGCCTTTGCCTCTGTAGCACCGATGGTCTCGAAGTCCTCGGGCTGCAGGTAGTTCGACAGGTCGAGAGCGAAGGTCAGCGCATCGAACTTGTAAGCAGGAGTACCCTCGTTGTCAACCTCTGCAATGACGATGTTCGTACCAGCCTTCACTGTGTGACCAGCACCGTCAACCCAGTCTGAGTCGGTTGTCACGTCCTCAGAGAGGTTGTAAACCTTGCCAAGGTTAGCGGCAACAAGCAGACTTGATACGACACCATCAGCAGCGAGACTTCCGGCAGGCTTGTAAACCTTACCAATCTCAGCGGCAATCTTGGCATCAACCTCTGCGCCACTCTGGAAGTCAGAAGTGGTGTTGTCGTAGTCCGACAGGTCGGCGGGAACCTCTACCTTGCCAAGAGACACACCCTTTGCGTTCTGGACGTCGAAGGTCTTCACGCTGCCAGAGGTGGCGTTGGCGGCTTCGGTCACACTGACTACATTGTCTTCAATGAGGCCTTTGAGGGTTGTAAACTTGCCCTGCACCCATACTGCAAGGTCGTTCATGGCGGCGGTAAAGTCCGCCTTGCTCAGCAACTGCTTCAGAGCTGCGAGAATTTCAGCTTTTGTCATAAAACTTGAAATTTAGTTAATAAATAAAGTGAATAATATACTGTCTGGATTGCTCCAGTTTCAGTCTACCGTTATCAGGGCTCTCCACCCTGTGAGCCGCCGCCTTCTGCAGCAGCTATTGCGTCTGCGACGATGCTACGGGCTTCATCCTCTCCGATTCCGTCAAAGTCCTCTGGCTCGAAGTCCATTTCCTCATCGCCACCTGAGCCTGAGCCAGAACCGCCTCCCGTGTTCTTGAGCTTCGACGTGTCAACAGACTCGGGCTCCGTGCCACAGCGAAGTCGGTACTCCTGCCCCTCTGCAGCATACACTACGTTAATGACCTGCTGCGCCTTTATGACAATGCTTCTGTGAAGCGTCCAAGGCAGCTCGCTTGAAAGTCTTGTCTCAAGAAACAGTACGTGCTTGGCGTTGCCAGCGAAGATACACTGCAAGCTCACACCACCTTCAAAGGTGTCTGAGATAAATCCATGCGGACTGTTTGTGAATGATAACTTTGCCATAATCTTATTCTTTGGTTATATTGATACTATATTCGGAATCTCGATACCGTCATAGACAGCCGTCACGATGAAGTTCACCACAGGACCACTTCCCCATATCGGCGGCATATCCTCGTTCATGATGCGTATCTGGCGTGTCGGTGTCCTCTCCTGCCAGTGGAGTGAAGGCCACCCTTGGTCTGCCTGCCTGTCTTCTTCCGAACGGCTGTCAACCTTCTCGTCATAGTTTCCACTGTAACGCTCCCACGTCCAGTCTGAGTCATTCAGCAGCCCCGTGATGTCGAAGTTCCCACAGAAAAGGCGAGGATTGAGATAGAGGTCAACATTGCCTGGCACCTGCTGTGATGATGTGATACGCAAGCCGTTGGAGTCAAAGAAGCGGATTTCGAGGTCTGTGACTCCATAGAGCATCTTCCATACCGATGAGCCAGGATAGGGCTCTTCACCCTTGCTTGACTCTGCAGCCAGATACCACTTGCAACCTCCCCACGTCACGGTAGGATAGACCCTGCCTGAACGGGTGTAGGTGGTATTCGGGTTCCATTCCCCCTTGAAGTCCTCCTGAATGACTGCACGGGACAGCACGAAAGAGGCAGAAGTGGTATAGGTGTCATATCCGTCCTCGGTCTGCACCTGACGCTTCCCGACAACCACGAACACCGCACCGTGCTCAGGAACGTCCGCAAAATGGAAGTAGAGCGCCTGCGGTATTCCGTCTGGGTATTCTCCCTCCATTCGCTCGTTCCAAAGGGTATCGGCCTCTGCGTCGCCGGACTGCCTTGTTATCGTCATCATGTAGCCGCCAGTGATGAGCTCGTCATCCATAGTCTTCAAGGCAAACTCAGCCTTGACATCTTCACCCTCTGCAATCGTTCCGTCGGGATGGGACAGGATGATTTCTATGCGGTCAGAGAAACGGGTGAACTGCTCCAGTATTCCGTAGATGTGTGCGTCCTTGGTCACGAAGCCCTCACCGTTGAACTCCTTACGATAGACAGTCTGGCCGTCCTCTCCAAGTTCCATCATCGTGAAGCCCGTAAGGTCGCCCCAGCCACCCATGAAGGTATGGTCTTCCCACTCCCATGTGTTGACCCCTTGGAATCGGGCCATATATGAAGTGGTATATACGAAGAAGTTCTGACGCTCTGGATGGTCGGTACCAAAGAATCCGCTGACACTGAGCACTGACCACTTCTCAGGATATGGTGACCACCTTTCGGGGTCTGTCGAGAACTGGCGTACCTGAACGGTCACAAGGCCGTTAGCCAGAATGACGTCATCGACCTGCGGCTTATAGCCTGCGTCCTTTGCTACATAGGTAGTCGCCTCGTCATCGGTACGCTCCACTACATCGGCCACAGCAATCACACGGCAGTAGATAGACATGAAGCCAGCACGGGTGATGTTGCCGTGATGGTCATCGGTGTTGGCCGTTGCGTTCTTCGTTCCGTCCATGTTGTGCCAGAAGCCTCTCAGGATATCGTTTACCACGAACTCGCCAGGCTCTCCGTCGTTCAGGTCAAGCACGAACTGACAGGTGTGGGTGTTCTCGTCAACGTAGATAACCTCCTTTACACGACCCTTACCTGCAGAGTCCCATCTGGTACCAGAAAGCACCTCGATGGAATTGTATTTTATCATTGGTACCTGAAGGGATTCGCTCAGCTCCAGCGAACGGGCGATAATGCTTCCGTCTGGATTCATGCGGATTCCCTCTCTGGAACCTATGCCTACATAGATATCCTTCTCATAATTGCCGATGGTCGTCTGTTTTAGGATGGTCTCACCATCCACATTAAGGGTGTTGATGACTTTGACGCTGCTCAGTTTTGCGTTACCGTCCTTGTCAATACCAAACAGCCCCTTGGCTTTTATCCAAAGACCTTTCAGAAATCCTATTTCCTCTTCTGCGAAGTCCTCTGCATCCCTTCTTAGCCATTGCTTGAAGAAAGAAGAATCTGCATTGATGTTATTGGCATAATCAGCGTTTTTGGCATGATCGGCTTCCTTTGCGTGGTCTGCCTCTTTCGCATGATTGGCCTCTTCTGCTCTCTCGACAGTTGAACCGTCACCACTACCCGAACCGTCCCCAGAGCCGCTTCCGGAGCCATTGTTGTTTGAATAGGATGATGAAGAGCCTCCGCTGAACTTACGGTTCTGAAGCTCTATCACAGCCTGCACAAGAAGTTTCCACCTCTCGGAAGATGTTTTTCCGAAAGCATCCAAACCTCCATTGAGCAAACTGCGAATATCAATCATACACTAACCGATTTTCTTAATGATGACTCCACCGATTTTTGCCGTGGCCTTCCCTGCAGACTGTATCAGCTTTTTCTCCTTGCAGTAGGCCACACACTCCTTGAGGTAGCTGTTAGCCACCTCCAGCGTATTGTTGTAAGCGTCCGAACGCTCCTTTGATGACACATGATTGGAATAGTCACCGTTCTTGATGACAGAGCCGTAGCGTGTACTCTCGATATCCCCCACCATGAGGTTCTGAGCATAGACGAAGTAAGACATTGCCACCTTCAGACCAGTAAAGGAACACGGGCTTTCGTTCTCCGTACCCTCCTTGACCTTATACGTGCCACCGTTCAACAGCATCTGTAAGGTTTCATTCTTTTCTCCGCCATCTTCTTTCTCGGCTTCATCAAGTAACTCCAGGAAGAGCTTGTCACCGAGGATTGGCTTTATATGAAGCTGCTCAGCCTCCGTAATGAAGGCTGTCAACTTGTCATCGGCGACCTTTCCGATAGGCCGTCCGAGCTTTCGTAGTTCTTCTGGTTTCAGCAGGTGTTTCATTTGTCGTCCTCCTTTTTATTGTTCACATATACCAATGGCTGTACCTCATAGTCGCCAGAAGGATTTGCCTGCTCATACCAGAAATCGAAGATACGTTTTAATGCACGGCTTATGGCACGGCGCTCCTTGCTGACATAGGAATTGTAGTATTCGTATGCCTCAGACAGTATCTCGCTGGAAAATCCAAGGCTACCGTTCCTGATGCGGTACCAAGGCTCCTGCCCGAAAGCCGAATAGATACGGCTGATGACGCTTTCATCCGTTGTCTTGAACTTGCCATCGAAATTGTTGGCCTCGAAACGGACGAAATCAGGCTTGTCTTCCTCCTGCTGAATCGTAACGTCCATGATAGCACAGGCGTTCTCGTCACCTTGGAAGATGTTCAGACTCTCGCTGACATCACTGTTGTTGTCTTCCTTGATGGGGTTCCCCTCATCGTCGATGCCCAGCGTTGAGCCCTTCTTATGGACGAGCATACCAGACATAAGGAAATTGTTACGGACATTGCGGTACTTCACGTTATCCAGTCCTTCATCTGTAGATAGACACGTCACCACCTTGTCATAGATGGGTATGGGGTACTCCCACTTGCCGTCCATGGAGAACCACAGTATTTGTCCCCTGTAATTCTCTATGCCGCCAGAGGCCACTATCTGAGACAGCACGACCTCCTTGCGTGGGTTGAAGGTATAAATCTTCTTGACGTTCTCCTTGCTGACCTTGATAGGCTTGCCCTTACGAGTCTTGTGGCCACTCCAGTCTGGATGCACGGCGATATGCACCACCTTGCCGTCCTCAGTCTCTTCTTCGAGCCTGCACTGCATAAACGGTACATGAGTGACTTCCACAATCTGACACATCATGTTATAGTTCACATGAAGGGCAAACCCATGATGCTGCGCCATGTCCTGAGCGACGAGACTATAGATATCGTCAACGGTCTGGCCCATGCGGTTGCACTCATATTCCGCAAAAATAGTATTGTTCAGCCCATTGCCTTCTATGAACGCCTGATAGCGGTCACAGCACGTTCCGCCAGTTGCACTGCATCGGATGAGGTCATTCATCCTTTGTGGGTACAGATTATCCTTACCGTATGCTTGGATTCCAAGATTGCTTAGGTACGATGTGTCGAAACGTTTCTTTGAACGCTGTACGTTATTGATATTCATATATAGGCAATGGGCTAATCAATTACTTCTTCTCAGTCTCTTTCTTTGGCTCAGCAGCCTTCTTGGCAGCTTCGAGCTCATTCTGCAGAGCCTCAATCTTTGCGCTCTGGTCTGCGTCCTTGGCCTTGGCCTCGGCCAGCTCAGCAGCGACCTTCTTGAGTTCTGCGTCCTTCTTCTCCGACTCAGTGCCTGCATCGGTCAGCTGCAGCTTGAGGTCAGCGATGGTCTTGTTGAGAGACTTCACCTCTTCCTGAGCCTCGGCCTTGCACTTCTCCAGCTTCTCGTTGGCTGTTGCAAGATCGGCCTTCAGGGTCTCAATCTCAATCTCAGCCTCGCTGTTGTCTGCGGCGGTTTTCAGCTCTTCAATCTCCTTCTCCTTGGTCTCGATTGTTGCGTTGAGCTTGTCAATCTCAGCCTTGAGCTCTTCCTTGGTGGGCTCTACGGCAGTCCCTTCCTTGCGAGCCTTCACACGGCTCTCCCAATCGGTGGGGAAGGTCTCGAACTTCGAGATTTCAGACGGGTACTTAGCCAGCAACTCTTCTGCTACCTCATCGGGGCAGTTGTTCAGGCTGTAAAACTTGCTTGTGCCCTGCGGATGGATGATAGCACCAGCCTTCAGCACGTAATTAGCTTTCTTTGGCATCTTTCCTAAAATTTTAAGTTTACTTCTGATTTCAATATAGGCATCACGATAACAGTCACGACAGCCTGTATTGCGAACTCTCTTACCGCATATCTGCAAGTAGAGCTGTTCAATAGTCACTCTATCGGAAGACGAGAAGCCGGATTCAAACCGACTTCTCATTTCTTCAAGCGTTTTCAGGGTTTTCTCATAATCAGCCATAACGCTATTTTATGTTAGCTCTTAGCCGTTATTATCTGTATTATTTGTATTACCTGTAGCGAGAGATACAAGGGCAGCACGGGTAGTGGCGATATCCGTCTTGAAGAAGAACATACCACTTGACGGGGCGTTTGTCTCTTGGAGGGAAACTGCCCATCCACCGTCTGTTTCCTCAGAATACTTGTCATTGGAAATCTCGTTTGCAGCAAGACCCTGCTCCAGACCGTAAATCTCGAAGGTGTTCTTGTGGTCGGCACCTTGGAACTTGTTCTCGAAGATGAACACAAAGCGTCCGTTGGCCAGCTGGTCGATGATGTTCTTGGAAACGTCAGGACCACTGTTCAGGACAACCATTGCAGCCGTCTTGGTGAACTTATTACGGTATGTGCCCTGAGTCATGGCAACGTTGGTGCCAGTGAAAGGAGTGTTGCCAGGCACCACAACCTTATAGGCACGCTTGCCAGACAGCAAGAGCAGTGTCTCGACGATATTAGGATTATCAGCATTCTTGGCGAGCTGGTCCCAGTCGATATCATCGTAGTTGATGAGATAACCAGTGTTCTTCAAGCCAGCGACCTGCGGATTCTCGCAAGAGCCTGCAACGTCCTGAGCAAGTTTGAAATCACATAGTTCCATACACGTATCTTTTTAGGGGTTACACATTACATAGCAACCTGTACCAGCTCGTCCTCACCGATGAGAGTACCGAGGTTAGAGGCTGCATAGATGAAGTTGTCACGCTTGCGGTCATCGAACTTCACGGTCAGAGAGGCCATGCGGTCCTTGTCAGATGTACCTACGAAGAGGTTCTGGGGCGAAGCCAGGACTGCACGGTGAGGACAGTTCAGCTTAGAGGTGGTCACGGCGCTTGAGCCCTCGCCAGAGGTCGTTGTAACGGTCTCGTACTTCTTAATCATGCGGTCCCAGATGTCGATGACAATCACGGGATGACCATCGTACTCAGAGAGCTGGATGCCGGACATGATTTTCTCGACAGGCATCTGAATGTTGTTCACATTCTTCACGTCGTTACGCAGGGCCTTGAAGAGAGAGTTGGTCATGAAGATAGCGTGGTCTTCCTTGTCGAAGATACGGCTATCGGCCTCGCTCAGCAGGTCGTCCATGATACCGATGGCATAGCCCTTGGCACGGAGAGCGGTCTTCTGCTCCGTATAGGTAGCCTGCTGGTTGGCGGTAATCTCAATCTGCTGGCTGGGATGAGCGGCAATGATGGTCTCCAGACGCTTCCACAGACCGTCACAGACGGTGAGCAGCTTCAGGTCAATGCCCTCGGTGATGACACCGCCGTCGGTGGTGTGCTTGGCGTTCTTGTCACCGAACCATGCCAGACGCCAGAACATATCGTTGATGGCGCTCTTCAGAAGAGGCATGAGGAACTTATCCCAATACGGGGTGTCCTGCAGGTCGGCACGCTCCGTACCTTCCTTCATACCGTAACGTGCGATGGTGGGCTCCAGCTCCTTGTAGCAGATGCTTTTGGGGATTTCCCAATCGCCCAGCTCCCATACCTTTTCGTAGCCCGAAATCTCCACCTTGGTATAGGTGGGGTCGCAACCAGAACCAGCCGTACCTACGTCGCCCATGCGGTCAACATAGCCCAGCTTCTTACCGTCCTCAACCTTCGTCATTGGAGTGATGACACGCTCCAAGTCAGGGTCGTTGAACACAGAGGTGAATATGAGCTCATTGAGGTCTCTTATTGCACCATTGTCTACAGTGTACTGTTCGAAATTCATAATTCACTATGGGTTTAATTTGTTTAACATTCTTGATTATTTACGAGCGTTGCGCTTAGCCTCCTGACGCTCACGCTGCTCACGGAGCATCTTCTGGGTCTTGGTCTCGCCCTCATGCTGTCCGCCACCCTGATGCTCTTGGAAAGAGCGGTTACCAGTGTGGAAGGTGGACTTCATCTTGGAAACAGCCTCCAGCCATGCCTTGCCTCCGGCGTTGTTCACGATGTCGAGAATAGCAATCTCTTCCTCGCTCTTCTGAGCCTCGGTGAGAGTGGTCTTCTCAGCCTCCAGAGCGGCCTTGTCGCTTGCCAAGGCTTCCTTCTCGGAAGTCAGGGTGCTAACGGCGGCTGTCAGATTCTCCTTGTCGGTAGTCAGTGCTGACACCTGACTCTCCAAAGCTGTCTTGTCTGCCTCAAGAGCTTCCTTCTCAGAGGCCAGAGCCTCCTTCTCGCTGGTCAGGGTCTCTACCTGTGCAGTCAGGTCAGCCACCTGCTGCTTCAAGGAGTTAATATCCTCATCATTATTATCATCGGCGGGCGTGATGCTCTCGATGACTTCATCAGAGACTACGACAACGGTACCGTCGTCGAGAGTGTACGTGCCGTTTGGATAAGCCTTGTCGCCTACCTGCGGGTCACCATCTTCGCGCTCTACGGTAAATTCGGAACCGTCAGCGGCGGTAATTTTCTGATCGAGAACTGCAACGTCCTCAATCTTGGCTACTCCTGCCATTGACAGCAGCTTTGCCAACGTTCTGTTTTCAATCGAAACTTTCATTTTCTTGTTGTTTTTGTTATGTTTGGATGCTGTATTAGGCTCCACGGTAGATGATATGAAGCCAAGCTCGATAGCCTTATCCATATCAACATATTTGTCCTCATTCATGAGGGCCTGCAGTGCGCTGCGGTCTGAGCCCGTGCGCTCTACATAGAGGTCAAGGATTTTGTTCTGTTCCTCAACAAGCGACATCTGCTGTGCCGTCAGCTTGCTCTTCAGCTGCTCCAGCTCATCGGCTGTGAGACGGTCACCTGGCCACAAGTCGAGATAGGCAACAGCAGGGTTGTGGATGCACAGCCTTGCGTTCTTGTTACCGAAACGGCGCTCCTTGGGAGCTGCCAGAAGAACGATGGTCGCCATTGACGAGCACTCACCGTCGATGGTCGCCGTGATGTTCTTACCCGATGTACGGAGAGCGTCATAGATAGCCCAGCCTTCGATACAGTCACCGCCTGGGCAGTGCAGACGAATGTCTATGTCACCGTCATCATCCTTCATGGAGTCAAGGAACTCATGGATATCCTTGAAGCATACGCCGTCGGTTCCGTACCAGTCTTGGTACATCACCTTGGTTTCCTCATCAACGATTTCGTTGTAAATGCATAGTTTTGCCATTTTTTCCTGATACTTTGGTTTACGATAGCAAAATTAAGTATAAATGAAATAGGTGAAGGGATTTCTGTCTCGCAAAGCGGTGAACTCAAACGTGCAGTACCAGACACCAAAAAAGACCGCTCAAAGCCCTTTGCCTTGGCGGTCTTGCGGTTGCTCAAAGTGTCCTCACGGATTCTTTTTCGCCTATGGATAATTACACTACGTCTATCTCATAAACATTGTATTCGTAGGTATTCTCTTCATCGGCTCTCATTTCCTCCCAGCTACCGAAATCCTTGCCGAGCTCTTCCTTGAGCATGGCCAGCACATCTTCCTTGGTATCGAAATACTGGTCCTCGATGTCTGAGCCAGTGACCATGTAGCGGTTGGTATAGTACATTCCTTGGTCGTCATTGGTTTCCAGCAGCTCACAGCCGATTTCCTCTGCGTAGTAGTAATGGTCAAGGCCGTACTTCTCTGCAAGCATCTTGAACATTTCCCTGCAGGGCGTCCAGCGTGTCGCCGTCGTAAAGCGTACCTCGTTATTGGTCAGCTCATCCTCCAGATAGAACGTCCCCCCACAATGGATATTGTCGGCCTTCTCATCCTTGCCAAGCAAGTCCCTTACTATCCATCCCAGCCAGTCGCTTTCAGACAGGTAGGTGTCAGGACCTAAATCCTTACGCTTGGTGTTAATGACTCTCTTCAAATCTGCCAGCAGCTTCTTCGCTTTCTCTGGCTCTCCTACAAACGTGTAGTCCGTAAAACAAGTATTTGCCATAATTTTGAAGTTTTGAATTGTTGTTACTTATCTTATTTGCTACTTCAAAGGTACAAAAAGTTTATCAAATATGCAAGTTTTCGGCCAGAAAGTTTTGAAGAATAACGTTAAAATATGTAAGCAAATCCACGTTAAAAAATGTAGCTGCCTATCATCCCTGACGAGCAGCTACAACTTCAAAACTTAGCAAATTCCAGCGCATGGCGCTGTGTCTCTATATTAACTCGATGGTCAATAAGCATTTCAATGGGGTGTTAAGTGGGGTGCTATCCATGAGCATAGTCGATGGCATGGGATGCCAGAACATTCCGTAACCGAAACAGATTCCGCACCACCTCTGTATTCCTGGGCCTGGGTGCTCAAGATAGAACGTCAGGCTGTCCTTATCGCTGTAGTTCGTCCGAGTCCTTACTATCCAGCCGACAAAGACATTCTTCTTGTCGGTGGTCTCGACGAAGTTGTGCTTGAACATTTCCCCAAGGTATGCGGGCTTCATCGGCACCTCCATATCCTGATTAGACACGTCGAGCGTCAGCTGTGCCCGATACACCTTACCACGCTCCATGCTCCGGTGATGCAGCAGCTCATCGTATGCCAGATGAGGAAGCTGTGCCACCACCTTGTTCTGCTCTTCATCCTGACAGAACTTCCAGCTGTCGTAACACTCTACGGTGAATCCCTGAATAGTCTCTTTGTTCATAATGCTTACATTTTATCGTGTTCGTAAATAGCCTTCCCGTAAATCTTAGCTGCTCGGTATTCGAGGTTACACCCGTTACTGGCGTTCCAGCCGTGATCGAGATAGATGGCATCGCTCTGAAGGACTGCCGTCACACAGTGGCCTAATGCCACTTCCTCAGTAGTCGTGCTGATAATCTGCTTGATGTCAAAGGTGCTCACCAGCTTGTCATACTTTCTGAAGCGCATATCGCTGCTGATGATTTCCTTCAGGAGATTTATTCGGTGCTTGGCCGCACGTTTCTTCTCTTCTAACGTCTTCTCCGTTCTGGAGTTGATTGGTGTTGCAATGTATAGTTTCATTCTTCTCTGATTTTATGGTGAAGAGAAAGGGAGCAAGCCCCCTGTCCTCAGTTAAGCTGCTATCTCTTCCATCAGGGCATCAAGGTCGCTCTGGGCAATCTCCACGTCTTCACCGTCATCCCCATAGGCATTGATGAAGCTGATGGCTGCACCGTCACGCTCCCAGCCTGACAGGTCCTCGATGTTGTTATAGGGAACCTCGCTGTGTCTCATCTGTTGGTCACGCCACTCACCATAGACCTCGTAATCTACCATGATAAGGAAACCGTCCTGCTCGAACTCCGCATCAGTGACAGTTGTCAACTGGCCAGAGGCTTCAGTACCGTTGATTCGGTCTGCGATGGCCTTGATTGTCTCTTTCTTCAAACTAATTTTCTGCATGATTCCTAAGTTTTGAAAGTTTGTATTTATCTTATTTGCTATTACAAAGGTACAAAAAGTTTATCAAATATGCAAGTTTTTAGGCATATTTTTTCGGGGAAATTACAAGAAATTTTCAGGCATCGACTCCCGATAGTGTTTTAGAAATCAAGCTGCAGTTGGATCGGTACGTGTGACTTCTTTGCCTTGGTCTTTGCAAAGATGGGGCATTTGTCCTTGTATGCGCAATTATGGTTCTTGGCCTGCGAGAACCTTATTTCCCACAAGTCGGCATACTCTGGCGTACCCATCTTTCTTTCCTCGTTGAGATAGCTCACCAGCTGTATGCAGAAAAATCCGCTATTCTCGCTCTTGGAATCAACGAGTTCTATAAGTCCGTTAGACTGAGGTCTTCCCATGTTGCTGTGATTTGAATTGTTTAACCTTCTCGATAAGCCTTGCCTCTGCCTGTTCGATGTTTTCTCTCTTAACTTCGAGCTTGGCCTTTATCCTGATTACCTCCTGGTCCGTGTCTTCGCTGAAGAAAATGTTCATTACCTTCTGCTCAGATATGTAGGTGTCAAGAATACGCTTCTGCTTGGTGTACTGTGCCTTGGCAGCTACAAAGGTGTCGATATCCTTTTGCATACCGATGTTCACGCCCATCACCTTCTTGTATGGGGAATGGTAGATGCGCACACCATAGCGAGGGTATTGGCACTGGAGCTTTGCAGCACGCCACCGTACAACCCAGTCGTACTTCTCCGCAATCTGCCTCGGAAGGTCGTAGTGATAGAGCCTGACATACTCGCCTGCCTTGTCACCGTCCCTCTCGATGGAAATGAAGTCCCAATGCTCAATGCCGAGACTCTTTTCCTGTCTGGCGATCTCCTTTGCCATAAGAAAGTATTCCTGAAGAGATTCCTGTTTGCTTGCCATTTCTATTTCTCCTTCATTTTGTTCGACAACTTTTTTAGAAAAGGGGCACCCAAAGCGGATGCCCCAGACGGCTGCTTCCCCTCATTCAAAACTTCCCATGTAGCAAATAAGGTAAGTACTGAGGAAGCGCAACTGCCGTCAGAAGATTACGATGATTGGTATGACTGTCCCGCTCAGCTGCTGTTCTACTGTCACATAGTGATGCAACTCGTTTGCGGTGCAGTACTCTACCACTTCATCAAGACAGAACAAAGAAGCCTGGTCAGGATTGAGCGCACTCGACTTCACCTTGATTTTCGGTACGTCCGTGCCGTCATTGTAGTCCTCGACTTCACAATAGCAGCCTTCCACTGCTGTCCTCTCGAGCTCCCTGCGAAGCTCTGCGGCAAAAAACCGCATCTGTGGCTGGTCATGTCCCATATTACTTTCTCCTTCTATTTAGTTCCTCTGGTATCTGTGGCACCTCCATCCAGAACAAGGGCGCATAGCCTCTCTCGCTCTTTGGCAGGGCATAGTTCCCCTTTCTGTCCTTGATGGTATAGCGGATGGCGAAACTCGTATCTGAATGAACCACTAAGGCACTCAGCTCCTTCGTGGGCTTCTCTTCATCGTACCTGTGCCACTTGGAACCTTCTGCCAGGTCCTTGCGGACATACTCGATGTCGTGTTCATGCACCTTGTCTTCACACCACGTTATTTCCCACTCCTTGCGGGCCTCCGCAAAATCGGTCTCTCTGAAATCTTCCTCAGACAGTTCTCCTAAGTTGAGGAAGATGCTTTCTGGTAAGTTCTTCATATTCTATTGCTTTTGTTGTTCTATCTGCATATCGTAACCGTCCTTCATCATCTGGATATACAACTCTATTTTTGCCTTGACTCGCTGAGCAAGCTCCAGTCCGTGCTCTCCCCAGAACTGACCTTCCTTGAATTTGTTGGTCTCTCGGTCATAGGAGATACAGCAGAAGTTATGTTCCTTGTCAACCACATTGAGCCGTGGGTGTCCCCAATAGCTGTCAATCCTCACTCTCGGAATCTTCCAGTAGTCCCCCTTCTCCCTGTCTTCATCAAAGACTGGAGCAACGAAGCTCACCTCAATCACCTGCGGCTTCTCTGGATGCAGGAACTTTTCAACCTTGTTTGCCCAGAAATCATCTGGTCTTACCCATCCTTCGAGTAGCCAGTTCTTCTGTGCATACTCCTTGGCAAAGCGGAGCATGGCCTTGTTTGCTATACTTGTATTCATGACTCTAAATATCTGAAAAACCTTATTATGTAATATGCTATTGCTCTTTGCACCTTGATTCTTATTATACGTTGTTCCTTGGTTTCCGCTTTTAACAAGAGCCATTCCATCAGCTCCAGTATATAGAACGGCAGTTCAAACACGAAGGATAGAATAGTCGTAATAGGGTGGCGAACCATCCAGCGTACCTGATCGTCTGTAGGCTTGTTCATGACTCTTCTTCTATCTCGATTCCGATACTGGCCAACTTGGAAGCCGTCACTGCATAGTTCCTTCTCTCGCTTGGCGCATCCTCCTGATAGTAGGTCGCCCTCTGGTGCCAGTCCTCAAAACACTCCTTGCAGAATATACGGTTGAGCACGGCCACATAATAGCAGGTCTCTGACGGTAGGATTCCTCTGTTGCAGTCATCACAGCACATGAAACCACCACCTCCGACTGAGATAAAGCCACAGCCCTTGAACGGGCCTTCTGTTACAACGCCCTGCGTCGTCTCTCCGCCAGCTCCAAAGTCGATTTCCAGGAACTCGCTACACTTGCCCTCGATGATGAGGAACTTACTCTTTACTTTCTTGGCCATTGTTTTCGATTCTTTTGAATGAATATGCCAGAACCCACGGGTTACGTTCCCATGTCCCTTTACCGCTGACGCGATTGATAAACTCTGCGAAACAGTCACGCACTGGTGACAGCTGATAGTAACCGTACTTTGATTTCTTATCTCTGAACCTGTAGGACTTCAGTTTGTCATTAGGATTCCATTTTACATATGGGTAATGTTCCTTGATTCCCTCATGCAAGCAATCCTCGTCGCTGATATCCTGAAGCCTCTGAAGCCGGACATTCGTAATCTCGACACGATTTGGCATAAGCTCAGCCTTCACGAACATCTTGTTGTTCCAGCCTTTTGTGGTTCCTGCAGTCGTTTGCTTTCCTTTTTCCATCACGGCATGATTGAACAAAAGGAACTCACTGTATCTCTGGGCTATGGCCACAACATCACCCACCTTGAACCTCGGCACTATCGTATAGGTATCGAGAAGCGCACCCTTCCAGTACTTCCTTACGATAAACCTGTCGTTCTCCAGATGGGGTATCATGTATTCACCCTCTCCAAGTTCTGTAGGCAGAACGGCCAGGCTTTTCTCAATCCGTCTGGTGTCGGTCTTTGTCCCGTCGATGGCTGCTGATTGCAAGCCAAAGCGCTCGTTGAACATGAACTTATCCATGACTATCCTCCTTTCTGTCTCTTCCCTGAGTCATTTTGTTGTTGTATTTATCGCACTCATTCCAGAACTCTTCATTGATAACAATAAACTCGCCATCCATGGAACCCATTCTTCTTGCTGCCCTCTCGCAATAGTACACCACTGCGGACTTGTTCGTAGCATTGTCCTTCAGCTTGTAAACGAACAAAGCAGAACTACACAGGTCTTTCGGACGTACTCTCTGGTTGACAGCCTCGCCTTTCTTGTTGCGGGTACCCTTGAATAATAGGTACTCTTTCACGACTTTTGGCAAACTGATATCACGGTACTCGTCTATCGTTCGCTCTGCGAAAAACATACTATCCTTAATCATACTTTTCTATTTCATTTCCTTTATGGTTATACCAAATAACTTCCCCAGATAGTCAAGCCCAGCCTGACTGACATTATAGTAATACTCCTTGTTCCACTCTATGAAGCGACGGGTGGCAAGGCCTATCTTCACAAGCTCTTCCCAATCCACGTCCTCCTTCTGTGTCGCATAGAAATTCCTGTAAGCTGAATACTTCCCGTCCTTCGGCAGCTTATTGATGTTGTTCAGCCCTACGGCGTGCTTCATCTTGCTTAGCTGGGAGAAGGACAGCTTTACGTCCTTATCCATGAGCCTCCTTCAGTTTACAGTCCTCGAACTCTTCACCACACATACAGGACAGGCAATGACGGCATACCGTACAGATATCCTTATCCATCCTGCTCTGTGGGTCAACCTTCGGCTTCTGGCACTTACACGCCTCCAGATGCACGTTCTCTGTGATGAACACCTCGTCACCATCAGCCACGGCCTGCATGATTTCCTGAGAACGCTGCGAGTCCACACCATACGCAAGAGCAATGCCAAGATAGGTTGCTCCGCACTCATGACAGCGCACGGCAAGTATGGGCTTCGTGATGGGATTCGGCTCTTCGGTGCCTGCTCCAGCGATAGCCTGAACTATGCTGTACCTCGCCTTGCCCAGCCATGTGTTGGCCTTGCGTAGCTCCTGACACCTTTTGCGGTCATCGTCAGGCATCGGCTTGCGTGACTGTGACGCTCTGGCGTTTATCATCCGCACATTAGCGTCGTTCCTTGTCACCAGCTCGTCAATCATGGCAAGCCGGACGTTCTTCGTGTTGCTCATAGGGAACCTCCTTTCGCATCCAGATCGTCTTCGATGGCTCTCTGAGCGAAAGCCTTTACCTTTTCCTCGCTTCTCTCGTCAGACACAAAGACGTGCTCGACCTTATTGATGCCCAGGGCACTATCCATTATTTTGAACTTCCCTTTAAGACCAAGGTCAAATATTCCCTTCGGCATAGACATGGAAACTTCTGTACTCTTACCTTTGGGATAGACGGTGCATGAATTGGTTTCAAGAATATGCTCCTTGTTTTCAAGGACAAGCTTCTTTACCTTTTCACGAGTCTCAGACAGAACAGCCTCCAGTTGCGGTGCTAATGTCTCATCAACGAGCACACCCGACATCAGGTGAAAGCCCATTTCGTAATACTGCTGCTTTACTTTCTGTATCATGATAATTTCTCCTTTTCTTCTTGTGTTAATAACTCCCTTGCATCATAGCCGCACCAAATACAGGTGCCAGAGGCTACATGCGGTGCCCAGTTCTCCTTTCCGCATTTAGGGCAACGGATGAGGAGCAGGGCGTTTTCCCATAGCTCCACACCGTTAGCGACTTTCCTTATCTTCTTTCCCATATTAGATTAAGTGGCTGATGCAGAACGAACGGAAGCCCTTCTTCTCGATGTCCCAATAGGCGACGGTAGAGTAGCACGGCTTACGGGTTGTACCCTTCGGCTCATAGTTGACCACACCTGATTTCAGGGTACCGATAGCTGTACGAATCTCGCCACTGGCCTTGCGGTACTGGAACTTCACTACGCCCTTGGCCATAGCAACCTTCAACTTGACGGCCTTCCAAGCCTGCTTCATGGCCTCGCTCAACGTTCTTACCTCGGCTTTCTTGAGGATAGCCCAAGCTGCCTTCATTACCAAACTCTTGTTTGCACTCTCGATGTTTTTAACTGTACTTGCCATAATCTTGAAGTTTTGAATGTGAATAACTTATCTTATTTGCTACTTCAAAGGTACAAAGAATTTATCAAATATGCAAATTTTTAGGCAAGTTTTTTCGGGAAAATTACAAGTTTTTTATGGCAGAACACCTAACTCTCTAAGTATCTTCCTGAGCTCTGCCCTGTCCCTGTATTTCTCCGTGACGTTTAGAATCCTTGCGGTCTTCAGCGAATAGAAGATGCAACTGTATTCCGTCTTATCTATTGCTCCACCATCTGGATTGCGATAATGGCCTACAGACTTTTTCAGGCACCTCTCGTCAATCTCCATCGTGACACAATACTCTGGGTCTGTAACACCACTCAGCCAATGAATGGCATCGTCTGGGTCTTCCGTGAAGAAGCAGAAGCCAACGCTCGTTGTCAGCCATCCTTCATGCCTGCTGTCATTATAGAGCATTTCGCCAGACAGCAGCTTCAGATATTCCCCCTCAGACATGAAACGGTGTACCTTCATACAGCTACCTTCCCCAATTCCTCTATGAGCATTTCAACCTCCAGAGCCATGATAGCCGTCGCTCCATGGTAAGCCTCCTTGTCTGGAACCGTCCCGAGACTCTTCCCGTAGGCTTCCACCATCTTACGCCTCGATGCAAGGAGCCTGGCCTTCACGTCCTTCATGGCCTTACGATAGCCAAGGACAAACAGCTCCATGCCTTCCTGAGCATTGACAGGGTTCCTGTTCTCGATGCTCCCGTTAGTCTGCTGATTCCCTGCTTTCTCCATCATCATTCCTTCGTTACATATAAGTCCCTCGATTCCTCATCACACTTGTCTATTGCATGATCGTCTTTGTCTGCTGGAAGAGGGTTCCTCAACCAGCGTAGGCAACCGTTCTTCAACAGACAGCCTATGCCCCTGCAGAATGTGCAAATCATCCCTGACCTCCTTTCTTCCATGCGAAACGTTTTCTGCTTTCCAGATATCCAAGGTTCATTGCATTGGCATACGCTTCCACCTCAAACGGTATGGCACGGTAGGCCTTACTCCAGTTCCATATCTTCAGGAAGTTCCAGGCGAACATCAGCACGTACATAAGATAGAAACCGATATACCACAGCTCTCGCTCCTGTGCATAGTGAATGTCCTCATGGTTCTTCACTATCGGAGAAACCTTGTTGACATACTCTTTCCTGACAATCATCCAGCGAAGGATGGTTATTGCCACATAACCCTTCATGGGGAACCATGAACAAGTGACCATTTTAAGATGCTTGACTTTATTCATATCTCATTGCTTTTGGTTTGACTCGACTTTCCCACATGGCGGCTCTTTGGCATACTCAACATACCCGTTGAGCTTCCGACAGAAACGCCCATTGATGGCATTGAAGGCCGTCTCACATTGCATACAGACCTGATTACTTCCTTTTCCCATATTCCAGTTTTCCTGAATTGATTGTTATCAGGATGAACAGGATATCTGCTAATGCCAGAATGATACAAAGCACTCCACCTGCCACTAAGCCTATTGCCTCTAACGCCTCCATATCCACTCTACTTTGGTTTGCAAAACAGCTCCATAGCCGTACCTCTTACATTGGTCATGAAACCGTCATGGATGACTTCATACCATCCGCCAGACAGCACAGACTTTATCTCTCCCTTGTCGATAATAGGAACCATGATACCCTTCTTGGTCTTGACGATATCGCCGACCTCGAAAACGCCATCAGCACGTTCCTTTGACTCTTCCTTCTTTCCTACCAGCCTATCGAGTTGCTCTTTGGTAAGTTCACAGACAAACGGGCCTGCAATCTCGGTATAACGGTAGGTATTCCCGTTTTCCTCAACTCGGATATTCCACTCAGGACAACAGCCAGGCCTTGAAGGAGGGAACTTTAGAATCTCCTTAATCGTCACAACTTCACTGAAGATATCGACAACCTTCATCCCTTCCTTGTAAACGAATGGGTCTGCATCCAGTTCGCAACTGTGACTCCACGGGTCTGACGCTATAACGGCGCTCCCGTCTGTTCTTACGTTGATTGTATATTCCTTCATTTCATTTCGGTTTTCGCTGTAAAGGGGCCGTCCACTTAGTCATGCCGTTAATCAAGACAGGCAGACGACCCCAGGCAGCAAGCAACTACTAAAAATTATTTCTCTTCGTAATCTTCCCACTCAGAACATGAGTCAGAGCTTTCTACTTTCTTGCCGGAGTCCTTGCACTGGTAATCAGGGCTGAACATTCCGACGTTCTCACACTTCTTGCAGAAATAGCAGATTCTCTCCTTGACCATACTCAGCCCTCCATAATCTTCTGGCACGTCTGCAGGACACTAACGCACTTGTCGATATCGAAACGGTCATCAGTCCTCACTCCGCTTTCCATATCAATCCAGAACTCGCCTTCGACATTCTCCATAAGGTACTCAAGCTTTTCGCCTACGTTATCAGGATTCAGACCTCCAGCATATCCAACCTTCAAGCCAGGAATGTTTAACGGCTTGACTGGCGTATCTATGCCACGGCCTCCGGAGGCATCGAGCAACACGGACATCTTCGTGCGGTTCTTGATTGCGTTGAAGATGTTCATGGCTCCAGCTGATTTCTGCTGGATGATAAGCTCGCTAAGGTCGATGGGCGGACGCATATACTGTGTCTTGTCATTCGGTTGCTCCATGCTGATGTTCACTTGGCACCTCTGGAACAGTCCGAACATTCCCCGTGTCACCTCAAATGCAGGCTCCCAGTTCTCGCTTACAACGGCTCTGGCTGCAGAACCACACAGATGACAGGAAAGATTCAACCCCTGCCAGCGTAGGTTGTTCAACTGTGACGGGTCGAAGAAGCGAGGCCCGTTCTCCTGCCAGTTCTTACTCAACAAGACTCCCCATTCTACAAGTGGGTATTCGTCCTGAATCTCTTTCAACACTTTCAGATCGGTTTCGACACCGATACCAGTAAAGGTGATTTGTTTTAACATTGCCATACTCTATTGGTTTTAGATTTATACTGTTGCCATTTCTCCGAACATAACAAGCTGGCCGTCTGGCTCTGCCACTGGTGCTGCCTCTTTCTTCTTGCGCTCAGGCTTCTTGCGCTCCTTATGGGTCTTCTTAGGCAAGTCCCATCCCTTGGTCTTGGATTTATATACAGCCACTTCGTAGTTGAACCTCTCCCAGACCTCTTCATCCAGAAACTCAAAGTGCATGGTTCCCTTCTTGTATGCCTTGCAACGGAAGAAGCCCCAATCGAACCACTCACCCCACGACTGTCCGATGTAACGGCTCCCAAACATATGAGCACGCTCGGCTGTCGTTGACAGGTCCTTGATTGAATCATAGTCCACTCCAGTAAGATAGCAGAGAGCCTTGCATACGTCCTCCATCTTATTTCGGTTTCCGCTATAGGAAAGACGCACATATTCCTCCTTACAGCCGTAGTGCTCGTATTCCGTCATCCAAGGCACGATGAACTTGCGGTTGACCATATAGTTCGCGTTTGTCTTCCATTTCTCACCTGCCCCTGAGTTCTCAGCAGAGAAGGAACAGATAGTATCGAAAGCCTCTTCAAGAGCCGACATCATACGCTGCCCTGTCGTCTGAATGACGATATCAATGATTCTGTAGATGTTGGCCATAGTGAAGGGCGCACTCTTGCTGTCCTCGATGAACTTGTTTATCTGCTCATGGAGCTTGGTCGTTGCATACTTCTGCATATTCAGCTTGTCAAAGATGATACGCCAATAGTACTTCTGAAGAGCCTTGCGATATCCTGAGTGACTGACTGTCGTTGCCCTGTCATCACTGGTGACGGCCTTGAACTGAACAGGCAGATATCCGTACTCGACCTTACGTTTACACGGCTCACCTGTTGACTTCACATCATCGACGTATTCCACATAGGTAGCAGCCTCATTGATACGCTTGGTAGCCTCCATTACGTCATCGAACATCTTCACGGCTGATACGTAACGGTTCACCAGTTCCCTGATGAAGTTATACGGCATGATGCCTTCACGCTGATTGGCGTTGGCCATGTCCTCATCGTACTGCGAGAAGAAATAGCCTGCAAACTCATTGTCACCCTCTCCGTGCTTGTAGAGCTTGACCATGCTCACATAGCAACGGGTACGCCTCTCTGCGTCATGCTCAAAGACTGCGCCAAGGCTTTCTGCCCGGCCTTCGTTCTCTATCAGCTCAACAAGGCGCTGGTTCTTGTCGTATCGGCTATACCCGTTCACCGTCTCGCTGTTGCACAGTGCGGTAATGGTGCAGCCTGGAGGCGCTATCTCGTAGGCATGAAGAATATGCTCGGCACCCTTGCTGAAGGGAGGATTCATAACTATCATGTCTATGTGGCTCACCATTTCTGGCGTGACCGTCAGGAAGTCATTGGCAATGACCTCACATTTTCCGTCAAGGAGCTTGCGGATATTCGGGTCATTCTCACAGGCTATGACCTGACCTGCGCCATGTCCTTTCAGCCAGTCAACGATGTTGCCCTTACCTGCTGACGGTTCAAGAATTGTCTTTCCGATAAAGTCCTCACCCATCATCATCTGCTCGATGACAGACACAGGGGTAGGATAGAAATCTGGGTTGTCTGTAAAGATGTTCATACGGATAGTTCTTTGTAGGCCTGAGTAAATCTAACGGAGTTCCTGAGCTGGTCGATGACGTCCTGCTTCAAATCGAATCGAGAGGGTAGTCCCTGAAAGACACAGGGCTGAAAGGAAGCACCATTCCGTTGGAATGTCTCTAACGTCCAGAACGAGCCGACGAAGGCGACACGTCCGAAACGCTCAGTCTTGTTTGCCCTGCGTGTGGCGATTAGCTTGAAAGCCCCGTCGTCGCTGTATGCGACAATACGCCTGGCGGTGTTCTCGTAGACCTTACTTGCCATAATGTTATTAGTTTTGATGTTACTTATCTTATTTGCTACGGCAAAGGTACGCAAATTTTATCAAATATGCAAACTTTTTGCCTAAAAACTTATCATTTCTACTATTTTTTATTAGCCGTCGGCCTTCGTGATGGTGATTACTCCGGCTTCATACGGGAAATGCCAGTCGTCGGAAAGGCACTTTTCCTCAAAGGCTCTGAGGGCTGCTGCCTTGGCGTCCCTCGTCACTCCGAAGTATTGCAGCCTGCCATTCAGGAGGTCAAACGCTCCTTGGTAGTTGGCCAGCTGTGAATAGTGCTCAGTCCCCTTGATGTACGATACCCTGAAGGACAGTGACCGAAGATAGGCCATCTTCTTTATCTCCTTGTCTTGGTCAGTGATGTAATGCTGCTTCTCGATGTGCTTGAACACCCAGCCCGTGACCTGCTCACGGCTCACCTTGTCACCATAGATGGCTTCAGTGACCAAGATGATGTACTCCATGTCAACGTAGATATCGCACTTCCAAAGCTCATAACGGACGTATGTCTCTGGCTCAACCTTCTCTCTCAGCCGTGCATAATAGGCTTCGAGGTTGTTCTGCATTTCCTTCATCGGCTCATTGGAAGAGGTGCGATAAAGCACCTGTTCCTGAGCGTCCTTAATGTCTTGGAATATCCACTTCTTACTCATTGTTTTGCTGTATTTGGGGTTACTAATTCAGTGATACCTCGCTTGATCGCCTTATTCTGTCTCTGGTTTTCCACACTTTCGCAAATGGCAATCCTGTAGCCAGCCCTTACGAGCTTCGGAAGGTATGTGTCAAGCGCATGGTGTGGGAAACCAGCCATCCGTATATTGTCAGAACTACGTTTCGTTAGCGTGATTCCGAGGGTCTTTGCGCATATCTGTGCATCATCCTCGTATGCTTCATAGAAGTCACCCAAGCGGAACAGCAGTAATGCGTCTGAATGCTTCTCCTTTAACTGTTGGAACTGCGCCATGACGGGATTGATTGATACGGTCTTGCGCTCTGGGTGAGCCTTGATGAACTCCTGCAGGATATTCTCATCATAGCAGAAGCAGATGTTGTTCTCGCATGACGGGCTGTAGTTGAAGTCCAGCGCCTTAATGCCGTACTCATTGCGGACTGCCCCCTTGCACTTATGACGGTTGGCCTGCTCGATGCAGTAGTCCTGAATCTCTTCAAAGGTAGATACCTTCTCCCCAAGCTGTGCGCTGGTCACGATGCTTACTATCTCTCCGTTCTGGGAGCTGTAGAGCTCCACGCTGAAAAACTTATTTGCCATAGTCGTATGATTTATGCGTTCTTGATTCTCTCGTTTATCCAGTCAAGTTTCTCCTGGTATGCCTGCTTCTGCCCTGACAGGTTGGCAATGGCCAGCTCTGCCTTATGCAGTTCTTCCATACTGGAGGCGAAAGCACTTCCGAACTCAACGGCCTTGATACGCTTCTTGATATCCGCAATAGCCTTCTTGAGTCCCTTGATACTCAGGATGCTTCCGTTTGCAATGGCAGCGTCCAACTGGTTCTTGATGCTGTTATAAGCAGCTGATTTTGTCTCTTCGATTGTCATATTGCCAAAGTTTTGAATATTGTTACTTATCTTATTTGCTATTACAAAGATACAAAAAGTTTATCAAATAAGCAAATAAATAGGGAGAAAGTTTGCTTGAAAACAGAAAAAAATTACTACCTTTGCGGCCAGATTTCAAACTCTCCAGCTATGACAAAGAAAACAAAGAAAATCATTCTGTGGGTGGTCGGCATCTGGGTCGCCATTTCCCTCGTACCTGCTCTCTTCTCTCATTCGTCTATCGAGCAAGCTCCCCCTGTTCAGACTGAAGCCCCAGCAGTCAAGACCATCAACACTGCCGATGATGCAGTACTGAGACGCTGCAAGAATCTGTATAACAAGCTCATGTCCTTCAAGGACTCCCCAGACTTCCACCTATACGGATTCGGCAAAGGAGGCGACTATCATGGTTGGTATATGGCTGCTCACAACTTCACCAAGGATGATGACCTTCACCTAATGCAAACCTACGGCTTCGTCTCTGGCGATATCCTCATGCTCGGTCAGGAATACGTTTCGTCAAAGGGACAGGAAACAGACTATTCCAGACAGAAGCGTGAGGAACTTGAAAGAATCTTCTCTTGCAAGACGTGGGAGGTCTCAGAATAGCTCCATCTGCACACACTCTTCTTTCAGGCGGTTCTCTGCAATGCGGTAGAACCGCTGATTCTTTTCTATGCCGATGTACTTACGCCCAAGCCTCTGAGCCGCTACGGCTGTCGTTCCTGAACCAAGGAACGGGTCAAGTACCACACCCCCGACTGGTGATGACAGGCTGATAAGCCTTGCCATGAGGTCAACGGGCTTCTGGGTCGGTGTCAGCTTCTTAGTGACCACGGGGAAATGAAGGATGCGGTTGTACTGCTCACAGTCCTCCAGCTTATTGAGGGCCGTTCCGTCATCATAGATGCGGACAATGAACTCTGCGTTCTGGGAAAAACGGCTCTTGCTGATAATCGTCAGCGGCTTCTCCCATACCAGGATTGAAAACTTGCAGGCGTTCTCTTCTGCCCATTCGGCATAGATGGGAACCTGAACCTCTGAGCAGAAGATGTAAGCGTTCATCTTCTTCATCAGCCTTGGTGTCATGTTCAGCCATCGGTAGATATCCTCCCTGCCGAAGCCAGCCTTGATACGACACTCTTCCGTCTCGTCATCATAGTCATACAGGCCGGACTTCGACATCAGCTTCTTGGACGTTTCCTTATACATCTTCGTACAGTTGGCCTTGGTGAAGTTATAGGGTGGGTCTGTCACTATCAGGTCGATGCTGTATGCTGGCAGGTCATCCATCACTTCAATGTTGTTGCCATAGAACAACTGGCTCTTCTCAATGGTATTGAAGTACTTCATAGCTTCACACGCTTTGTCATCCTGTCGATAATCTTGTAGATACCTCTCTCGCTCTTCCCGTACTTCTCGCTGAGGTGACAGACGATATAGCCCACCTTGTGGTGCTTGGCTTTCAGGTCCTTAAATTCCTCTACGAGCTTGAGGTATTCGATGTCCTTCACATCAATAGAGTTCTCTACTAACGTCTCGATCAACGTCTTGTTTGCTTTCAGTAGTTCAAATCGTGTCATTTAGAATCGTGAATTATGTTATTATTCAATGTTGTCAAGTGTCTCTACGACCTCCACCTCTCTCTGGCGCTCTGCAATCTCCACGACAGAGACAACGGGATGGATGGACTCTGCAGCCTCCTTGAAGCTCTCGGTCAGCTCATCGGTAGGCATATTATAGTCACGGTATGCGTTGGTGGCCTGCATGGGTACCACACCAGCACCGATATCATTCATGGCCGCAAGAAGGGGCTCGAATATCCTTGTGGCCTTTGCAGTCATGACGAACTCGCCGTTTGACAGGTTCGCTGGTATGCTGTCACTGGTTCCCGTGCCTGGTCCTGTAACCTTACCGCCCTGAGCGAAGTTTGCCGACTTGACGGTACTTACAGCCGTGGCGATGTTCGCAAGGACGGTGGCAATCGTCGTGGCAATGGCAGCAAGGTTGGCAGGGTATGGAAGAGCCGAAGCGCTGGCCACACCTGCGGATATGGCACGACCCGTATCAATGGTAATCTGTGCCAGAGTGATAATCTTACTCAGACGGGCAAAGTTCTCGTCACTCTCACCGATGGCGGCAGTAAGAGAGACAAGGCTGTTTGACAGGGTACGCATGGACTGGTAGTAAGCCTTGCGGTTCTTTATCTCTGCGTTCTGGAAAGCCAGCTTGGCATCCACCTTGGCCTTCTCTGCTGCAAGTTCCCTCTGGCGGTACTGCTCCATCGTCTCACCCTCCATCTGGCCAGCCCTCACAACGGCCTCGTATTTCTCCTGTGCGGCCTGCTGACGGACAGCAAGAACGGCCAGCTCTCCGTCCTGAACTACGTCAAGGTTCAACTGCTGGAAGCCAAGCTCACGCTCGATGTACTCATCCTTGTCTGCCATGTCTGCCAGCTTCCACTCTTCACTCCATATCTCGAACTGCGTGGCCTCGTTCTGGAAAGCCAGCTCACGCTGCTGGATGAGCTGTTGGCGGTACTGGTCATCAAGAGCAAGGTCATCCTGACGGGCCTTCTCCCTGATGTTGGCCATACGCTCCGCAAACTCCTGCTCGACGGCAAGTTTCTCCTGAGCGGCTTCATAGGCCATAGTGGACTCGACACCGTACTGTTCCTCTGCCTGGCGTACCTTCTCTTCGGCATCAGCCATCCTGTCCTCCTTCTCTCTCTGGAGAGCGATCTGATTCAGGCGTAGCTGCTCGTTGAGCTGGTCTTTCTTCAACTGGAGTTCCTGCCAGCTTCCCTTCTGAACAACAGACAGACGGGACTCCGTGAGCTTCTGCTGCTCCTGTATCTGACGCTCCAGCTCCTTCTCATCGAGCTTCTGCAGTTCCTCGTTCTTCTTCTGCTCCTTCAAGAGAATAGTCCTGCGAATGGCTTCCTTTGCTGCTTCCGTCAGGTTCTTCTCGGTATTCAGGCGAACGGTGAGCTTGCGTATCTCATCGTTATATTGCTTCTCCAGCTGAGCACGACGCTTGGCTGCTGTATCTTTCATCAGGTCAAGCATGGCCTTCTCTGCTTCCTCGAAAGCCTTCCGTTCAAGCTCTGCCTGCTTCTTGGCTGTGTTGTCTTGTCTGCCGGACTTTCCACCCTTGCCCTGCTTGGTACCCGTCAAGTCCTCATAGGCTTTCTGAGCCTCCTGCATGGCCTTACGTGCTGCAAGGACTTCCTCAGTGGTGGCGTTCTGGTCCTTGATGATACGCTGGTACTCAGCCTTGGCTTCATCCCAGTCCTGCTTGGCCTTCTTGGCGTCCTCAGCGTACTTGGTCTTGGGCTTGTCACTTTCCTTCTCTGACTCTTCCGCAACGGCCTTGTCTGGGGTCTTTCCCGACGGGGTGCCTGTAGGCTTCGATGCTGGGGCGGGTACAGATGAGCCACCGCCTCCAAATGCCTTGCTCTTTCCAGCCTTGTCAATGGCATCGACGGTAGAGTTATAGGCACTCACCACATTGTCGGCAATCTCCGTTCCTGCATCCTTGGCGTTCTGGACTGTTCCCTTCAGGAAGTTCGTAACGGAATTGGCCACACCCTGCAAGCCTCTTTTCATCTGAGTCCAGTTTAATGTCAGCAGTCCTTCAAGGGCTGTGCCTACGCTGCCGATAATTCCAGCAAGGAGTTTGAAGCCCTCCCATATCTGTTTCAGGCCTGTCTTGAAGATAGTCCACACGGTCTTGAACACGGCACCGATGACAGCGATATCGGTCTTGATGATGACAAGTGCGGCCTGCATCAGTCGGCTGTTCTCCATGAACTCGGAGAACCAGTCGGAAATGGCCTTTAGCTGTTTGATGAGCCAGTTCAATCCCTGCTTGATGAAGTCCGTCACGGCTGATGTCAGCTTACCGAACCAGCTGTTGCCGTCACCCATGAGAGAGAATAGTTTCTGCAGTGCTTCAAAGGCAAGCATGATGACAGCCGTGAAGATGAAGCTCTTCAAGGCTACCTTGGCTGCTGTGACGAAACCGCTTACGGCGACACTCGCTGCGGCCATTGCGGACTTCCAGGCATTACCAGAGTTCACGGCTGCTGCCGTTTCCCATGTCTGTATCTCTGTCAGCTTAGCCTTCACAAGAGCCTTCTCTGTCTCTGCCAACTGGCGTTTGTTGGCCAGTACCTTCGCCTCCAGCATGGTACGCTCCGTGCCTGATGCGCTTTCCAGAGCAACCTCTTGGGCTGCTACGGTCTTGCGTAGGGTAATCTCCTGATTCTGGAGGTTACGGACGGTAGTGGATGCTGCCTCTGCGTTGCTTACTGCTGAGTTGCGGATGGTCACAAAGGAAGCCTGAGCCTCCTTGACCAGCCTTGCAAAGCTGATGGATGCAAGGAGTGTAATGAGCAAGTGGCCGACCTCTGGCAAATGCTCTTCCAGCCAGCGCACACCCTCTGTGAGTCCCTGAATAGGAGAGACAAGTGCTTCGCTGTTGCTCTCACCCAAGGATATCTTGAATGACTCCCATGCGGATGACAGGGAGAAGATGGACTGAGACACGTTACTGTAGGACTGCTCGAACATACGTTCCGTCGTTCCCTGAGCCTCATTCAGCGTCCCCAGCTTCTCACCCAGTCTGTCAATGTTGCCGACGAGTGCCATGACCTGCGGAGTACAGCGACGTCCGAAAACGTTGGCCAGCAGCTCTGCGGAATTGGAAGCCTCCATGATTCCACTGTCCTTTAATCTCTGCAGGGTCTTTGTCAGGCCCTCCGTCTCTAAGGACTGCTGGTTTATCTCAATACCGAACTCCTTGAAAACCTTCTGCTGCTTGGCTGTTGGTGATGACAGGCCAAGGATGACCATACGAAGGGCGGTACCTGCATCGGCACCACGCACACCGACGTCTGCCAGCACACCAAGGGCGGCATTGACTTCCTCGACGCTCTGGTTAAGCGCATGGCCGAATGGTGCGGCGTTCTTCAGGGCCTCTCCCAGCTCTATGACGTTTGTGGCAGAACTGGCGGCGGTCTTGGATAGCACGTCATTGGCGTGTACCATTTCTTCCTCACTAATTGGAAGGGCAAAGCCTCGCATGGTGCGAATCATAAGGTCACTGGCTTCATCAAGGCTGATCGTGTTTGCCTGAGCCAGCTGCAGGGTTCGTGACAGTGCCGTTGTCGCCTCTGTTGCATCGAAGCCGCCACGGGCAAGGTTCTCCATGGCCTTTGCCGCATCTGTGGCATGATAGATGGTCTCACGTCCCATCTTTCGGGCCTCGTCGGTCATCATCTTCATATCCTCTGCAGACGCATTGGTGACAGCACGGACTCTGGCCATACCGTCCTGAAAGTCCCTTGTGACCTGCAACACGTCCTTGGAGAAAGCCAGCAGGCTTCCGCCTCCCAGAGCCAACAACATCTGCTTGCCGATATCGGCCACCTTCATGCGGATGGTCTCAAGACCTTCTGTGGCACTCTTGTAGTTACCCACGTTACGGTAGAAACGCTGTGTCTCTTCCTCTGCACCTTTCAGCTCAGACGTTATCTGGTTGATATGGTCTTTCAGCTCATGACCTTTTGCGGATTCACGCTCTGCACGGCTCATGGCATCCCATTTCTGAGTGGCGTTGGATAGCTCTGCCCTGAGCTGTTTCAGGCTCCCCTCCTGCTCACGGGTAGCCTTTATCTGGTTGTTTACCTGCTTAGACAGTGTGCGCATCTGCTCGCTCTGCTGATGGATATACACATTGCTTGCGGCCATGCTGCTCTCATACTGTTCCTGAGTGATGGTACCAGCCTTCAACTCCTTCTTCAAGTCGGCCTGGTACTTACGGGCTTCAGCCAGTGAGGAACGGAACTTGGCAAGGCCCTCGACAGCATCTTGGTACCTTACCTGAATGTCTATGATTTTTACTCTTTCGTCTGCCATGTCCTATGTTATTTTTCGAGTTCTCTGAATATACGGGCAACGTTCTTGTTTGAACGCTGTGTATAGGTGATATAGCCATAACTGTAAATCTGGCACCAGATGTAGGCGTACTTGTTCGGATAGTTGTCATCCTCCATGATGTCGGAAGTCCAGTAGGATGATAGCCCTTGTGTAATCAGTGGGTCGCCACCGATGGCCTCGACAAGCTTGTTGACCTTCTTCAAGGTGGCTTCCTTGGATATCGCCTCGAATTGCATTGCTGCAGGCAGATAGCCCTTCTTCCCCGACGGGAAAGCGTCAAAGTCAGCAACAAAGGCGGCAGCACTGTACGGCTCCGTCTTGTAATATCCGTCTGACTCCGTGACAGAGGCAATAATCTTCTGAGTGTTCCCCAAGCCGTCCCAGCTCTTGCCGTATTCCAGACCTGCTATCTTCACACCAGAACCGCCGAAGGCAAGGCTCATCCACATTCCGCCGGAATACTTAACGCCTTTCTTGGCAATGATGAAACGATGAGTGCCATCTGAGAAAGCCACTCCTTCTGCTACGTCATTGCTCTTGCCGCTCGCCTTCCACTCTTCTACGGTGTAGAAGTTCAGGTCGGTATCGACAATGAGCGACTGGTTCTGGTCAAGCCTCGTAGTGTCGATGGGGACGTTACCCTCGGCCACTATCAGCAGGTATCTCTCTATCTGCTTCATCAGACCATTCACCCTTGCACGGATGGTAATCTTCACCTTGTCATTGTTCCTGATGGTGGCCGTAGCCTTGAACCCTGCAGCAGTCACGTCGCTTATCGTAACGACAGAGCTTCCAGAGACAACACTGATATCCGTAATGGTAGCTCCTGCTGGATCGGTAGCGAAGGTGTACTGGACGGTCTTGCTCTGGCCGACGGTACCAGTCACGCCGTCATCACCGTTTGCGGACAGACTGGCAAAGTTTATCCTCTCCACCTGTCTCACGTCAGCGACGGGATGAACACGCCTTTTCTCGTTCTTTGTTGCTGTATTCAGCAGCAGCTCACCGTAGGCGTTGTGCGTCATTCGCCACTCCTGTTTGTCGTTATACTGTGTGGAACTCGTCTCTCCACCTCCGTTTGACGTGTCAAACCTCTCACCGCCTATGGTGGTCAGAAGGTCATTGACAAGGCTCAGCTTGTTCTTTATCATGTTCAGCTGTCCTACAGTAGCAAGGTAGCTGCCCACACCGCTTGGGAAATAGCCGGACTTCACCTGTCCTACGGTAGAGTCGCTAATCTGTGCTATGATGGCATCGGTATTCGCCTTCCCGTTGAAGTCGGTAAGAGCCTGTGTCTTGTCGGTTGTGGTGAACTGGCCACTGACAAGTGTTCCCTCGCTGTTGATGATGAAGCCCGTCTCGGTTGGTGTCATCCCCGTCTCTCGATATCCGCCTATAACAACCTCCACGGTTTTCTTCGACATCATGAAGCGATGTGTGCCGTCAGACAAGGCTATTCCGTCCGCATCCTCATTGAATACGCCGGAGTTCTTCCACTCCTTCTTCGTCCAGAACATTCCGTTGATATCGACAATCATCACGCCCTCGGTGTCAAGGATATCGGGATTCCATGAGTTCTTGTAGGAGAAAACGACCTCCTTTGTCGCTGTCAGCTCTTCACTATCACATTCGGCAACCACCGTGACTACGGTTTCCTGGTCGCTGGAGATATTCGTCACTCCCAGCGTGAAGCCGGAGTTCGTGACGTCACTGACCACTACGGCCTTGTTCGATGAAGTGACACTCTTCACGGTCAGCGCCTTTGGAGTCGGCTGTGTCTTGATTGTGTATTTCTGCGTACCCGTTCCGTTCGGAGCCTCGTAGCCTGCCGCACCGTCGATGGCCAGATACAATCCCTGCAGCTTCACGCTATGGGTGACCTCAAAGGATGAGTTGTCTGTCAGTGTAGTCCTGATGGTCAGCGTGACCGTCTCTTCCGTCGGCGACATGGTGTTTGCAGTCAGCTTGAATCCTGATGTGCTCACGTCGCTTACGGTGACGCTATCCTTGTCTGCCGTGACCTCCACGCTTGCAGCCGTCACGTTGGCATAGGACGGCGTATAGGCCAGAGCATATGCCTGGGCGGTCTTGTTGGATATGACAGCAGGGCCAGAGACGGTGACATCATTCACCTTGACAATGGTCTCGCCCTGATGCTCTTCGCCCCAGTCGTCATTGATGACGGACTTATCCACGGTATAGACGAAGTAGTAGAGCTTCTTTCGGTATTCATGAATCAGCTCACCTTCCCTGTTATAGATGTCAAAGGCGAACTTGATTACATGGTACTGGCCGTCCTCTGCCTGAGTGAAGGTCTTCGTATGCTCGCCTGGTGCCAGCAGAACGTCATCATAATAGACCTTCAGCCCTGCCTCCAGCGTCTCTTCGTACTCAGTATCGAAGCCCACAATCTTCTTGATGGTGTAGCGCACCTTCTCAGCGACATAGAGTTTCAGCGTATAGGGGTTCCCGTCCCATGAATCGTTGTACGGGCTTACCCACTGAGACAGGTAACACCTGCCGTCCTGATGGCCTGCATTGTCCGTATAGAAGTACGGTTCGCTGAGGGTGTTTCCGCTGGTACTCCATCCCTCATTCTGATTGTTCACGTACAGGTCAAAGACCAGCGGACACGGATTCGATGTGTATGTCCTCTTCAAGTTGAGGGTGAACGACAGGAAGCCGCTTTTCAGGGCGTGCTCAAAGCTCACCGTCTCTACGTCCGTGCTCTCGCCCTGTTCGTATGTCGGCTTGACATAGGGAAGAGCCACCAGCTCCACCGTACACACGCCAGCCTTGTCTCTCTGGATGCTGCTCACGGCGAAGAAAGCATTGTACTTGTGCAGATACACAGGCACGGACTCATTGAAGTCTCTAAGGTCAAACTCGGTCAGCATCATCTTCTCCTTGACGCAAGTGTAGTTCTCCAGTATGGAACCGAGGTAGCCGAAGAGCCTGTCGATGTTCTCAAACGGCTCGAAGGCGTTCATGCGGATATGCTTGAAGTCCACCCCCTTGCTCTTCAACATCGGGCGCTTGCTGATATCCTTCGTTTCCTCAAATGTCGGGTCAAGGGCTCTGTAGTTCATGATGCCATATAACGGGTTGGTGGTCGTCACGACGTGCTTCTCACCGTCCCACGTCTTGATGGTCCTGCCTGTAACGACATTCGGATAGGCGATATCCTGACGCAAGCCAGGGAAGAACTTCGACTGATAGAGGGACTTTCCCTCTGCAAGCAGGGAGTCCTCTATGCCTACCGTCCCGTAGCCCTCTCCGTACAGCTCCAGCTCGTCACGCTTTTCCTCTTCGGTCTTGCTGCGTCGGCTGTAGGCCATTTCAAAGTAATTCTTCTGGCCGAAGTTAGTATTCTCGTATTTCGATAGGTCTGCCTGAGTCTTTCCGCTCAGCAGCTTGTCAGACCAGTCAAGGCAGTCGCCAGACAGCATCCTGTCACGGAGCTGGTTGTAGTACATGGCCACGATGGTCTTACCGTCCTTCTCGACACGGGGAAGGGCTCCGTTCATGTAGAACACGTCCTTGATGAAGTCGAAGCAGTTGATTGGCGGAAGATTCTCGGTGATGTTCATTTCGACTGGAATCTTCGTGATGGCCTCCAGAGACGGGGTAATGCTGGCAATCTTCAGGAACCCGAAACGGACGTCATCGGCATTGAACCTATCCGTGAAGTCCACTTCCGGCCAGTTTACGTTGTCATAGCCTGCAACGAGGGTATCAGGCAGTTCATTGCCCTCATCGTCGTAGATGGTCTGCAGGTCTCTGGTGGTGTCCTCGGGTGGGGTGTACTCATAGCCGGACCAGAACAGGTAGCCAAGGGAACCTTCCTCGATGGCTTCCACATTCAGGCGTCTGGCTTCGTACTCTACGCCAAAGTCGAAATGATAGATGTATTCCGTTGCCGTCTCTTCCCTGCTGATGGAACGCAGGCCTATCCAGTCGTCACCATCGTCTGACTTGGTATCGAGAGACACTTCATCGTTCTCATCCTTCGTCGCTTCAACAAGGTATATCCACCAGTACTCACGGTCAGGCACACGGCCTTCCTGAACAGCGGACTTCTTAACGACTACGGTGGCGGTACCACGTATCTCACACTGAGCCTCCAGCTTCAGCGTGACCAGATCGTTAGGGTACTTGTTGCCTCCTGTCAGCATATACCCCTCGACGGTACGCTTGGCATAGCACACGTCCTTGCCGTCATAGCGTCCAGAGTAATAGCCGCCCTGAGACCACGACTTCCACATATTCAGCTCTTGCACCTTTATCTCCGAGCAGGCCGTTTCCCTGCTTGACGTCCTCAGACGGTCAGAGCCGATGAACTCATTCCAGTAAGGCACGACAACGGTATCGTTCCTGTTTCCGTTCAAGGTGGCGATTCCTCCCCAATAGTGGCGCTTGCTCACATTGATGTCGCGCCAGTTCTCGTATTCCCTCCAGTATTTCTTGTCATCCTCCCTGCTGGTGAACTTTCGGAAGCTACCTTCCTGCTGGAAAGAGCCGTCCTGTATCGCATAGGAAAGGTTTATGAGGTTGATTTCCTTGGCCACGTACCTCTCAGAGAGGAACGGCTTCGTTCCCGTGATAGGCACGACACCATAGGTCACGTAGTCATCATATACGGCACGGCCATAGTAGTCCTTGTTATTGAAGTTGGCCAGCGGCAGCAGTCCCATGCCCCGTGATATCTGCCTGCCTATCTCGAACTTCACGCCAAACTTCTCATTTATCATCTGTATCAGACGGTACACGGGTACCACGGGCTTCGGCGGTGTTCCCGTCTCATGGGGGATGCCAGCATCATAGTCTGGGTACAGGATATCGTCCATGTTACCCAGCTTGTTTGAAAGGCCCCCGTACTGGAACTCGTCATCATCGTCTCTCCAGATAAAACGCCCGAGTGACGGGAGCTGGTTGAGGGTTATGCCTGAACTCTTCAAAGTCTCGAAGGCCTTGAGTACCCTCCAAGTCAGCACACAGCTGAAAGTCTTGTCGCCGACCTCTGAGACGTACAGGTTGGCATTGGGACAAAGGCACACGCCATTGATGTAGAAGTCCGCATCCACACGCTTGCGTATCATCTTCGAGTGATGACGGATATCGTTGGCCAAATCCAGCAAACGGATATTCCTCTGGGTGAACGGCAGCTTGAACGTGTAGCTGTGCGAACACGTCAGCTTGCTAATATCGCTGAACAGGTTGTTTACCCATTTCAGCGTTATGCCACTCGGCACTGGAAGGTCAAGAAGTTCCCTCGACCCGTCAGGCGTATAGATGTATAGCTCTTCCTTCATTTTCTGAGACCTTTACGTTTTAGGGTGTCTGCATAGACGATGATAGCGATAAGCACAATTCTGATGAGGATATATGCCACAAAAAGGAGCAACAGTATTCCGGCGATAATAAAAGCTGTCTTCATATCTTCCCGAGTAAAGTGTAATTATACCAAAGTTTCGTTAAACCCATGCCTACACGTTTTGCCGAAAGGAGTATTTCGTCCTTCTCACGGTTCACGGCAAGCACCGTTCCTGGTTCTCCAGTCTGGATGATGACGCACTGGCCACCGACCTTCACTTTCTTATATTCTGCATATGTCATATTGTCTGTACCTGAGTTTCTGGTAAAGTAACTGATATTTCGTAATCATATAGCTTTCTGTCAGCAGCCACGGTCAAATTCCCTGCCTCGATCGTGACGGGCTTCCAAACCTCCGTTCCGCTGACCTTTCCCACATACAGCTCGATATGCGGTGATTTGTAGATAGTCTCGACATAGGCAAGAATCTCTTTTCTGAGGTTGACGGCACAACACTTGATAGTGTCCGTGTTCTCTATATGGGTATGCCGCTGCGCCTGATGGAACACTCCGCCGACGGAGTATTCTGCATCGACAGTAACGCTGCCCAGTTTATTCTTGCTCTTTCGCTGTCCGTTGACAAAGAGGTAGTACTGCCAGAAGCCGTAGTTGTCAATCCAGCGAAGGTACGTGCCTTCCATTGAGCTGTCCCTGATGAGCCTTATCCCTGCATCGTTGACGCTTGACGGGTCTGCCTCTGTTATTCCAGACGAAGCAGAGAACAGCGAGACCTTGAAGGGCAGTCCAGTGAACCACACGATTTCCCTCAGTCTCTTTCCACCTCCGTTTCGGTCACTGACTACAGGAAGATAGTAGCCGTACTCCAGCCCAGCCTCCAGAGCTGCCCACAGCACCATACATGATTCAGAGCCAGCAGACACGCCTTCCTCTGTCCTGATACTCAGCGTGACACTCTTTGAACGGGTATTCACGTAGTCATCAAAGAACAGCTGCAGGAGCCTTGACACGTAACACCTTGCGCTGCCGTTGAACACGGTCACGTCAATGTCATAGTCACGGCCTCCGCTACTGGCTACGAGCTTCACTACTCCCGTAAACCCTGACAGGCTCAGCTCCACGTAGTTCGGATTGAACGCATAGACAACCGCATCGGGAATGGTCGCACTCCCTGATAGCCCGCCGCCGGATATGTTAATTGTTCTCATCGTCTTTGTCGTTTATCTTGTCAATTTCTGTTTCAACTATTCCCGTTGCCTCCAGTGCCAGCTTCTCAGTCTCTTCTTCAAGAAGGGTGTCGAAGATGTCATTGTAGCCTTTGTCACGATGGAGCTTTGTTCCCTTCTTCATGATGCTGTGCGCTATCATGTAGCTCAGACTTTGCAGACCTCTCTCTGGATTCCCGTTCTTCGGAGCGAACTGACGGTAGCTTATGCCCTTCTTCAATATCCACTCCTTGATGATGTCCGAGAAGTTGTGAGGCACCTTGCCTGGTCCTCGACCTCTCTCCATGACCTCCCACTGCTTGTCACCAGTGAGCATGACACGGGCAAGTCCTTCTGTTCCTTCGTCCTCAATCCTGAGCGAAGCGACGGATCGGCCAGATGTCGTGCGGTTCTGCTGCTTCATGTTGGCAGCGATACCATCCTGCACGACCTTCAGGTGCTTAACTACTATGTCCCTAATCGCCTCCATTCTCCAGCACGTCTTCCGTTCTCACTTCACTGTCACCGCAGATGAGTATTCCCTGTTCCTCTTTCAGCTTGGGCTCGATGACAATTCCCGTCACGTTCCTGTCAAGGTAGTCGTACAGGACACGGTAGGGCTGTCTGCCCTCTATCTGCTCGAACAGGCCACTCTCATTCAGTTTCTTTATGAACCTGATGCACAGCCGCTTCATCTGCTCGATGATGTCATCGTTCTCTTCTCCGTCAAAGTCGAAGTCGGTAGGGGCTACAAACGCAATCTGGGCATCGGGTCTGTCCTTGACCTGAGCCCAGCCGAAATCAAGCTCCCCTGCAGGTGGGAGTATGTAAATGACCGATGGCTTATCCACACGGTCAAGCTCCACGTTTGCCTGAGCCCAGTTCATGAACTGATAGGCGACGTCGGCACCCATGCTGTCAACAATCTTGTGGATTTTCTTCTCCACCGTGCCATGTTCGGCAATATTCTTCAATGTCGTTTCCATATCTCTACTTGCGTTTACCTGCATTCATTCTGTACTGCTCACTCAGCTTGCGCTCGAAGTTGTTGTTCATCGCATCGTTCTTCATGCACTGGTAGATACGTACCCATGCCACGCTGCGCACCTCGTTCTGGTTGGTGATTCCCATTCGCTTAGCGTACCAGTCAAGGACTCCGAAGCTGCCGAAGTCAAGCTCACGGATGCCAGCTGCAATCTCTTCTCTGGAGTAGTGTATCTTGATGGACTTGAAAAGCTCGTTGATACGCTTGAGCTCCTTCGTTACGAAATTCGTAAAGCCAAAGACGTCATTCACGTCCTCCAGCAGCAGCTCTTTCGGCTCGACTCCCAACAGCACCTTGGCACAGGCTCCTGCAGGGTCGTCATCGTCTGCCGAAGAGCGAAGGTCGTCCAAAGTGCCGTAGCTGATACCATTCAGGTTTGTCGGAACTTCCTTTCCACAGAGGGTTTCGGGCCTCGGCTGGTTCTTCAGTCTCTCCAGCAGCTCCTTCTGGACTTCCTTTGATGCAAATGGGAAGAGCATGAGGAAAGCCTTGTATTGGCAGTCCATTTTCTTCCCTTGCTTGCGCTTCTTTTTTTTCTTCATGTTCAAAATTACATTTTAATTTTGGTGGATTCACCTTATTTGCATATCGAGTTACTGAACTCCGTCATTCATTACTGCGTATCTTCACTGAGGCCTGTGCGCCTGCCGTTGCCTTGCCTCGTCTGAATATCATGGCCATCATCAACATATCCGAATAGTCAGGGGATTTGCCACCCAGCAGGGTCTTCCACTCGTCTTTTTTGATGACGTCCTTCTTGCCAACGTCATTGTCGATATGTGCCTGCTTGAGTGCGCCCAGCTCGTCAATGATTCGCTCTCGCTGCTCATCGGTACAGATGACCCTTATCCTTCTGGCGTTTATCAGCTCTGCCAGCTTGAAGTAACACTCAGCCCTGAGATTCTGATAACGGGGGTCTTGCGGTTTACCGCCTCCGTGGAACTCCTTGATACCGTCAAGGTACGACTCCAGGAACGAGCCTACGCCGTCGGCATCCACCACTGTCAGCGTCCTTGGTATGGAGTCCTTTATCATCAGCTGTTTCAAGTCCTCCTGCACCTCCTTCGACGGTGAGTATTCCTTGTCTATGCGGATGGTGCACACATTCCCTATCCATGAGCCTGCAACGAATCGGTCACGTCCCTTTGTTGCGATATCGGCTGAGCAGCTGCGACCTCCCACCTGCTGGATATGCTCGTTGTGGAAAAGGTCAACAAGTGCGTCGTAGTCTATCAGCGAAGCCGGATCGTCATCGTACTCGAAGTTTCCGTAGTAGAGTCGCTGGATGGTTATCTTATCAGAGCGTAACAGGTTGTCGATGTAGTCCTGAGTGATATACGGGTTGTCCTTCGGCAGAGCCTTGATGAAACGCCTGAATGGTGCAAGAGTCCCGTCCTTGGCTGGTTTCACGAACTGGGTGTAGTTCCAGCCCCTTGAAGGGTTACAGCTATACATGGACTTCGGGATGACGTGCCATTTCGTACCGTCTGGGTTCGGGCCTTCCAGCAGGGAGAAACGAGCCCTGAGCACGTTGATGGCTTTCTCCGCTATCTCCTGACTCTCATCCACGAACAGGTCCGTGATGCTGTACGAACCGAAGCGGTCGAAGTTCGGGTCTCTGGGCTTGTACTGCACTGAGCGGAAGTAAATCATCGAGCCATTCGGGAAGAAGAAGCTGTTGACCATGCCGCCTTTGTACACGACCTGCTGTGTCAGTCCGAGGAAGTCCAGCACCTCAAGGAAGGTCTTGAAGGTGGTATCCATGAGCTGGATAAGCTGCTCTCGGCAGATGAAGCCGACGGATTTAGGATATTTCAGGCGATTGGTTATCTGCCAGAAGCAGCCCAGCCAGCTTTTTCCGCCTCGTGCGCCGCCTCCGTATAACAGTTCTGTGACACCGTTATCCATGTCGGTAAGAATGTCATATGCCTCGAACTGCTTGTCATTCAGCTTCACGTCCACCTGTTTCTGCACAGCGTTCGTCTCTCATTATGTTAATGATTGGTAATGCAGTCTGTATGGGCGCACCGTCGCTGGTCATATCCACCTTGTCACCAAGTCCCAGCGCCCTCATGGTAAGGGTGGCGTTGAAGTCGCCAACACTGGCACCGTCGTACTGCTGCATTTCAATGATGCTCTTCGCGCGTGACATGGCGGTAAAATAATCTTCTTCCTCTTCGGTACGTTCATCGCCCTTTTCCTCCAGCATCTTGAGCCTCATTTCAAACCATTTCCTGCTCACTCCGAGGTAGGCACAGAAGCCATACATGGAGAGTGGGCGGCGCTTTGATTCTGAGTCCAGACGGGTCTCTGGGTCTTTGGCGGTTCCATTGACCGTTGTCCCTCCTTCTCTTCGTGAGGCCCTTTTGGCAAGGATGGGGTTGTCCTCGCTCCATGCCACATATTCCAAGAACCTTTCGGTGAACTCTTCGGCAGTGGGGATGGTACGGGGGCGCCCAAGGGCTTCCTTTGCCAACTTGTAGTACTGGTTTCCTTTTGGTGCTGGCATAGGCTATCTCTCCTTTATCGCTATGAGGGCCACGAAGTTCAGATATCTCCAGAACGTATCTACCTTTCTGAAGCCACTGATGTTCAGCAGCTGCTCGTTCATGTTGATGGTCAGCGGTACCAGTGAACCCTCCAGACTACGGCGCTTGGTCTTTATCTGTTCCTCGGTGTACTGGTTGTCACGCTTGATATCATAGTATTCCTTCACAAGCACTTGGTCTATATCGTCACTGTTTCCCATGACCTTCTCCACCAGTATGAGGGCTCCGCCAGGCTCCAAGGACTCGAAGATGTTCTTGAAGATGAACTGGCGGTATTCAATAGGGGTGAACTGGATGGTCAGGCAGGACAGGATAACGGAACAGCCTTTTACGGGCAGCTTCTCCCGAAGGTCGCTGTACTTCACGTTTACATAGCCGTCCTTTATCTCAGTGGCGTACTTCTCACGGCACTTCTCAATCATCGGCTCGCTTACGTCGGTCAGGACGAAGTTACACTTGGCTCCAAAGTTCTTGATTAGCAGCTCAGACGAGATACCAGTGGAGCAACCGATATCAAGGACGTTGGTCCCTTCCTTCACGAAGTTTCTGGCCATGCGGTAAACGAGCTCTCGCATACTGTCATAGCCAGGGATGGAGCGAGACAGCATATTGGGGAATACGTCTGTCACCTCTTTATTGAACTCCCATTTCTGGGTGGGGATATAATTGTCCTGTCCTTTCTCGCCTTTACTCTTATTTTGATTCGGTTTCATCTGTGAATAATTCTAACTGTGCAGGGTCTTTAGTCATCCGCAACACAATCTCTGGGAACCGCTGGATGAACTTGTCATAGGGTTCCGCAGGGATTCCGTGACGGTAATACATAGCCCTCGTTCTCGGATTGCTCTCCACGGCAAAATACAGCTTCCCGTCATTTCCGTGCTTGGGAAAGACGAAACGCTCCAGGATGCTCTCTTTGATTGAAGGCGGATCGAGGTTGAGGTCATTGAAGTACGCCTCCATCGGGTTCCAGCGTGTCTTCCTCTGAATGTTCTCCAGAGACTCCCGCCCCTGATATGACGGTCTGGCCGTGATGATGATGACGGGGTTCTCCTTGATGGCCTCAATTAAGTCCTTACGGTATTCCTCTGCCCTGAGACGGGAAGAGAAAGGCCGTATCATACGAGTCTTTTCCTGGTTGCTTACCAGCGTGTAGTTCAAATCCAACAGAATTATTCTATCTTTCATTTTGATATTCCAATTTTTATATTTTTCCTTCTACAAAGGTACAAAAAATTTATCAAATATACAAATTTTCAGAGAGAATAATTTATCAAATCTGCACTCCTAAACGTTTGCTGAAAGCAGCCTTGGCCTCGTCAACCAGTCCTGCACGGGTTCCGTCAGGATAGGGAAGGTCAAACTCAAATTCTATGGCCTTGCGCAACCTTTCCATGTACTCGGCATTGTTCACGTCAAGTCTGGTGCCCCGTGCCTCCATATACACATATCCGTCAATGGTGTCAAGGCGGTAGATATCGCCGTACACAGGATTGAAGATATCGAATATCTCACGGTTGGTATGGTACTTCTGCACCTTCGGCAGCTTGGAGAAGTCACCCAGAACCACATTCGGCTCGTAGTCAATATTGAAGGTTATCTGACCTGCGGCGGTCTTGCTCTGCACGTTACTTGAAATGGCGGCATTGTTACCGACATTCACACCCTGAGTCCAGCATACGCATATCGTATCAGGGCTTGACAGTGCGGAACAGATGGTCGCAATGGCCATGCGGTCAGCCATGAAGGGTACTGAGTTGAACACAGAGGAAATGAAGATGGCGGTGAACTTGCGCCCGTCCGCTATCTCTTCGAGGAACTTGCGGTCTATCTTCAAGCTCTCCGTCTTGCTGATTTCCTCTCCAGTGGCTATGAAGTACGGCTCAAAGGCAGAGCACTGGATTCCGCTCTCCCTGAGTATTCGGGTGTTGTTGAGCTTTCCAGCACCGAAGTCAACGATGCTGTCACCGAAACGTCCTACCCACTCATCCTTCTTCTGGCCTTCCAGTATCATTGTATCAACACATTTCAGGCGTGGCCACAGTCCCTTGTAGAAGCCACAGCCAAGACCTCCTGCACGGGTGTTCCTCGTTCTCATGAAGGAATTGTGACGGAGGGTGTCGGCATAACGGTTCTGGATATCGAAGTCCATGGTCAGGTAGTTCAGCATGAGGTTGGCGAACTGTGCCTGAGCTTTGGTTATTCTGCAGATGGGAATAGGACGGACATTGTGCTGGGCATAGTAGCAGACACGTCCGATTCCATTCACCACATTGTCTTCCTCATCCACGACAGTAGGCAGCTCAATCTTCTTTCGTGCCAGGCTCCCGTACATATTCGTAGCGTACTGGTTTACCTTTCCGGCGTTCTTCTTCAACAGCTCGAAACTGTCACCAGTCTTTGTGTACATACACGGATAGAACTCTGGAGTATCTGGAGTGAGGTCTGGCAACTCCGAGGCGATTGCTTCAACGTCATACTTGCTGATATACTCCTTTACCGTCTGGCAAGTGTCGCTGCGCTTCAGGTCATTGGTGGCACGGTTGAACACGATGTTGAGACTCTTACGCTCATCAAGGGTCATTCGTGGGATAATGGTGATAGGTACCCTCTTCACACCCATCCTTGAAGCCACGAAGCTACGCTGGTGGCCAGAGATTATCTCGCCTCCCTGGTCCACGACGATAGGAGAAACGAAACCGAGCTTCCGCAAGGAAAGCTCCAATAGGTCAAGACGCTTGGGGTCTGACTTTCGTGGGTTGTAAGTCGATGCATGGATTTTATCCAGCGCTACCATCTGTATCATTCGGCAATAAATCTATTTTTAAGTTCTTCACTCATTTCCTTCTCACTGAAGAAGCCCTGCTCTATCAGCCCCTTCTCCAGCTCCGCAAACTCTGGGGCTGGGATATTGAAACGGACACCAGCAATGGCGACAACCACGGCTGCTGCATCCTTCCTTAGCTTGATGCCGGAATCCATTTCGTCAGCCTTGGCTCCGTCAACGCCCAGATCGTCATCGTTCTTCAGGAACTCTGCGATATCTCCTTCCTCGAATCCGAGGTCAAGGGCATTGTACTCGTCACCAATGGACTTGAGAACATCGGCCAGTTTGGTCTTATCCCACTTTCCCTTGACTTTGTTCAACAGGATATTCAGGGCCTTCTCCCTTGCCTCTTCCTCAATATGGACGATAGACACCTCCACCTCTTCCTGCCCCATGTCACGCAAGACGTTCAAACGCTGGTGACCAGAGATAAGGCGGTTGTTGACCTCGTTGACCACCAGAGGCTCGACATAGCCGAAATCCTCCAGAGAGCTCTTGAGGTTGTCGTATTTCTTACTGCCTTTCTTCATCACCTTACGGGGATTGTAGAAGGCCTCTTCTATCTCACTTACCTTCAGCGTCCGAAACGTCATCGTCTGCGAGGTGCTTTTCCCATTCTTTCCCATAGAATAATCTCAGCTTGATTTCTTTCTCCACACTCTCCTTCACAAAGCCATTGCGGTAGCGGATATCACCCATGACTTCCTCCATCTTGCTCTTATCCATGCTGAAGCGGTACTTCCCGACCATGGCGACAACCTCCGTTTCCTCTGGCTTGTTGTCAAAGTCCTTGAAGGGATTGTCCTTGTCGTCACCGAACAGGTTCTCAGCCTGCATCTGCGCTGGGAACATCTTCTCAACCTCTGACTTCGTGAAGCCAAGAGTCATCGGGTCGATGCCAGCAGCACGGACTTCTGCCATGACAGTTGTCAGTGCCTTGTTGTCAAAGTCACCGTCAATACGACTGAGTGCGAGATTCAGGGCTTTCTCCTTCTTCTCGTCCATATCCACGATACTGACCTCTACCTCAGTCCAGCCGAGGTCTTTCAGCACCTTTAGCCTCTGATGGCCATTCACAAGGTTGCCCGTCCGCTTGTTCATGATAAGCGGAATGACAAGACCGTATTCCAGAATACCACTCTTGATGTCCTGGTATTCCTTATCGGCTTCCTGCAGATCCTTTCTTGGATTGTAGTCAGCTGGAATAAGCTCGTCAAGTTTCTTTCTTACTATTTCCATCCTGATATTGTTTTGAATTAAACTGTTGCCTTGAACGGCACGATTTCGAGACCAAGAGCCTGCATGAGCTTCCCAAGGTTCCTCGATGACGTGACGTGCTTTCCAGTAATGATACTGGAGATACTTGTTCTGTTGATGCCGGAGGCAGCTTCCACCTCCACCAGCTTCAAGCCACCCTGCTTGATGCGGTTCCTGAAAATCTCGTTGATGTTCTCCGGAGGCGTACTGGTGAACTCCGTCCCTTTCGGTGCTACCGACAGGCGAAGATACTTCATCACGGCCACAAGGTCCTTGAATGGCATAGACCTGTTGCCACGGATGAAGGCATTGAAATTAGACACCTGCAGACAGAGGTCATTGCAGAGCGTTGTCTGGTTCACTCCACGCTTCAACATCTGCTGATAAATACGTTCTCTTATCATAGTTCCAAATTATTACCTTGCAAAAATAATCATTTCTACGGAAATTGCCAAATATTTGATAACTTTTTATCAAATTTCACTCAAAATTTTGCAAATTCGATAAAAAATTGTACCTTTGCATTACGGATAGATACATTTAATCTAACCAATCTTGCCCTTCACGGGTATCATTGTTTTAGTTTTGAATGGTATTTATCTTATTTGCATAGGAACGGTCTTGCTCGGGAGAGTAGGACCTTCTGTTTGTAAAAAGGGGTGGCTCAATTCATGGCCACCTCTTTTGCTTCTTTCACTTGTTCTTCGATTTCAGGAACGACCATCCAGTGAGTCACCTTCTCTGTCTTTCCCCCGTCGTAGTCTTGGAACCTCAGACTGCCAGCACCAGCCTTCACTACCTTTGCCATGAACATACGGCCAGACTCTCCCTTGCATAATACCCATGTATTGAGCTTGGGATATCTCTTTGCCAGCTCAGTCCACATGACGCTCTTCAGATGTTCTCCACCTTTGGCAAATGCCACTGATGCCAGGCGCTCCATAGCCTCCTGAATCTTCGGACTCGCACCCTGAGCGCCTACGGCCAACTTCATCTTTGCGCCATACTCCTTGGCTGCAGCAAGGAACTCCTTACCCAGAATCCCCTCGATTAGCTTCTCTTCTTGTTTTTCCATTGTCCCGAAAGTTTTGTTACTGACCTGAGAAATCAAAGCACCCTGCAAAATACAGAAGAGCAAACAGCATCAACGTCCAGAGTGTCATCAGGACGTTCATCATACACCCGAGGCCTTCTTTTCTGTTGCCTCTCACTCCGACTATCCACTGGCCCACGATAATGATGCACAGGATAGCAACTGCAATTCCTTTGATAATCATAACTTTTCAATTTTATTGTTTGTACACGCCCAGTCAACTACAAAGCAGTCGTTCTGGTAATCATTGTTTCGGTCACTCACGGTGGCCATTGGTTTGTTGTTTGGTTTCATACTATATTCAAATTTTGGTTTTCTCTTCTTGTCACCCATGCCTTTTTTGCACGTTCCCTGAGCTTGTCGGGATGCTTCCTGTTATACTCCAGCATACCTGCAACACGCCTTTCCTTCTGCTCTGGCGTTTCCACACGTCCCTTCTTGAACTCTCCGTCGGGATTGCTGTGAACACCCTTTGGGAAACCGCCTGGCCTTCCAAGCCTGTCCGACTCCATCTTTGCCATCTTCAAGTGGCTCATGACGGTGCCGTGCATCCAGTCCTTGTCTTTCTCCACGCCCAGCTCCCGTGCCTTTCGTATCATGGTGCGGACACTGACACCGAACAATCCTGCAAGCTCGTCGTTCTTGGTTGTAGGATAGAGTCGTCTGAGGTCATCGCACATCTGCTTATTCCAGAATATCCGCTTGCTCAGTCCGTTCTTCTCATAGACACGGCCAGTGGCAAAGTCCATCCTGATACCGTCTGGTTTCTTCCTGCCAGCAGCGTACTCAGCACGTTTCTTGGCCTTCACACACTCCTTGCAGTAGGTGGATATATTGCCAGACCTGTCCTTGTAGAAGTCTCTCAGCCATAGCTTACGGCCACAGCAGGGGCAGACCTTCTTGCGTCTCTTCTTGCGAATACTCATAGCTGCTCGATAGCCTTATCAATCAAGGCGAGGGTGTCCTCGCAATATTTGTGGATGATGCCAGTGAGACAGTCGTCTTGGACTTTCTCACTCTTGGTACCATCATGGCGGCTTTCGTGCAACTCCACTACGACAGAAGAGGGATTCCTCTCTATCAGTGACTTCACCTTCAGCAGATTCTCCCTTCGTTCCTTATACCTTACGGCTGTATCAAGATTCTCTATTTTCATACTCCCTGAGTTTATTTCTTGGCCTTCTCATAGAATTTCCCGTGACACTCGCCAGCTGGAACAATATCGTACTCGCCGATGTTCTTTCCCGAATTGACATCAAGAGCCAGGGAGAACAGAGCGCACTCAAGACGGACTCCGCATTTCACATCACAGCATATCTTGGATTTCTCCATTACTCAGTCTGCTCAGATATCTTCTGCATCATGAAGTCAACGATTTCCCCAATAGTCGGATCGTCAGCAAACAACCTTTTGCCTTCCTCGTCTGTGACAGTAATATCATACTCCCTTTCTGTATCCATGATTATCTCAAGCATATCAAGACTGTCGCCACCGAGGTCTTCAACGATTCTCAGCTGCTCCTTCTGCTCGTCACTCAGGGATTCATCAATGCCGACATTGTTGTCTGCAAACTCAATAATTTTCTTTCTTACTTCTGACCTTTCCATATTATTTCTGATTTACTATTTGAATTTGTTCACTTACGCTCTCTTCATGGATAAGACTGAATATGTGAGTAATGAAATCCTTTCTCAGTCCGTTCAGCTGTCCGTTTATCTCACGCTTATCCATCATTTCACCATAGCGTTTCGTCTGATAGACAGGAACGCCACGCTTCCGCTTGAACTCTCCGACCTCCCGACATATCTTCATGCGCTTGGCCAGCAGCTCTATCAGCTGTGTGTCAATCTCGTCTATCTGGCTGCGGAGCTCACCGAGACCACCATTGCCCCACGTCTTGCTCCTGACAGTCAGCTGTGACAGGATATAGCTCAGGATGGCAGGTGTTATCTGCTGTCCTGAATCACTGAGCGCCGTGTCTGGCTTGTAGTGGGACTCCACGAAAAGACCGTCAAAGCCCATGTCAAGTGCCTGCTGGCTGATAGGTGCTATAAGGTCTCGCTTGCCTCCCATGTGACTCGGGTCACACAGAATGGGGAGGTCTGGCATACGTCTGCGAAGCTCTATCGGTATCTGCCACATAGGGGCATTGCGATACAGCTTGTTCTCGTAGGATGAGAAACCTCTGTGAATGGCTCCCAAACGCCGGACGTTGGCTCTTGCAAGACGTTCAAAGGCTCCAATCCACAGTTCAAGGTCTGGGTTCACGGGATTCTTGACCAACACGGGAACCTCGATACCCTTCATGGCATCTGCCAGTGCTTGCACGGCAAACGGGTTTGCGGTAGTTCTCGCACCTATCCAGAGAATGTCTATATGGTGAGCCAGAGCCAAATCTACGTGCTCAGGAGTGGCGACCTCGATGGCTACCTGCATCCCCGTTTCTTCCCTTACCTTCTTGAGCCAAGGAAGGGCTTCTTTGCCACAGCCTTCAAAACAGCCAGGCTTCGTCCTCGGCTTCCATACCCCTGCGCGGAAGATGGAACAGCCCTTGAAGTATAGCTGCTTGGCCGTTTCCATTACCTGTACTTCACTCTCTGCAGAGCAAGGCCCTGCAATAACTATTGGCTGCTTCTCTTCATGAGGAAGCCCCAAAGGAATTAGCTCGATATTCATACGCTGCCCTCCTTGAAAATGTCATAGTCCATATCCACGAAATGATTACTGCTTGACAGGGCAACCTCGAAATTGTCCTTGGCCATGTGCTTCCGTACATACTTGTGCATCGACTCTTTCCAGTACACAGTGAAGTTGCTCTGTTCACATAGTCCTGTCACCTTGCCAACAAAGTATGCGCACTCATCTGGATTGTAGTAGTCATCCTTCACGCCTGATCGCAAGCCAATCTTGAAATGGTCACAGAACAGAGCCGAATCCTGAATCATCCTGAAAGAACTGTCAAAGTCAATAATCGGCTCGATGCTGGCAAAAGTCCTGAAGCTCAACTGATGAAGGAGTTTCATTGTATGTATGCGCTCGTAGTTTGGCGAAGCATGTGGTTCCATGTCATCCCTGCCTGTAAGCGTAAAGCCAAAGGCAACATTCCTACGAACGTCTGCATCAAGTCCGTCCACGAAATCGACAAACTTCTTGTCACTGAGGAATGAGGCGTTTTTCGTAAGTATCTTCACTGGCACACCGTGAGCGAGACATTCAATCACTGCGGACAAAGTAAGGTCTCTGGTCTCATCTATCATTGGGTCGGTAGAGAACGAGAAGAATACACCAGTCTGCCTGATGTAGTCAAGGTCGGCCTCCAGCTCCTTCACGAATACCTTCATTGCATGAATCTCATCCTTGAAACAGGCTTTCAGCTTCACCTCTGTACTGCCCAGCTCATGGGACAGCACACCACGTTTCAGGTAGCAGTACTCGCATGAATGGGGACAGCCCTTGTAAAAGTTACAGCCTACGGCGGCATATTCGAGGGCTGCGCCCTTGGGTGAGTAAAGTGCCTTGCCGTTCAGTTCGGCCAGTATTTCATTATTCACTTCCATAGCTATCCTCTCATTATGTTTCCGTTCTTTGTCGTTACCTCTCCACCAACACTGCCACACATGACATTGCCGTTCTTCGTCTCGACATTACCCAGCACCTTGCTACAGGTGACGTTTCCGTTCTTTGAGTTGACGGTGGTGACAGTGCCCTTGACCTCCACATCAGCGTTTTCGCTCTCGATGGTTTCCACACTGCCCTCGATGACTATCTTGAATACAGGCGGTTCCTTGTATTCCTCAATAGGCTTGCCATCAACAAAGATTCCGCTGTCCGTAATCTCGATGGTGCCCTTGATGTTTTTGTACTCCTTGCCGTTCATATTTATAGAGCCTGAGCACTGATTGATAATTGTTCTTGTTCCCATATCAGAAATCTATTTTTAGTTGTTCATCTTTATTCTTATTGCCAAGCTGTTTGTTCAGGTTCACCTCTCTTCCGTCCTTCTGGCCCTGCTCATAGGCTTCACCCAGGACTTCACGCCTGCGCTGGCGGTGCTTGGTCTTATCCATCTTGTAGTTGTTCTGCTGGAAAAGATAGTCCTCTATCATTTCCTTGTGACAGACAACCAGAGCCGTTTCCTCAGAGGTTGGCTTCATGCTGTCGTAGTTCTCCTGCAGGCCGACGCTTACGCCTTCGAGATAGGAGCGCATGAAGATGTTCCGGCCTTTGTCCGTATATCTCTGGCCATTGGCCATTGCCTCGTTCTGTGCCTCGTTGAATCGCTCGATGGCCAAACGACGGAATACTTTCAGCAGATAGTCGTAGAACTCCTTGACGATAATCACATTCTCTTCCGCACCGATGATGAACATCTTTTGGTTGTACGTCCGAGTATAGAGGCTGCAAAGGTTGTTCTCCGCAATGACGTGAAGCAAAGCCTTCTTCCAATGGTTCCCGTACTTGTCGGCAGGGGTCATGTCTTCCGACTCTTTCATTTTTGCCCCCCCCAGTTTTTCATCTTCATTGCCGATATCGCCCATAGAAAGGTTGTACTCCATGAGCAACTTCCTGACCATCTTAGCCGCTTGATAAGCCTCTCCAGTGCTGCCAATCTTCTCAGCGTTGAACTGGAGCTTCAGGAGCTTGCGAATCTTGCTGATGACACTTTCCTTATCCATCACTCAGACTCTTTGGAGTTTCGGATTTCTTCACGGACAATCTCACGGATGACTCCAAGCATACTGTCCCGAATCTCGGCACAGCGTCGGCAGTCTGGGTCTTCCACCAGCTGCTGAACGGTTCCTTGACTCTGGCCTGAGACAGAACCCACGACAGGAAACCAGTACTGATGACCGTTAATCACCATTTCCATCTTCTTGCGGCTCTCGACCTCTTTCCTGACGCCCTTTTCCCGACTGTGACAGCCGACAATCATAACGGCTGCTACCAACAAAATCAGTTTCTTCATAATGTCTTGTTTTGAAACGTTTATCTTATTTGCTACGACAAAGGTACGAAAAGTTTATCAAATATACAAATTTTTAGCCTAAAATTTATCAAATATACAATTATTTGCCCGTTATCCGCTTGTCTAAGCCGACATTGTATTTCTCTTTCAGCTTCTCGAACCCCATGGTCTCACGCTCGATTTTACTCAGGAACTCATCTTCATTGTTGAGCTTCAGAGCCTCCAGTCCTGCCTTATCCAGCATCTTCTCGCTCATCAGCTTTTCAATCAGTTCTTCGTATGCTTTAATTGAAGCCCAGTTCTTGCAGGGGTGCAAATCGTTCCTCGATGGCTGTATGACATCATCGGCAAATCTGGAGAACTGAAGGTCTGCATCTATTATCCGTACAGGAAGATATTCTTTCCGGAGGTCTATTCCGAACCTCTCCTGGTATGTGTCAAAGAAGCCGTCAAACAGGTCTCGGGCAAGCGTAATGTACGTCAAGACCATCTGAACATTAGCCTTGAAGTCAAGGTCTTTCTGGCCGTGCTCTTCAAAGTATCGTCTGAAGGTCACGAACAGGCTCGTCTGCTCACGCTTTATTCTCTTCTGCACTTGGATGGCGTAGTCGTCTATCAGAGCCCTTGTGTGCTGATCGGCCATTTTCAACCATTCACGGAACTTCTCAAAACTCGCAAGAGTACCCCTGAGCCACTTACCACGATTGAAGCGGATTTCCTTTCGTTCCTCACATATATCCCAGACCTTCATGAACTCTGCTTCCGCTATCAGAACGGGTATAATGACTTGCGACCACACCCTTGCACGGCAGTCTTTCATAACGGCTATGCTCTCCCTGAGACTCAGGCTTACCTTTTGCGGATGAACACCATTTGCCAACTGCACGTAGTTGACCTTTGCCTTTTCCTTTACTGTTTCCATATCTTACAATTCAAAGTCAACACACAATCTTGCACCGATATCATCTGGAGTGATACTTGCACCAGGCTCCCTTGGTACGAGATTCGCAACAAGATGCTGGTTCTCTGCTTCTTCACAAGCCTGCTGGTACGGCCCTTTCGCAATGGCGAACAAAGGCCTTCTCTTTTCTGTCACAGGCACCCAATTATAGTTCTCGCTCTTACACATATTATATATTTATTGGATTCATTTTCGATGTATTGAGATTCAGGAAGAGACCGTTCTGCTCGACGGAACCCTTGCTGATGAGTTTCCAAAGAAGGTCACAGCCCAGCTGACTGAGCGTAGAGTTAATGAACAAGTCCTGCTTGGTAAGGGCTTCTGCCAGTGAACAGCTGGGCCCGCTTTCTTTCTCATCCACTGTCGTTAGGTCGAAAAGCGTGTCAACACAAGGCAGCTCCTTCACGACCTCGAACTTCTTGCTTCTCGGCTGCTCTATGGGATTCACCGTACCAAGCACGACCTGACCTGAGTCTGCCGTATTTCCGAAGTCCAGCCAGTAGTATGCCCTCGTTCTGTCATCATTATCCTTGTTCTTCCACTTACGGAGGTGCTTACCGATATCTATCCTTGCCTTCACATTATCCACACAGGTAATTGTGATGTTCGCCACCGTGTCGGCGTCCTTACTCGGATATCGCTCTGGCACGGCCTCCCACTCGAAATCAAAGAAACGGTTGATTCTGGTTACCAGCACGTCTGCCTTGTTGGCTCCCACCTCAGAGACCATGAAGAGCTGACGGCCAAGGTTTGCCCTCGTAACGATATCGTCATCATAGACCGTGACATCAAGACCAGTATGGCCAAGGCTCTGAAGGGCACAGTTGATACGTGCCAGTGCTGTCACTACCTGACAGCCAGTGCCGCCAGCACCGATGACGTTCACCGTCAATGGGTGCATCGGGTTTATGATATAGTTATCTGCAAAATGTCTCTTCTTCATCTTAGTAAATTGCTTAGTTTGACATTTACGGGAACGAGCACGTCAGTAGGGAAGTCCTTGCCAGTCTCGATAAGCTCTTTGGTCAGGACGGCAAGATTTCCCTTGACAGGGTTATCGCCTAAGATGTGACTAAACTCAGAGTTCCAGTACATCTTCTCCCAATAGGCAATGACATTCTCGAAGGTACGCTCTTCTGGCTTCTCCACCTTCGCATTTCCCAGACAGACGCTATTCTCTGCTGTATTCATGAATGGAGCATGGTATAGCTTGTCTGCTGGATGCTTGCCCTTGAAAGCGTACAGTCTCATCTTTCCATTCGCCACCACGTACACCAATCCTGGCACCTTCATCTTCCCGTTGGGAATATTCAGGGGCTTCGAGAAGAAAACGTTTCTTTCCTCTGGCCCGTGATACCATACCAGTTTATCATGGTCAATACGGGTGTCGCAGTAAAGCACGTTACTCGGTACTCTGCCGTACATACCCAAGTCCAACTGGCTTGATGTTGTCTGTACGGTCTTAATGATGCTTGCAAGCATCTTCTGGGTCAACGGCTTACCTGCGCCCATCTTCCCATTACGGATATTCCGCTTTTCGAGATAGTACCCTCTCTCGCTGCTGTCCGTATCTCCAGTCATATATGCAACAATGGCTGCAAATGGCTCATAGACTTCTGTTATACGTTTTATCGTCTTACTCATAGGTGTATTTTATAAACTGCTCAAACCACTCGTTCCACCTCTTGGGGTAGTCCGTTTTCATCTTTATCTTCTTCTCACCAGAGAATCTTTCTATTCCCATCAGTACAGTGCCGCCAAAATTACCTGCATCGTTATTCAGGCACTCTATGGTTCCTTCCACAACGGGGTCTTCATCATCAAGTGCAAAACAGAGGGCAAACTGGCGGTCAAAGTCCATCATGTCATCGTTTGCGTCCCAGTCAAAGAAACTGTCGTCGCCAAGCTCGTACCTGATAAACCGAAGCTCGTAGTTAAACAGGTTGTCCTCAAGGGTTATCTGGATTCCCTGATAGATAAGGTCTAACAGCGTGGCCACCTTGTTACGGTGTCCTTTCCCCGTCTTGTAATATGCCTTCCCGCTTTGCCCGTAGGCCTTGACATTCTTGCATATCCTATTGACCAGACCTTCAGGATTCCCAGCAAACTTGCGACGTCTGTTCTCAATCTCTTCAAAGATTTTATTGATATCGCCATGAACATAGGACTCTGCCCAATCCCTGTATTCGTCCGTCCACATTTCGGACTGCTCAGGGTCTATCTGACAATCGTCCTCCATATCCATGATTCCAAGCTGGTACTCAAAATCGTAGTGAGACTTTGGTGACAGGAACGGGCCTTTCCAGTCAAGGAAAGCATAGAAATCCATGAGGATATTGCGCAGATCGTCGTCAACTCCCGTGACAATCTTCACAGGAAGGAAAAACAGATGATAGGTATCAAAGTCGCATACCGTATAGCCGATTAGTTCCTGATGCCTATTGCCTTTGTCATCCTCTACATTGG